CCCTTTACTAAAGCACCCTATCTATTTCCACATGGATGCCTCTGATAACAACGGTAAGATAACTATCGAGGTTAGAGAGGGTAGCAGTTGGGGGAGCGCGTATTACTCTCACTCCTTTAATGCTTCAGACTCTTTTTACTCCTTGCCTCTCGACGTTTATATGCGCGGAGTATGGAACAGTCTTACACACACGAAAAAGTTGAAGACTGTACTTTTAAGTAAGGTAGCATCGCATAATCCGACGTGTATCAACGACATCGTTAAACACAAGCCCAAAACCTTTGAGCTAGCGTGGGGTACTCCTGTTAAGAAAAACTTGTGGAAAGTTAGTCTTAAGCACTCGGTTTTTCTACCTCTTGGTGAGAATAAGATTGTATACACAATCCAATCTCCTGTCTTAAACCCTCACTTATCAATAGAGTTTTTGGTGGATGGTAAGAAGTCCGTAAAGACTACTGTTAGAGTAGGGTATTCGGGAGACATACTCTTTTCATTGACATATAGCGTCTTTCACTTTAAAGAAAGAAACCAGCCACTAGACATCTTCACAGAGATGGTGTGGCACTACTTAATGAATAATGAACTACTGCAAAAGCACCTCAAACCTAATATCAAAGTGGCTTCTACCTTATCCCGCATTAGAGACAGGCAAACTTACGGCCTCAGAAGTTTGAGTAACCCCTCTTCTCAAACAGGTCTTTTCTTTTACCCTGTGCGACAACACCGTTCAAAAAGAGCTACTCGCCACGCTTTTTACCTTAATGATACTGAGCTTAACATTATGGAGTGGCAAGGGTCTGAGTGGTCTAGAGTGAGTAGCGTGTCCTTAAGACGACAACAGTCTGAGCTCTTACTTAGACTCTTACGGACAATAGCTAACACTATTGAAAAGATGTAGGCTCTAATTCTATACGTATTAGAGGCAAGAATACAGACAGGTAGACCACACACACCCTGTCTGCTCTATATGCTCACTGAGATAAGCCTTAATCTTGTCCGAGTCTGAGGTCTTACGTGCCAAGAGCTTGTTGATAAGCATGGCTGAACGGATTTGCAGGTCGTTAATACTACTTAGGCATCGTTTAACGGTTCTTTCTTCATATCCGTACATAGAGGATGCAATCTTGCCGAGAGCCTCGTTATAAATGTCTTTATGGCATTGTACGAACGCTTTAACGAATGGGCTACCGCTCTTCTCTGCGTGTGCTCGATAAAACTCTAGGTGTTTATTTCCTTTGCTCTTCTGCTTAGAGCAGAGAGCTTTACAGTATTTTTTGAGTTGGGATACTGCGAGCTCACAATCCTTTTGGACTTTCTTAGTGTAACCATAGCGCCCGCTTGCAGAAGCAACCTTAACATTAGGCTTAAGTATAGGTGTCCCACCCTTAAGAGGGTGCTGTTCTGCCTCATGTGCTACACCTCGCCATACTTCCTCCATAAAAGTATCGAAGGGTAGGTCTAAGTTAGGGTGTTTATCATCAAACCGATTAAAAAATAAGGTCTTCCCTATCTGATTATCCTTCGTTATGAGACGGACTTCTACTTCAGAAATAGCTCTGTAAATGAAAACCTTAATGCTCAAGTCAAGATTTAAGGCAGGAGATTTAACCCTGTAATAAGTCTCATTTTGAGTTTCCTGTTCTATCTTTACCTTCCACATATTCTTCTTAGCAGGAGTCCCCCACGCTAACTCGAAAGCCTCAGGTCTTTGCTTAAAAAAATCTCTTAATGTAGAGGGCGACTCTGAGGCTACCCTAACTCCAGGTTTGAGGACTTTAGTATGTAACTTGCCTTTAGCCTCCCGCAGTATCTTACTCCATATATTAGCCATCATACTATCGAAGTCTGCCTCAGGGACGGGCATAGACTCGACGAAATGGTTAAAAGAGTCAGACTTGACGTGAGGTAAGTTTACAGCGACTTTAACGTACTCTTTAACCTGACCCGCTACATTCTCAATTTCTTGAAGATCGAATGAGAGCTCGATAGGGTTTAAGAGGAGAGGCGAATTTACAAGGTACAGCCTCCTATGACCCTGACTTGTATTATTCTCTCTGTATACTAGCTCTGTCTTCCACAGGTTAGGTTTAGCAGGCATACCCCAGTTAAGTTTAATCGACCTGTAGTCTCCATAAAACAAGTCTCTTAATGTGGAGGGCGACTCTGAAGCTACCTTAATGTGGCGATCCACTACGTTGAAGGTAGAGGCTTTCTTCTTTGTGCGCTTGCGGCGCTTCTCTTCCATGCTCTTAGCAATGCCTTTAGCGATATTAGGGCGCTTAGGGAAGTAAGTACCTTTATCTTTCTTACATCGAGGAGAACCTGGGCGCTTAGAGCAGTATCTAGACCACGCTATTGCAAAAGCCTTACCTTTTTCATTAGAGGGAATATCCTCTGCCGAGTCGTAACCTTTCTGCTCTGCATACTCTTTAACGTAACGGTCTATGGACTTAGGGTTAGGTTTTCTCTTCTTAGCCTTGGTCTTCTTCTTGGAGGCAACCTTAGTGTTAAAAAACACCTCTTGGTTCGTCTTATGCCAATTAATCTTTCGCCATACACTCACTAGAGCTTCTTCTAGCGTAAAATATTGAGGTATCTTTAACAACGAAACGAGATTAACACCGTTATCCGTACAGTAAACATCAACTATAACGGGATGAATGCCTTCCCACGCAAACTTCATCATTAAAGACCGATAACCATTCTTTACGTTCAGCACAGGGCTTTTGATCTCATAATAGAGAACCCCTCCACCTAAAGGAGCGTCTTTCGGGGCTGATATTAGCTTGCAACTCCATATAGTAGGCTTGGGAGGAGTCCCCCAAGGGAGATCTAGCTTTGGAGGCATTGTCCTTAATATTTGTGTAATCCCAGCCATGTCTTATAACTCCTGTCGGCTAATGTGTTTACCGACAGGAGTTATAAGAACATCACCAAGTGCGCTCAGTCCTCTTCAATCGCAGGGTACATGAGCTGATGGAGTGAAATATCACATCCTGCCTGCTTTGTAGGTACTGCCATGCCGAGCTCAAGAAAACGCTCCGCAAACATCATTCGGATATTGCGCACCTCATCGTCGCTCTTGCCCTCATTGAGCAGAGTCTCCTCAAACTCAAAAGAGCAAATAGCGCGGCTTTGGGTGACCAAAGCGGGTACATCGAGAGACTCAATATATGAGTACCATTGTGACGGCGAGTCAGGCTTTTCTACGAGTGCCATAATCTTAATCTCCTGTTATTACTTAAACGACTTGTGGGTTACGAGGTCAATCACACCATCAAGGATCTCAGAGTTGTACTTTTGAATAGCCAAGTTGTTAAAGACTCGGTTGTTCTCGTTCTCCTCTGCGTCACTGATGGTAAAGCAGTCACCCTCATTACTCAACTTAGACACGAAGTCGTTAATGTTAAGAAGCGCCTCTGAAGGCTCAGGAGTCTCCTCGGTAAGCTCCTCGACGTACTGGTCAATAGAGAGAGACGCGTTCTTAACCCAAGGGAACATACCAGCCCGCGCCTTATCTTCACAGTCCTTATTCTTCGCGAAGTCAGCGAGGTCTGCTTTAAGCCAACGACTCGGATCACCTCTATACTCACTAAGACTCTTAACCATCTTAGCCTCAACAGTTTTACGGCTGAGGTTATCCTCTGAGTCCGTAAGGTCGAAAGACAAGTCATCGAGAGAAATGTCGTGCTTAACCATTGCACCGCTCTCATCCTTAATCGGAGTACGGATAAGATCGGCGTAAGCGTCAAAGAAGTTATCCTTACCGCGCATGATCGCTTTCAAATCCTTAACAGGAGACACTTGAGCACAGTGGCGAGCGATGACCTCTCGCACCTTCTGATAAGAAATGTCCTCAGGAGAGAGCACCTGCATAACCTCGCTCTTCGCCTCACCTGTCTTGTTAAGGAAAGCACTCAAGCCTCCTACAGGATCGTCTTCGTTGCGGTTCATTGCAGTGAAAACTCCCTTAGCCTTCTCTGCTCCAGCAGAGGATGACCAACTGAGAACCTTCTCTTCACCTTTCTTCCCTTTCATCTTAAGCGCAGGGACACCTGTGAGCTTAACATTAAGGACATCGCGCCTGTTCGTCTTCTTTGCTTGGAAAACGGTGTTGTATTCCTCAACAACCTGCTCGTCGGTAAAGGCTTTAGGGTCATAGTCGTAACTATTGCCTGAAGCCTCACTAATCTGAGTGAGGAAGTAATCAACAAGCTCTCTTACATCAGCAGGAGGGTTATTTGCGTTAAGAGACTCATCAACCTCTGACTTGAGGGCAAACATCATACCCTCTTGAGTGACTCCCTGTTTCTTATAAACAGACTTACGGAAGCTACCGAAGTTAGCTCTACCGATAGAGGCGACTCTGCCTGACAAGACACAGTACATAATCGCCTCGTAAGCCTGCCTCAAGATATCAGGGTTACCGCCGAGCTTAGTGTAGTCATAGCTCTCTTTACCGTCTTTACCTACTTTGACGTTACTTGAGCGCATAGCTTGAACACGACGGAAAGAGTCTTTCCATCCTGAGATAGTATTCTTAGACAACTGTGAAGAGAACCCGTAAGAGCAGAGAGCCGCTTTAGCCTCTGTCTTAGGGTCACAGTCGATCTTAGTGATACCAAAATTCTCTGCGACGTTAATCTGAGAGATCAGAAGGCGATCAAGAGCGCCGTCAGGAATACAGTCGTTATCTTGGAAACGCAGTGAAGCGTTATACATACCGAGCTTAACATTACCCTCAGCATCCTGATAACGGTAGAACACTCGCTCCATAGACCCGAACGGTGAGTTGAAGCCCTTAACATTAACAGACATCATGCCGTCTTCAATGAGAGTCGCGCCCTCAGGGAGTTTGACGTTTTGACGCACTGCGTTAACAGAGCTCTCACCAACCTGAAGGTTGACGTTCACGTCCATGCCACCCTTTAGACCGTTAAGACCACTGAAGCCTGACATATCAATCAGGTCAGCCGCTGTAGGTACTGAAGGCAGTCCGTCAAGCTGAGCACTAATGTCCACATTAATCTCAGCCTCTGCGTCCATTAAGTCTGTAGCACTCTTCTTAGACCCACCGACAGACACGTTAGCCTCATTAAAGCGCCCTAAGTCTTCAGAAAGTTTGAGAGATCGGATCGGATCAGCGTTAATCTTCTTCTGTCTCTCATCATTTTCCTTCAGACCGCTACCGATAGGTGCAAGTGAACCGATAAACGCTTGGTTCTGAAGAGAGAGAGCTTTACCGCCAACCTTCTCTTCATCTGAGAAATACTCTTTGCCGAGAAGAGCCTCTCCGTCATCGTCGGCTTCAGTGAGCTGAGTAGACCCTTGGATAACCTGAGCAAACAAGTCACTATCTGACTGCTCAAGGTACTTGCGGATCGTATCAACAGAAGAAAGGAGCCCGCCAGCGTTGCTGTCAAGCGCCTCGTCCATCTTCTCAGCGAGGTAGCCCTTAATCGCGACCTCAAGACCCATACGCACAGCATAAGCAGTCTTCTTATCTTCACTTGAACCATCAGCCTCACGGACAGCTTTCGGCATCTCTCCGATATTAGGCATCGCGTTGGAGATTTCCTCAAGTGTTCCGCCAGCTTTCTCAATGAGCTTATTAGCTAAGCTGAGCAACTCTTCGTCTGAGAGCTTATCAACCTGCTTGTTTTGCTCTGAAGCATCAACGTAATCTTTCTCATTCGCGAAAACGAGATCGACGGTGTACTCTTGAACGCGATCAGGCTGACCTGTACGCCAAGCACGCCCACGTCTCTGCTCCATCTCTTCTGAAGACCATGAGTTACGGTCTAGGTGGATGACAGTATCAAAGGTCTGAAGGTTAAAGCCCTTAGAGAAACCTGCGGAGCTACCTTTACGGCCTTCTTTACCTGTGAGGGTAACCGTAACCACACCGCAAGCAGGGTCTTTAACGAAGAGAGACTCGATGACTTTCTTCTGCCAGTTACCTGGGTTAATCCCCTTACGCTTCTTCTGCTCATCCTTGATCGCCTTGATGACGTTCTTACGGGCGACCTTACCTGATTTGAGAGCCTTAGGGTTCTCAGGGTCAAGATACTTGTCGAGCACCTTGTTAAGGTCAAGAGCGCGTGCTTGTGTGATCAGATAATCATCTTCTCTGTCCTCAAGCGAGGTCTGAGGGATAGGCGGGTTGAGGATTTTCTCAATCACGCTTCGGTTGTAGAGGTTTTTATCTCTCATCGAGAGAGCGTCGATGACTACCTCTTCTCTAAACTTAGCATCGCGGAGAGCACTCTCGGACACGGTAGCGTAGTTGTCGCTACGGTTGAGAGATGTGAGCCCTGCGACAACTTGAGCATCGAGCGCCTGAGCTGACTCGTAATGAGCAGAGCCGACTGCGCTAACCTTAGCCCACGCTTGCTGAACCTTCTTAGCGTTCTCTAAAACATTAGAGATCAGCGTCATAGCTCCGCTAGGGGAAGCGTTCTTTGCTTTAGCGCGGTAAGTCTTAAACTGCGAAGGCTTCGGTGGTCGAGGCGCTCCACCGTTATTTGGCGAGAAGCCTAAGCTCTTAACCTTAAAGTCGTTAATCTCAGACTCGATCTTCTTAGCCGCTGTAGGCGTTTTAGGGATTTCAAAACTCTTCTTAAGTTGCCCTTTGCAGAAGACCTTAATGCTCTTAGCTGTGCCTGATACGTGGTAAGAGTCGGTCATACCCTTTTGTTTACTCATAAACTGAGCATGTCTCTCGACAGTAGCAGGGTCGTCTGCGAAGAAAATCGTCCTTGAGAGCCCTGCGCCCTCGCGCATACGCTCAGAGGCGAGTTTAGCTCCTTCTATGCTCTTATAACCAACGTCCATGCCTCCACTCGTTAGTCGAGTAAAGTGCGTCATGAGTTTCTGACCCTCGTCTTTAGAGAGCAAGGCTTTCTGTCCTCTAGAAGGCTTCATAGCCAGCTCAATCGCCTCTCTAGGACGAAGGTTGAGCATATTGAGAACCTTCATTTGACGGGAGACTTTGTTGACCTGAGAGAACAACTCGTTACGCTCAGAAGGCTTGAGCTTCTTGAGCCCCTCTTGATCAACTCGACCATCCTTAAAGTAGAGCGAGAGATTATTAAGAGAAGTCGCAACATTCTTAGCAATCTTCTTGTAACACTCTTCAAGCTCCTTAGGCATTGAGAGAGTCACTGTCTCTTGATCAATACTTGCGAGAGCAGGCTTGTTGATCTCCTCAAAGTCAACATCGAGCTTGTTAGCGAAGAAAGCGTTTGTGCTCACCCAAGTCAAAAACTCGTTCTTCTTGATACGATCAGGGTTGAGCCCGACCCAACGTGATCCAATACGAGTCGCGTAGTTATCTTGGAAGTTTTCAGCAACCTTAAGATTACGACCGATAATAGGATTGACGAGTCTCTTACCGCCATACATCGCGACAAGAGCAGAGTTTTTCTTGATGTAGTGCTCGTACTGTTGCTGAGAGACACCGACTGCTTGTGCGACCGCGCTAATATTACGAGCACCGCGAGCTTTAATAGCATCTCGGATACGTCCTACAGACTGGCGGTTGTTTGAAGTAATCTCTCTCTTAAACGCAGGGGTGACGAGATTAGCCTGAAGAAGATCCCTAACCGCACCGAGGTGGCCTCTACCTGCTGAGGTCGTTGCGTAGGTCACCTTACCTGAGTAGGTGATGCCTTCAAGTTTTACACCGTTATCTTTCAAGATACGCTTGATCTCAGCTTTACGCTTCTTATCTGACGCGCTGTCAGTAGGGAAGTCGTGGAGGTCTTCGTACAAGATGCCGTTCTTCTGACTCGCCTTAAGTTTAGCGTCAGGGAACAGGTCTTGCCCGTTAGTGATCGCTACGAGCTTGAAGAGGTCTTGCGGAGACTCCTCCATAGTAGAAGCCGTAAGAAGGATTTTGTTCTCTGTCTGAGCTCTCGCCGCTTTTCTTGCGCGAGACGTAGAGAGCGGGTTGACAGGGTTAAGGTTCTGAGCCTCATCGAACAAGATCGCTGAGTAGCGGTCAATATCATCTTGAGGCATAGCGTCAAACGTCTCATACGCAACCTCATCGAAAGCACGACGAGGGCTATCTGAACGTAGCGCCTCAAGACTCTGAGAAGAGCCGTCTGCGATCTGAAGAGAGAGCACGTCTTTACCGATGTTACCAATCGCGTTAGGGATATTGGTAAGGACTTGAAGCTCTCCTGTAAGGTTACCAACAAGAGCTTTCGGCTGGACGTAAAGAACACGTCCGTTAGAAGTGTCTCCACCCTCTTGGAACTTTTGCTCAAGGATCATGTAAGCAGAAACCGCTGAGAGAAGCGTCTTACCGACACCTGTCCCAAGACCCATCACACCTCGGAAGCCGTTTTCTTCCATCCATGCGATAGCTTTTCTCTGCATATTGTTGAGCTTAACACCTGGCTTAAAGTAAGGGTTATCACCGATGTCTTTAAGAGCATCTGCTGAGTAGAAGCTCAGGTTGTCTTCGCTAGTAGCCGCGACGAAGCGTCTGAGGTTTTGATAGTAGCCCTCAACGGTACGGTTCGCGTCCGTCGTCATTGCACAAGAGCCAAGCTCATCTCTAATCTTAGCGTAATCGGAAGGATCAACGAGATAAATAGCATGCTGGGCAACAACCAAGTTGCCGTCCTTATCTTTCTTATCCTGTACGTCTGCGCTAATGTTAACAGACTCAGGGCAGAACTGATCTACAAAACTAGCGATTTTCTCACGCATAGCGAGATCAGCGTATGGAGACTTGAGCCCGTCAGGGCGAGATGCCGTTGGGAGCGTCAAGAACAGCTTAGTGTCACCCTCACCACCCTCGTAGGTAGACATGAACGGCTCAAGGTCAAGAGTTGGCGCAAGACCATTCACGGTGACTTTACGACCATTAATCTCGCCCTCGAACTTAATCTCTCGGCTTGACTGCGAGCGTTTACCTTTACGCTGACCTGATGTAAAGAGACTAAAGTTGTCTCCGAGAGCGGCGCTGAACGCTGAGCTGTACTCAAGACGTGAGCCCTCAATCTGTTTACCAGCCGCGTTCACCAAGAATTCGAGGATGTGACCTTTAAAGCGCCCGTCAGTCACTACATTATACTCGAAGCCGTCAATCTCAATCTTACGGGTCGGATAGACACGGGTGATTGAGTTTGAGGAAGCGTCATCTGAAAGAGACTTGTAGACAACATCACCGAAGAGCTGAGACTCCATCGCCTCTGTAATCTTAGGGAGATTGCGGCTTTGAAGGTCTTGAAGAACATAAGGGTTCTTGAGCAAGAGCTGGTTAGGACGGTTGACCTGCTTGTAGTGGTCGCGAACGTCTTCCATCGTGTCGAACTCAAGAGGAGTCTTAATGTTAGCCATGTCCTCTTTATTAATAGTAATAAAGCGAGTGGGCTCACCCTTCTTCTTGTACTCAAAGACTTTTCGAGAGCCTCCGTTGTCAGGTAAGAAGACTACTTGGTCTTTGCCGACTTTCTCGTAGCCTTTATCTTCCATATATCGTCTGACGTAATCTTCAGCGACCTCTGTAATATAGTCGTTCTCAAGGATTGCCGTTTTAATGCTATCGGAGCTACCCTTAAGGTCGAGCTCCTTTGCACGCGCCTTACGCCAAACACCGTAGCTAAAGAAAGCACCGCGCTTCTTTCTCTGTACGACACCGAAGATTTTGGTGCTCTTCTTAGTAGACTTAAGAGAGGCACTAATCTCATCACGTCGGACAGCTAGAGCATCCTCAGTGCTGACTCCAGGATAGAGGCTGACAAGTCCTTTGTCTAAAAGGTCGCTCAGAGACATTGTAGCGCAATAGGAAATACGCTCTTCACTAGTCATCCCGTTAAAAGTACGATTAGCTACGTTGATGTCATAGACTGACTGGCTGATATCAGAAATCTGCTTAATCATAGTAGCGCGGGTTCGCGATGAGTAGACAAGCTCCTTACGCTTGAACGTCTCGATAGAGTCCAAGATCAAGGTGATATACTCAACGAAGAGCCCCTTGGTAGGGTCTAGGAAGGCTTTAAGTTGCTTCTTTAGTGTCCCGAACCGCTTATTCTTTGCGAAGTTTTTACAGGCTTCGCTAAAAGCGTCAAAGAGAAACTGCTCTGTAAGTGTTCCATCAGAGCCGATACCTTTTTGGATTTGCGGATCTGAGAGTGAAAGCCCAAGCTCACCATTAAAGTAGCTACGTAGCGGGTCAAGGCTCGTCACAGGGGTCGTTCTAAAAGAGTCAAAGTCTGCCTTACAAGATACGTAAGCAGACTTTGCAGTATTCTCTAGGCGACCGAGGACGCGGTTAATGCGATCACCTAACGCTTTAACTCTTACATATGTAGCAGGGTTGTTTTTCTTAGAGAGAAGGTTTTTCAAGAGGATGCTGTAGCTCTTCTTAAAGTCACCTTGCAGGTCAGTCTCCATGATTGACTGACCTACTATAGCCTTGGGCATGACTGAGGCTAACAACACCTCAAAGGTACACAAATCCTCATAAACTGCGATAGTACCGTTACGAACAGCCCACCAATCTTTTCTCTCAATGCCCTTTGTGGCGAGAGCACTTTGACGAAGACCTGTAAGGACAGAGTTAGGGAAGATAGATTTTTGCTTCTCTTCTTTCAAACCTAAGAGGTCGTCAAGAATACGGCCCATAGCCTTATCCAAAACCTCTTTAGGGACAATGCCCTTATGGGGGCTGAAGAATTGCCTTGCGGCTACTCGACTGTTCATAAGCCAACCTCGCTTAGGAAAAATGTTTGCAGTATGTTTACTGATATTAATTCCTTATAAGTGCTCTAACGAGAAGACCTCTTACATCAAGTTTTAGAGGCTCGCCGTGGAGAGGGGGGAGTTTGAAGGCAGAAACCCCCTCCCCTTTAATAAACTATTGTTTTCAAGCACTTAATAGGTTCGCAGAGCAGAGGCATCCCCACACGCGCTGGGCGGGCGGAATTAACCAGAACTAAGCGGTTTTAAAAATCCTCGCCAGCATCTGAGCCGTAATATTAGGATTTAGCTCGCGAGATTGGCTTACTTTAGACATCTTCAGGTTGTAATGAAAACCCTAACATTACAGCTTGAACTCTCCGAGTAAGGATTTCTTTGCGAAAAGGGATGTCCGTAAGCGTTTTCGGTCAAAAAGAGGCGCTTGTGTTTTCAAGCCGAAACCCCTCTTTGAGTTGTCTTAACCCCTCGGCGCTGATCTAAGAACACTCAGAACAGTTTGATACGGGTTATCAGGGCTGTGAAGAGTCAAGGTGTGCTCTTCAAACTCGTCTTCTAAGACTTTCATGGTAAGAGTGTCATGGAAGCGTACTTCTAGGTTGTCCCTTGTCTTGCACTTTTTATCTGCAATGTAGCGGGACATGAGCAGTAGGTCACAAGCCTCAATAATGGAGCGAGGCTCTTTAATAAGCCCGTCAGACCCTAAAACTATGGCGCTTAGTGCATGACTGTAGTCAAAGTGGAACATCAGCTCAGCCTTAAACATCGCCTTAAAGAGCTTTTCTTCAAACGAAATGTGACTCCAAGGAGTGTAGCTGTACTTTTGAGTAATCGTACCTCGCACCTCTGAATAGTCCTCTATCAGCGCCCTTCTGTCCTCATAAGCAGGCGAGTCTTCTCTAAGAGATAAGCAGAGGTAACCGCCATCTCTCTCACAGGGCTCAGCATAATATACAGGGTAAAGTAGAGAAGGACTCTCTGCACTCTGTATAGGCTTCAAGCCGTGTGGAGGTGCTTCAATGGGAGAGAGTAGTGTTTCAAACCTGTGGGATTGATTAAGAGGGCAAAAGTATTCTGCGTAAGCCCTGACCCCGATCTGTCTTAACATGCTGGTATTCCTTTCTTACCTACGGTCTTTCAAAGAGTCTCCGAGCGACTCCACGATCTTTTTCAAGACCCTAATCTTTGGCTGTATGATCTCTAGGCTCGTCTCTGAGGAAGCTAGTATCTCGATTATTTGAGCGAGCCTGTTGTATCTTCTGCGGAGAAGCGCCACCCTCCGATCTCTATCGAGAGGCGGTACTCTTTTAGAGCATAGCTTCCTTAAAGTCTCCACCTCTTTCTTCGATACTGTAAACCAACTCCTCAAGCAAGTGTCACAAGAGACTTCGACCTGTTTTAAATGAACTCTTAAAGACATAGCACCCCCCTCCTTAGGTTGTGTCGGTTAGGGGGCATTATGAGTTTAAAAGCGGAGCTATTTTTTTACCACTCCAGCCTTAGTCTCTGCTACCTGAGCTTTCAGTGCTTTATCTTTAGTGTCTTTCTTAGACAGTGCCTCGGCAACTCTCATTCGCTCTAGGTGCTTCTTGTCCTGAGCACTCATCTTAGTGTTGCCGTAAAGAGACACTTGCTGAGTCTCTTTGTCGATGAACCTAGAGGTGAGTCCGATAGTGTTAGGCATCACCATCTTAATCAGCTTCGGATCAATCGCGGTGATTGCGATGTCCCACGCGAGGTCGAAGAAAAGACCTGCTCCCACAAGCACAGGTTTCCCGTCATACATACAAGATTGGCGCTCTTTAAATAGAAGGACTCCTGATCTTGTCCTCAGCTCTAAGTCAAAGTAGTGAACAGGCACTGGCTCATGTGGCTTTACAAAGTCGAGTCTAAACTCAAGACCTAATCTTAAGTCACCAAACTTAACCCTAGGGTTCTCTACATAGCCCCAGCCTACAATGTGGATAACAAAGTTTTGAGAGGCGGTCATGCGCTCTAAAAACTCTTGCTCAATCTCTGAGAGTTTTGTGTAGCTTCTCGCTACTCCGAATATTTCACTCATTGCCTTGCTCCTTCAAATCAATATATACGGCTCTCTTTTCGCCCTTCAGGATGCCTTTATAAAATAATACTTCGCTTCCTTTGCTCGGATGCCTACCGTCAGTCATCTCTGAGCGATGGAGAAAGTAATGAGAGCCATCATCGGCTTTGACCTTACCGTAGCCTTTAGTGCTATCAAAGTGGCAGACGACACCTTTTAGTCTAAAGGGCTCAGTTAAGCGCACTACTTCTGTGCAGTAGGTCTTACCTGTCTTAGACGTATGTAGAGTGTACTCTACTTGCTCACCGACAATCGGTTCAGGGGGGGCGCTATTAAACTGAGACAAATGGAAGAAAGCTACAACTTCCCCGTCACTAAGGAAGCCGTACATTTTGTGGGGGATGTACTTAACTACCTTGCCCCTTATCTTTATCTTTGCTGTCGCGTCTGCTGACGACTTCTGCGATTTGCACATATTTATCTAAGCTCGCCTGTCCAATGATGTACCCCGCTTGTATGAAGCCACTTACTACCACTGTGGTGAGCATGATGGTAGTGGTTGTGCCTTCAGGTGTCCACTTATATATCATCAGGAAAAGAAACGCTTTCCATCCGATATCTGCAACGAGAAAGGCGAAGAACTTTTTGCTTTTGAGCTTATCCATGAGAGCTACCTCTTAGGCAGGTTTAACCGCACCCCCGCCTTGTTATGGTTAGATTGTATCTTATCGCCCATCACCTGAGGGTCGGGCATGAGGTACTTAATATAGGGATTATCCTGCACTAATTTTCGGAGTCTTTCCTTCTCATAAGCCGACATCGTAGGTACGATCTTCTCAAAGTCTTTACGTGCAAAAGGGTTCTGCCAAAGAAACTCAAGCACCGTCTCTTCGGGGAGAGCTCCCTCTTCAAGAGTATTCTTACCCTCGTTGCTGATCCACCAGTTTTTCTGTTGACCGTTAGACATTTGATACTCCTAAGCTAATATAAAGCGTCTCTAACATTAAGGTTATAGGAGTTATACCATGCCGATTACACAGCAAGAAATGGACAAGATAGAAGACATATCGAGGTCTTTAAGAGGAGCTATCAAGAATAGGGGAGGGGCTTGGGCAAGCCCCGCTCAAGCAGGATTTGTCCTCAACTTCGTAAATGGGTTAAGCGAGCCCACTGCTATACTCGCCCCGCAAAGCTCCCTTACTTCAGCAGGGACTCTCGCTTGCAGTAAAATGCTCGTCTTAGCGCACCAATCCTCATTTAGAGGTAAATATTTTTGGGTACACTACATATTAGATGAAGGTGGTGTAGTATTAAAAGGGACTCACGACCTAGACATTACAGGGAAAGTCGCTACGGCAAAAAGAGTCACATTCCAAAGAGCCCCCTGGATGCAAACCTATCGCAAATTTCTTCCCTAAAGCAGGCGTTAAGATTACGCGTCAAAACAAGACTTTGCTTAAGAAACTGAAGGGTATGTCTTTCGACCCTTCTCCGTTCACTTTATCTATCATTAATCAGTTAGAGCGCGGAGACAATTTATCATCGAAGCAAATGCAAGCGGTTCAAAGGGTCTTGCTAGCCGATCAATATGGCTCACATGAAAATTTACCAAGCGCAGGTGAGCTGAGAAGCAGGGCAAAGGCTTTAGGGATTACTTTCCCTAGCAACCTTAGTTTTACGCGGTCTGCGGATAAGAGGACTGCTCTTTCTTTCCTAGATGCCGCTGAGAAAAGAGCTAAGACTAAAGCAGTAAAAAGAGCTTTTGATCAACTAGGAGGCTCTGACGGTTGCTACATGAGCAGGCAAAACCTTATCGCTACCCACAGCCACCTTAGAGACATTCTTAAGCACCTTGAGAGTAACCCCTGCATAGAAGATTGGGCTGAGAGCAAAATCTCCCAAGCACACGCTATCCTCCAATCCGTAGCTAACTATTTAAACTACGGTAAAGGCTAAGCCTCAGGCTTGGGCTCAGGTTTAAGAAGATCCTCAACGTCAATCTCACCCGCACTCGCTCTGATCGAACCTAGGTTAAGATTAGCCTTCTTGCCTCTCTTCGCAAAGGTTGTCGATAAGGTAGCGTTAAACTTGGTAGACTTAGGGATATAGACCTCATCGACAACAACCTCAAAGCCTTCGGACAAACTCCCTCCATCGACAGGCTCGTTGTCAAAGTCATCAAGGAAGTTTAAGTCGTCGCTAGGCTTCTCTTCTTGCGGAGGCTTGGTTTGAGGAAGTGGAGGCTCTACCGCTTTAGGTTTAGGCTTCACTACAGACTTGGCGGGCTTAACCTCCTCAGGCTCTTCGGCAGAGCTATTCAAGAGCGCGAGTATCTCTTTTTTCTTGCGTCCTAAGTGGCTCACGTCAATGCCTAACTTGTCAGCTTCTTTCCTAAGCTCATCTAGAGATATTTTACGGACATCAGAGTTTTTAAATGCGCGTCTAACTCTTCGCGGTTTCGAGGTCTTAGGCGCGGGCTTCTCTGCTTTTAGCGGAGAGTCATTAGTAACAGACGTAGGTTCACCAATAACGAAGTCTAATGTGCCTGAGCGAGTGTCAAAGTGAGGTGTGATCTTACCTCCTTCAACTTGTTCGATTAGAGAAGCAAAGAAGGAGCTCTCTGCCCATTGGTCTACTTTCTCAAATACCTCTCTTACCATATCCAAGCGTGCTTCAGCTTCTTCGACAGACCCGAAGATTGCTGTAAGGATTTCTGCTTTCTTAGCCTCAGCCACTCTTTTCATCGTTTGCTCCTTTCCTGCGGTTACCTCATATACCCTATCCCACAAGATACTTAGCTAAACTTTATCTTAGCGCCGAATTTTACGACTTTCTCTTGAGGCACTCCCCAATCGTTTTGAGGAGGAGATGACTCTTGACCTCCGCCGATCATTAGACCTTTTCTCTTACTCGCTTGCGCAGGCGCGGGGGGGCTCGCGGGTACGGGCGCTGGTATGGGCGCGGGCGCTACTGCTATAGGAGGCTCTTCGCGCTCAGGTTGAGGCTCGACATTAGGCTCTTCTTCGATCTCGCCCTCGTCTATCGAAGGAGGTGGTATGGGCTCAGGTTTCTTGTCTATAATGTTAGAGCCTTTATTGCGCATTGCCCTAAGAGCTTCCTCTACTTTAGAGAGCGAGCCTTCTTTTGTCTCTTGAGGAGCGACCTCCGCGAGATGTACTTGCTCTGTTTTGAAGTAAGCAGGCACATCCCAATCCCCTTTTAGGTCAGAAACGATAAGAGCCTCGGCTTTGTGAAGCAGAGACTCAAATTCTATACGTCTGAGGCTCTCGAAGTTAGAGTCGTTAGGATCAGCGAACAGAGGGCGCTCTAGCAAGTGCTCTACTTGGGTGTCCATACGACTCTTCCATCTGCTCTCCCCCCATCTTGAGAGGTTACAAGACTGGTTACGACACCTCCGACAAAAGAGAGTCTTAAAATCCTTTTCAGAGAGTCCTTGGTCATTACACTGCGAGAGATAATCTGTTTTCATATTAGGGCTTTCACGGAGACATTACAAACTTGTTAGGGTCAACCTTAATCGAGTCTAGAGAATGTCCGTTCCCTCTAATAACGTCAAGTAGCAACGCGGTGCAATCAACCTCTTTGTAAAGCACTTTCACGGGAGAGCCGTTTTGATCAAGTGCTGAGATTAGACTCTCAGCGAGCTTGTTAGCACCGCCAAAAGAAAAATCTGCTTCCTTTAAGCTCAACGTGTAAATCTCTGTTTCTTGTTTTGGTGCTTCAGGCTCTTCAGCCTGTGTCTTAATCTCAACACCCTCAAGGTTAATGTATGGCTTAATCTCAGCAGGTGCTTCAGCCATACCATATTGATACTCAGATACGTTCCAAGGCGCTGTCCAATCGACACCTAGCTCCACGTCCACCTTTAGCGGAACGTCCCACTTTAGCGCTATAATAGCTTTGTTTCGCACCATCGCTTTGGAGATCATGTCGAGTGCTTCTTGCAAAATATCCTTGTCGATCTCAAAGACAAGCTCATCGTGCATGGTGATGAGCATATTGAGCTTGCCGAACCATCCTTTAGCTTTGACTTTCTTATAAATGAGCGCCATAGCGATTTTGGTAATGTCAGCCGAAGCACCTTGTATCGGGCCGTTAACTGCGTTGCGCTCCGCTTTGCTAATGAACATTCCATTACTGCGCCCTGTCTCTTTATCCCGCCTGGGTAAGAGGATGTCAGGTACAGGATACTTACGACCGAAAGGTGTTAAGACATATCCTGTCTTACGAGCGAAAGCTCTCTGCACGTCCCACCAACCTTTTAAGGTCTTATAAGTGGAGTCGAACTGGTTTTTGATACGAGCCCCCTCGTTTTCTTCAACGCCCGTGGTTCTCGTTACAGCTTTACCGCTCCCTCCATAGCAAAGAGCAAAGTTGACTGACTTAGCGACTTGGCGCTTATCTTTACGCTTACCGTCAGTCTCGCCGTACAAGGCGATAGAGGTTAGAGTGTGGAGATCGCCAATCTTATCGCTACCGCATTCAGGGCAAAACGCAGGAGGCTCTTCAGGGGTGCTCTTCCCATCACCAGCTTCAAAGGTGTTATCGCATGAAGAACACCTAAAGTATTCTCGCAACCATTTAGGCTCATGTGAGATATTAGTTACGATACGGAGCTCGACACCTGCGTAGTCAATAGCCGCCATAATCTTACCTTCGCGGGCTATGATGCATTCGCGGATACGCTTAAGACATTCAGGTATATCTTTCTTGTATTGCGCAGGTGTTCCGTGAAACGGGAAAGTAGTGCGCCCGTCTTGAGAAGGGTCTTTCGATGACTTGGCTGTAAAGCGCCCTGTATCTGCGCGGGTAGAGTTGAAGTTAGCGGTTACAGACCCATCGGGGTGGCGGTCGTTGTAGAGCGCCATGAGATACGTGCCTAATGCTTTCGATACCTCTCTAAAGTTTTTAATCTTAGAGAGGAAAGGGAAGTCTTTAAGCCCCTTCTCTAGCACAGCGTTAATCTCATCCTTTGAGGTTTTAATCTGACCTGACTTTTCAGTCACCTGTAAGCCCTTAACTCCTAGCTCATGGAGCATGAGTCCCAACTGCTCTGCGCTGTTTAGATCATAAACAAGAGGGAAGTCTTTATCGACCATAGCGCCTCTTTGAGTGAGCGAGGACACGCGCTTCATAACGGTTTCAACTTTATACTTGCCGTCAACCTTAAGCATTGGGTCTAAAAGACAGGCAGAGCTTTCACCTCTAGCTAGCTCAAGTTTCTTCTTTAAAGTGAGCCCTACATCTTCAGGGTCGAAGCTGAAATCTACCCTAGGATTAACTCCTCTTCTCCGACCATCAGGAGTCTCGCCTTGTAAGAGCTTAATGTATCCAGCCCTTACGTCGCGACCCAAGAGATCGTTAGCACCCTCGTAAAGCTCTGTAATGCTGTTAAGCCACTCCCTCTGCCCTAGCCGTATAAGCTCAGTGACTTTCTCCTCTGAGATCATTATACGGTTGCGCTCCATCCACCTTGTTGCTGTGATCACATCTTTCTCTAGCTGATAGATAAACTTTTGAGGGGTGTCCGACTCGGTAAGCCTAGCGTAGAGCTTCTTAAAGAGTAAGAAAGTGCAGATTGCGTCAGCACCAGCGTAGTAGAGGGTATTACGATCTTGAGGATCGAGCTTAGAGAAGTCCTTAACGGGCTTAGGCTCACCTCTTCTTGGCTTTGGGTATAGCTCACCTAGCTCGAACATCTCCATCCCAAGCTCTAGCTTTGAGAGCACCTTTAGGCTTTTATTTTTTGTCCGAGAGTCGAGGAGGTACTGAATGATTAGGGTGTCGTGCCATTTCTTAGAGTTATCCCACTCACCGATAGGTTCGCCTCCGCAAAACTGTAAAAACTCCTGATCAAACTTCCCGTTGTGGAAGATCGCGACTGCATCACTCTCTACCAACCTGACCATCTCTCGTTTAAAGAGGCTCCATGACACGTTCGACTCTCGGTTTACTTTATGCCTTAAAGGAATGTAGTAGCCCGTATGGCCATCGGCAGAGATGCAAGCGCCGACAATCTTATCGACAGTCTCTCCGTCAAAGACGTTATTATTAAGTCCTGTGGTTTCAAGGTCGAGAGAATAGAGCTTTGACTCAATACACTCGTCAATGATTTGAGGCATATTCTCGTCAGTGGCGAGCACGAACTCTTTCTCTTTCATCCAAGGATGGAGGTCGAGCTCGATCTTATTTACGTTCTCCAAAAAGTCTAAGACAGACAAAAGGCACTCCCTTCATAGGTGATGTGGGTATGCCTTTAATACACTATGCGCTGGTCAATCTGCCTCAAAATTATCGGTGACGTACAGCCTCTCAAGGTCGCCTTCGATTTTAGGTGCGCAGTCTTGAAGATATACGTAAGCATTACGGACAACTCTTCTAACTTGAGAGCCTCCGCGCCCCTCTCTTAAAAGCTCTAGCGCAAGCTCAAGAAAGAAAACAGCACATTCCCTAGCGTTTCGGTTTTCCATTTTTACCTCCTGTAGTCTTGGCACTACAGTTACGGAGATATAATCAGAAAACCTCTCTTAATCTTTGACAACTATGACGTAAGAGCCCTCAGCCCACTTGTTAATGACGAAGGTTGCACAGGATTGATAAGCCTCAGAAGCACCGACCCTGGGGAGGCGCTTCATAGCAATCAGGAGTGCCTTTAACGATACGGCATTTCTTCTTGTCATAAGACAGGCAGGAGGTGTGCATATTGCACAAGTAAGGCTGAGAGAGCCCTTTACCGTAAGCCGTAGGCGGTCTGCCTAATCTCTCAAGCAAAGGACTAGCGAAGCCGAAATGAGCCTTCTCAATAATATCTTGAGGATGCTCTCGTATTAAAGCCCCTAACTCAGTGTCCTTTAAAGGGTAAAGGTCGCCCCAAGCACCGCCTTCTTCTGTGTGCTTAGGGATAACTAACTTAAAGCGCCCCCAATGCGGATCGTTGACGCTAAAAGACCTTACTCGCAAGACTTTGACTCACTAAGAGAGAGCGCGTCCTGCACTCCTCTCCAATACGCTTCTCGGTAGAGGTCTTCTTTACTAGCACCATCGGAGATAGACCTTTTAAAGTCACGAGCCGCTTTTGCCCATGAAAACAGCATAATACTTTTAACCTTGTCGGTTTTTTTACAACTCTTTAGTTTTTTCCCACACATCTTTAACACTTCCAATAAAATCAATGGTCTTTTCCTTGTTTAAGTCTACTATTAAATAGCTACTAGAGCTTGATAAAGGTATCTTAACCCTCTTGTTGAGAGCCTGATACACCCACGTAAGGTCTTTTGTGATGTCTCTCTCATGGGTGTCTCCTGTGAGCATTAAGTCTATGACTTGAAGCAGGTAAGCGCAGTCTAGGACTGCTTTAGGCATTTCTTCTTCAGGGATGACCCTACTAGCAATAATAAGTGTTGTGAAAACTCCGACAGCTTCAATGAGCCTAAGAGCTTTATCTCTATCCGTATCGGACATATCATTTACCCTTTCGAGCGGGAATAGTGACCGCTTTTTTGATTTTAGCGTACTCGTTGACGACTGATGCAGAGACTCTAATCGCATCACTTAGTGCGCTCAAACTTAGAGGGTTCTGACCGCCCTCTAGGAGTTTAGAAGGCTCTAAGAGCATTTTCTTTAATGTTACGTTTAAACAGTCTTCTGAGAGAGTTTGTAGGGAGCTTTTAATATCACCGACCACCCCGCCTGAAGCAGATTGAGCTGTGAGCACCCATTTCTCGTATTTAGCTCGGTTAACTTTCCTCTCTAACTCGGTATGCCCGCCGACACCTATTACCGCAACTCCCTCGTCAAGATATGAGATACGTTTCCTAATCTCTCTCTGATCGTAGTTAGTAGGTGCTATGACCAGCTCACCCTCTAGCTCTGAGATGCGCTTGTCTCTCGCTTCGACGTATTCCTCTTCATTGTAAAACGTAATCTCAAGGGAGTCTTCTTTGAAGTCTATTTTACGGAAGAAACCAAACCACGAAGGGTCAAACTGTTTGGTGTCCATGTGGTTTCTGCAAATAAAAGACCCGTTGGCGCATGACGCAAGGTCTTTTAGGTGAGACTCTACCTGATTAGGCTTAACCTTAGCAGGGACAAGCGCAATGTTAGGAATACTGTCTTGATTAGACAAGCATATCCTGAGCGCATCTCCCACTATGTAGGGAGTAAATATGATCAAGGGGTTGTCAGGCCATTGGCTACTCTCCTCAAGTACAGGCACGATGTCCCTCTCGTCACAGAGAGGGTAGTTAAAGACCGCAACCATAGCTCCCTCAAGCATCTCATCTTTAAACTTCGTATTAGGGCGCTTGAAGGGGGCTGGCATACCCTCTTTAAACTCTAGCGTCGCCTCTACCTTTTGCCCGTCTTGAATAAGGATAGTCCCGTCCTCACCTATTTCTTGCAGAGCCTCTAATAATAAAGGTGTTGCCTCAGGCTCAGATACTACATTAAGCAAGTCCTTAACATTAGCGGTGCTCTTGAGGCATCGGATAGAAGCCTCGACTTCTTCATGCTTGATTGCAACGTCTCCCATTAGACGAGTGCTCTCCGCCATGCCTCGGTAAGCCATGAGGATCGCAGTTGAAGCGCCGTCTCCGTGATTAGAGTCCATCTTCAAACACACGTCTCTCATCAAACGGACTCCGATCTCCATCAACGAGTTTTCGAGTCTGACCTCATTACAAATGGCGAGGGCTGAGAAAGTGTGTGTGAGCCCTGATCGGCGCTGTAAGAGGATATTATTTTGTTGCGCCCCATAAGAAAGAGATATAAGTTTAGCCACTACTTCCGCGCCTTTGAGTATTTCTCTTGAGGGGTTGTCGAATATCGCCATAAGGGTTAAACCTACATGAAGAAGAAGAGTCATAAGAAGAGAGCTTCAGAGCTACGTAACCAACGTAAGAGAGGTGCTCGTAAAGCACAATCAAAACTCGGTCGAAAAGTGCGCAATCGAAATAAGATCGCCAGGGACTTAATGTCTCAAATGAGAGATCTAATGTTACCACAAGTAGACTTTTGGCGTTGCCACGTAGCCAACTACCTGCACTCAGATTACTCCACGGGTGTGTGGTCGCCTCTGTTCGCTGGGATTTATGGTGAAGAGGGTGTGGCGATTGACAAGGATGAGGCTTGTGCTGTGTATGCTGTAAAGTATCAAAACACACCGATCCAAGACATCTCTAATGAAGCTAAGAATGTGTCTCACTGGCTCAGTGTCAGCGACGAGCTCACTTTTCAATCTTTCACGGAGGCTTACCATGAGCTTGGTAATGACCTGTATGAGCCTCAGAACAGCAAAGTGTGGGACTTTATAAACGACCGTTTTGGGTTTGAGGAGTATCTCGCTTCAAAAGAAGAGGCTGAAGTAGAGCTCATCGAGGGAGATGACTCAGAGCCTTTGGAGGCTGAGGAAGAGGTCGTTGAGGAAAGTGACTCAGAAACTTTGGGGGCTGAGGAAGACTAATAGCCTTATATATTACATGGGCGTATACACACTTATGTAAGGAAGGCATTGTCTTGAAAGACCTCAACGCAAAAGTCCACTCTCTCCAAATGAAGCTGGCGCACTTAGAAGACAGGTACTTGTCTATGGGCAAGTTTTTAACTTTAGCAGAGGACAAGTTTAGCCACGCTAATGTTTATGAGCAAAAGGGAAGACCTCCAAAGGTAGCGGTTTTTATCCGACACCCTTTGTTCCAATTTTCAGTAGTTAAAGAAAGTGGGTCATTCGTAGCTAAGCTCAGCCTTAAGCCGTTCTCCACATCTAATTTTAACAGTTTAATGGACAACTTAGATGCCCTAAACCGACTCCTCAAATCTGTAGGAGGCGGAGAGGTAGAGATGTCTTTAGGGCGTAGGCAAAAAGAAGTTGAAGGGTTAAATGCCAGGGGGGGTTTTCAGTGCGCTCCTATTTAGTAGATACGGTCAAAATGCAGGGTATGCGACAAGGAAGCATGGGCAGTTGGCACTTAACTTAGGCTCAATCGCCCTCACTTTTTTAACGCCTGAAGAAAACCGCGTTTTTGTTAATCCCCTAGCTGTCGGTAAAGTCAGCGCCCGCTCTCCTGAGAGATTGATTGACATTATTTCCTCACTAGAGACGCTTGCTTCTAAACTGTACGAGGAAAGGGGCTAGGGAGGCTTAAAAATCAATATGCTCTTTATCTTCCCCATCGGAGTGTAACTACTCATAAGGAGGTCAAAATGAGAGATCCTATCGAGAACCTGCAACGCAGGCTTAATCGTGTAGCTTCGGCACACAAAAAAAACTACTCACGCGAAGAAATCAACCAGCAAGCAGGTTACGATGTCGCTGACGCAGTATCTGTCACCTCTTATGAGAGGATGGATGGGGAGATGGTCATTGACGTTTACTATTACACTCAAAACGCTCGCAGAGTGATGAACATCGTAAACACCCTAGAGAACGAATACGCCTTTACATCAAAGGTAAGAGCCACTAACGATCAAGTGGTCGGCACTAAAGTGGCTCTCCAACTGAGCTTCGGTAAAGTCCAAAGAAACCCTGCCCTGAAGCATCCATCAGGAGAGGTTCGCTCTTGCTTGCGCCAACTCAACATTAGACTTAAGAGAGAGTTTGGCGAGGATTTGACGTTTATCCACGCTTAGTCATAGTCCTTAAATAAATGCTCGCCTGTAAACACAGCAGGAAGGTGAGCACAATGAGTGACTTGTTCAGAAGTAATATTAATGCATCTAAAGCGAAAAAGTTTAATGCTAAGATGTACGCGAGGTTTGGTTTGGGCGATAAGGTTATCCCTGAAGGGGCGATCTCAGCCTACCCTAACTTGGCATATAGCGCCGACAGCGTTGAATTTCTTGAAGGTATCATCCAGTACCAAACAGATCATTTTGACAGTGGTAGCGTAGACGGCTACTTTGGTCGGCAAACGTGGACTCATATGCTTAAGACATATGACCCGATTACAGACAATTATGTTGTATATGGAGGCCAGCGCCTCAACATTAACTCTGAGACGCTGATCACGCCTTTCGATGACCCTAGAGGGCTCGACCTTCACCGTTACGGTAAGTTTTCTTCTCGTAGTGGCAAAGAAATCCGCAACATTGTTATCCATTGGGGAGGGCTTAATCCTAAGCACTGCTATAATGTATTCACTTCAAGAGATGCGTCTTCACACTTTGGTATCGGTCTTAACGAAGACGGTGAGGCTGTAATCTATCAGTGGCTCGATCTTGAGCACAACGCATGGCATGGTGGGCCTATTAACAAGACCTCTATAGGTATCGACATCTGCCAGCAACCTACTCATGATTGGTATGACCACTATCAGTCTAAAGAAGGGTACGAGATACATAAGATTAAAAACCCTACTTCAGTAGGTCGTAAGAATATTCTTAGCCTCGACCCAAAGATCGCGGAAGCGACCCGCCACCTCGTAGAAGGACTAAGCGAGCTGTTCTGCATTCCGATGCGCTCACCTCGCGGATCGCATGGCGAGGATATGGAAGGCGAGGTTCACCACGGTGTTCTCAATAAAGACTTTGCTCTTAACGATTATAGCGGTATTTTGGGACACCATCATGTAGACTTCTCAGGCAAAGGCAAGTGGGATATCGCCTGTTGGTGGGATGCGGTATTCAACACTGACGGCACGAATAGCTGATTAGGAGTCTCTAATGTTACCCGTATTCTTAAAAGGGATGGACGCTCAAGTTAACCGAGAGATGTCTACTGACAAATTTCTCCGATGTGAGTTAGAGCTCAAAGACACTTATTGCACTGTGAGCTATAAATCGAGTGGAGAGTATAGCTTTGTAATGTGCTCTGCCTACCCGTCAGGTGTCTTAGGCGCTGGCGAGATGTACCGAGGGACTTGCCACATTAATAATCTTCAGAGTGTTTTCTTACAGAAGCTCGAAAACTTCCTTTTAGGCGTTAAACAAGAGTCTAGTTTTGATCAAATGGACTTGCCTGATTACATTATCCAAAAGACCCAAGTCTCTTACATGAACAGACTTAAGGGGAGAGGGGTGTTTGCCAACTTAAGCATCCCTAAAGGAAGCATCGTTGAGGTATGCCCTGTCTTAGTGATATCTCCTGCGGAGTCTGCCTATCTTATGATGACGGTAGAAGGTGGTCTAATAGATTACGTCTATCCTTGGGTATTTCCGCGTAAGGCGATCCCTCTTGGTAATGGAGTGCTTTATAACTGCAACCGCGCTGAGCCTGAGCTTGAGGACATACCTGGAGTGAACGCTTTAGCTAAGCTATTCCCGAAAAGGAAGCAGGTCGCGATCATAGCTACTGAGGACATTTCTTTAGGGCAAGAGATCCTCATAGATTACTGGAATATGGATGGGGATGAGAGTTTGGACTCAGATGCGCTTTGGCAAAAGGTACGGGATAACGATGAGCTAGAGAGTTTTAAAGACCCTTACACAGAGCTGTTTTCTAGCCTAATCTCTAAGGCTCAGTGATCCTTATATACCCTCTTATCCTTAGATCAACCTGCTAACAGTGAAGGAAGACTTATGTATAAATATGCTTCATCAATGGTACGCGCTCTCAACTCAGAGGGTATATATGTCCGAAACCGCAACGACATGATCCGTGTTGAGTACGGACTCTTTAAAGGTTTACAGAAGCTCGCATCGAAGCTACCTGAAGAGATGAGCCCTAAAGACGCTGAAGCCTTAGAGAAAGCTCAAAAGGGCGCTAAGGAAAGAGCAAAAAAGTTTGCAGAGAAGACCCAAAAGAAAATGGAAGCCTACGCTAAAAAGAAGCTAGGTAGGTTTACCAACTACGGTTTGAAGATCGAATACGAAGGTCTTCTCCACAAAGGAGACATATCGTTTACCCTTACAAACAACTACTTAAACCGTAGAGGTGAGAAGTTGGATGCTAAAGGGTTTAAGGCTTTTACTGCTGAAGTCCACAAGCAAAAGAAGGACTACGCTAAATACATGACTGAAGCGATGGAGGAGGTTGATAGATTAATCAACTTGTCCTCTTTAGTGTACGAAGGCAAAGGTGAAGTCCCCAAAGAGGTTACCTCACTGACAAAGAAAGTCGTCACTAATGTATTAGCTCTCTTAGGTATCGGCACTGCTTTATATGAAGGTATAGCCTGTGTAGGGTTGTTAATAGGGGGTGGTATTTTAGAGATGAGTATTTTGGGGGTCTTAGGAGGTCTTGTAGGAATTGTAGGCGCTGGTTTATTAGCATTGCTCATTAACAAAGTAAGACAGTACGGCTTCAAAGACGCTTTTAACTACTTTAAGCTGAAATCTCGCGATGTCGAAGAAGGAGTAAAGGAAAGCCTAAAAGTTGCGTCTGCTCGACCTTCGGTGGATTATCAAGTCGGCTTAATGATGGCTTACCGCTACTGATAAAAGGATAAAACATCATGCAAAGATACGCTTCAATGGTACGCGCCCTCAACTCAGAGGGTATCTATATCCAAAACCGTAACGACGCTATCCGCTTCAACTACGGCTTAATGAAAGGGTTGCAGAAGCTCGCTTCAGGGACTCAAAGCCTGAGTAATAAAGAACAAGAGATGCTCGATAACGCGAAGAGAGATAGCAAGGCTAACCTCAAGAAAGTCTTAGATAAAGCCAAAGATAAAATGGACTCTTATGTAGAAAAGTCCCTCAGTAAATACGGCGCTTACGGCGTGTTCATAGAAGTTAGAGGCGCGATCCATAACGGAGATATTTCGTTTAAGATTACAAACAACTACTTAAACCGTAGAGGTGACACCTTAGACTTAAAAGAGTTTAAGGCTTTTGTAGCGGAAACGAGTAAACTAAATAAAGATTATGCGAAGTATTTAGAGAAGGCTGTAGAAGAGGTAGAGAAGCTCTCTAACCTCTCTTTAGTTGTCTACGAGGGGAAAGGAGAAGTGCCTAAAGAGCCCTCCCGTAAGACAAAGATGCTGATTAGCTTAGTCACACACATCTTAGACTTAGGTGCTCATGCCACTCAAATCTTAATGGTGCTCGCTATCCTGACAGGTCAACCTGGTGTTATGGCATACTTGTCCATTATCTTAGGGGCGGGCTTATTCAGGTGGCTGATGGCCTCTGTAAGAAAATATGGCTTTAAAGGGACTGTTAACCGCGTTAAACTTAAAGCACGAAACTTGACAAAGCTAGCCCACGATGCGCCCCCACTTAAAAAACAGGCTTACCTCTTAAGTCAGTTTGACGTATTTATCGGTTAATCTTTTGATCTTCCTCATTAAAAGACACACTTAACGAGGAAAAAAAATGAGTACAAACGATTTCATCCGAGACTTAAACCGCCAAGGTGTTTACCTACGTAATGGCGATGACGTGCTTCGTATGCACTACGGCCTTAACAAAACGATCTCTAAGCTCGCTAAAGGCATTGCAGAGATCCCTCCTGAGGAAAGGGTTAAAATTGAGAGAGCCCGCGTAGAGGGTAAGCGTAATATTACGGCTAAGTTTGATATGGAACGCAAACAGGCTGAGGCATACTTCAAGAAAACCCTTACGCGTTTTGAAGCTGACGGTATAAAGATCAGCTATCAAGGTGCGCTCTGCGATGCGAAGATCTTCGTTAATCTTAATGGAGATCGCTTTGATCTTGAAATCACTCAAATGACCTACGAGGATTTCAAAGAGTTTGCGAGAGCCGCTAAAAAAGAGCGCAGAAAGTCTGAGCGCCTTCTCTCCAAGGTCGTTGAGACGGTTGATAAGTTTACTAAGGGTAGCAAGATCCTCAGTTCAGGTAAGTCTACAGACGCTTTTAAACCTAAAGGCACCGCGCAAAAGGTGTTGACCTACCTCGCAGGTTTCTTGGGAGTCTCTCTTGTCGTCGCGGCGATATCCTTCTTCGGGTGGGCGTGGGTGATGAGCTATTTTGCGGTGCTTTCAGAGGGTACGATCACTCTTGGGTGGACAGTGGCGCTCTTTACAAGCATCAAGATCGTCCTCGGCACATGGTTTAGTAGCTGGATGGTCTTAGCAGTCAAAAAGTATGGCTTCAAAGGCGCTTTCAAGATGCTCTCACTCAAGATGAATACCAAGCTCGCTCATCAACTTCCCTCAATGGAATATCAGCGAGGAGTTTTAGCAGGGTACTCTAACCCTGTGCTCGGTTAATCTTTTATTCCTCCCTCTCATTAAACTAACACTAACCTAATGAGGGGGAACTATGAAAAATTTCGAGAAGAAATTTATGAACCTTATCTTCAAGCTCATTGAAGAAGGAGCTCGTATTACACCTGCTGAAGCTAAGAAGCTCAAAGGCAAACTCAGTCGAGCGAAAAGCGTAGAGCAAAAGAAAGCCCTGCTTAAAGAGGTTAAGGACACCTATGTCCCTGTAATCTCAGTGCCGAAAGCGACTAAGGCTAAGGCTAAGGACTACTAGAGCTAAGCGCACTAAGCGTGTTAAGTCTCTCTCAAAGAGGACTAAGAAGGTACAGAAGACAGAGCAAGAGCTTCGCGCTCGTCTCAACATGACTGAAGCAGACATTGAAGTCCTTAGAGCGATCCCAGGCTCATCTCTACCGCGCCTCAATCAACTCAGAGACATGGCTCAGGCTCTCCGTGTTGAGATCAGCGACTTAGGCCGTAAGCGCAAAGAAATCTTATTGCGCCTCCACGCGGCAAGCGGCGGTCAGCTCCGAAAGTTTGATCGCATAGTTCAGAATATCAACGCTGAAAAGAAAGACCCTAACATTAGAGCACTCAGAGGTGTAGCACGCCGTACAGAGAAGCAAATCTCTACGGACTTAGACACCCCTAGCCGTAGGGGGCGTAGGAAAAACAAGGCGATCCGCCAGCAACTTCTAGCAGAGACAGGTGGTAACGAGTTTGAGCCTAAATTCTCAACGCTCGTAAGAAGACTCGGTGTAGGCAAAGGCGATACCGTCAACAGGGAACAGTTTGTGCAGATGAGAGATATGTGGGCGCACCACCTGATGCTTAAGCACAACTACAATCAAGGTAGAGCTTTTGCGATTGCAACAAGAAATGTCTGCAAAGCGTTTATCTATGCAGGTTGCTCTAATCAGCGCAAGGCTTCTTCAGGTATCCGCATTGAGTCTTTCTTAGATGCTAATGGGCAAGAGGGTAGACTCTTTGACAGGATTGAGCACTTAGGTGAGACGGCTACCGTTACGGGTATTTATTATGATCCGCGCACACGGAAGAGAATGGTTGAGCACAAGCATGACAACAGCGGTATGCCTCACAGCGGTAAAACCATGTCCGTACCTCAAGACGAGGTTATTCTTGTAGGCTTGTCTCGCAGAGCTTCAGAAAACCTCAACAACTCAGTCATGTGCTTCCCTACCCTTGAAGAAGCAAGAGTAGGCGCGATTAAGCTCGCCTCTAACTGTCAGTGTGCTCACTTCGTAACGCGTGATAGCGACATGGGTTACATCGTAACTAATAACCCCTCACTTCAACACATCAGCAACTCTCTTGAGTTTGTAGCGGTTTAATGACCATGTACCCTCCGACAGGAATATATAATCAACCTTGAGTCCTCTGCTGATTAACCCGTGTCGAAAAGACTAAGAAATTGAGCTATTGAGGGAGCGTGTGTGCCACGCCTACCCTCGGTGCTCAAATTCTATATCTTTTAGTGTCTAAGTAGGCTTTAGACGAGAGATAAGCGGTGTGAGTCTAAGATTAGCCTCACCTTAGCCACCCACTTGTTAGCCATAGTGTTGGTGATGCCCATCTCCTTGGCGATCTCACGATTGCCGTTGCCCTCTAGCATGAGATTAAAGACTCTCATGGCTCGGTCGAGCTTTGCTTCGCTCTTGCCGAAGTGCCTCAGCAAGGTAGCCTCCATCGCTTTAATCTGCTCCACGAAAAAGAGCTGATCTTCAGGGCTCAAGTCTGCGACTGGAGATTGATCTTGAAGCCGAGCCTTTAAGACCTCATTACGTGCGATCATAAAGTCGGCAGGAGACTCGCCCCGCTCTTGAGCTTTCTTCCTCTCAGCCTCAGTCATACCGCCATATCGGAGTTTATGGGCAGGGTCTTTACTCATAGTGCGGATATGATTATGGGTTGAGTTAAAAGCGAGTGAAGCAACTCCTTTAACGGTGAGATCGGTTACGCCGCTCAGGGTATCTTTAGCGAGAAGCTCACACATGAAGTTTGAGATATGGTCTTCGACAATGCTCCTCTGAGAGGAGAGAGGGAAACGGTAGCTCAGGAAAGTAACGAGAGTCTTATTCAACTCATCGTAGTTTTCAGCCAGCCACTTTTCAGTAGTAGTGTTACTCATCGGTATGTCTCCTTAGGGCGCGTTGCCCTACTTGGGAGGTTTAAGTCAGTACAGCGTTATGACTAGGTGCGTTACACAGGAGTCACGCTGACATGGATAGGTCTACACTACCTGACCAGTAGCTACAACTACTTTTTTCTTACTTTATCCCTTGAGTACCCTCTTTACCTTTAGTTTTTAATACTTTAAGGCCCTAAAAGTTTTTTCGAGCCCTGTTTTTCTGCACGCTCAGCACGCGCCTGCGCGTGTAGTACAAGCACGTTTATGTGTTTTGCAGAAGTAAAGTAAGGAAGGGAAGGTGTCGGGAGCTTTATGCTACAGGTTCTCATTTATCCCTTTATCTTAAAGATAAGGTTAAGTGAGTTTAGATTATAAAGGAACACCCGATATGAATGCTGTAAGAAGACCTTACCGTAAGCTGGCGAGTGATATGACCAAGACAGCCCGTCTTTTGGAGATCGTCGCGAACCTCTTCCCCTCTTTTAAGATGTCACATGTGGTCAGTCGAGAAGCAAAGGCTTCTGAGCGGGCTCAGGGTAATGGTCTTCCAAGGGTAGCTTCTAAGAAAACGCCTTACCTTAACAAAGACGCATTTGCCAAGTTTAATGCGCGTGTCGCCTCTGAAGAAGATGATGGAGACTATGAGTTCCGCGCAATGATTTCAGACGCGGAGGGTTTTGAGTACCTGTTTAGAAGAGCTTACCTTGAGGAGTTGCTGACTCGACGCACCTCTAACAAAAGTAAACAGGCATTGAAGAAAGAGAAGCAAAGAAAACTCAATTATCTTCAGAGTGAGATCTCTTCTATCAATCTAACCGTACAAGGGAGACAGCCTGATTTAACGGAGATTGTGTATTTTGAAAACCGAAAAAGCCGAGTACCTTTACCTATCAGGCTTGACCCTAAAAAGGCGGAGGGTGACGAGGCTTACAGACAAAAGCTACTGCAAATAGCAGACGCTAAGTCAATTTTCTTTAACGAGTTGAAAGCGGGGCTCAACAAAGGCTCAACTCCGTCGAAAAGAAAGCGTCTGCGCGGTGGTGGAGGCGGTGACCCTCGGACAACGATATCTAGAGCTCTCTCAGGTAACCACCCTTGGTGGAACAATGCTAGCTTTAGAGAGCTTGTCATGGACAACCTCGGCCCAGTGCCTGGCACTAAGCTCCTTCAAAATCCTGCAAGGGCTTCAAAGAATAAGAGAACCGCAGGCCGTGTTATCGTCTATACTCTAATAAAACTCGCTCAAACTCACCCTGAAGCCGTTATGGAGAAAGCTAAATCTGTTCTTTATGGCGCATCTACTAATCAGCTCGTAGATGCAGAAGGTAACGTTATCGCTGACGACCTTAAGACCGACAAGAAGTCTGTCGAGGGTATTGCCCGTACTGTGGCGAACAATGAGAGAGTGTCGTTTGTAGACGTTGCAGACGGTAATCAAGTGTTCATCAACGCGGTCAAAAATATTGTCAAAACTTTAGTGACGGACATCCAAAGAGATTACACCGCTTTACTTGAGCGCGGTCGAGACGCTTTCACGGAAGGGGAAGTCCGAGAGCAAAGGTCTAAAGACGTCGACTCCTTGATTGGCACACTTACTCGTCAAATTAATGAAGTTGAAGCCTCAGTAGCTAAAGGTAACAGCGCCCCTGTAGGGTTTGAGGTAACGAAAAAGCGCCTCGAAAGACTTATAGACGCTAAAGAAAGAGGTGCTGTCTCAGCCCTAAGAGGTTATTTCGGACACAGCCTTGAGGTAGGAGGCGCAGGGGTAAATGTCTTTAGCGGTTCTCCTGAAGAGGGGGAAGAAGACACTGAGGGGCTCTCAGCTAGAGTAGAAGGGGAAGCGGCTTCTTCTAATATGCCACAGCTCTCCCTTTACATGAGCGAAGAAGAGTTGGTTAGCCTTTACGAGACTTTAGATAAGCCTAGGGCGAGCCGTAGTTTTGAAGAGGTCGCGATCTCTGAAGACGTAATGAAGCCTATTCGTGACCGTCTTATTCAAGACATCGCACACAGCAGAAACCTCGACCCTGATTTCCATGATTATTACATGGGGCTGAGTGCTAACCAAAGAAACATCTTCGTGCGGTTCTGTCATACATGGACGAGTGAAAGAAAAAAGAAGATTAAGATCGGCGACAAGATAGCTCCTAGTGATCCAGGTCGATTAGAGGCTTTTAGAGCTAAGCTAAATAAAGACGAGAAGGCAGAGTTAGAGAGGAAACTCGACCAAAGAGTGCTTGATGTATACATGGGGAAGCGCGTCGTTAAGCTCGCAGAGGATAAGTTTAAGGCTAACTTTAATAAGAGCCAAGCCTTACAAGCGATCAACGCGGTATTCCAAAAGTCTGAGGGTGTCGCAGGCATGGATCAGATAGAGGCTACGGTGCTCGGTGGAGATGCGCTCTCAGAACCTCAGGCTAAAGTCTTGACTAAACTAGGGCTTGATCCGTCTGCTTTAAGAAGCGGTAATGCTAAAGAGATCGCTGACCTAATCTTAATGGTCACTAAGTATAAGAGTAAGAAAAATAAGATGTCTCTCGCAGACATTATCCGCACGATGAGCGCAAAAGACGACTTGCTCTCTAAATACTTCGCGAGCATTGACTCTAAGGCTGGCGCAATCCCAAGCAACTTATCTTACGCTATTGCGTATCGTTTATTTGCAGAAGGTCTATCCGCAGAGAAGATCGCAGAGGTACTAAAGAAGATTGGCGTTAAGGGGATCAAGTCTTCTGCCCAAGCGATACTTAATGAGGTCGCTAAAAACTCTTCAGGTGACTTCGCTAAGGCGAACATGGGCGAGCCTCTCACCACGGACTTGACTACAAGAGAAGCATTGGTTGAAGCACGCAGATTGTTCGCGGAGCTCAAAGACAGCTTCCAAGTCTCTGTCGAGGAAGAGGTGGACGATTTCTTAGAGGACTTCGCTAATGATTGGTACTCCGTTTACCTTAGCGAAATCCGCCGACCCACAGGGGGAAGCCAGTCAAGGACTCGCATGATGGACTCCACGCGTCCTTCAACAGTGAGAGAAGAGATTGGGATGCGCTTTAGAAGACGTATCCAAAACGCTAAGGCTTATGCAGAGTCTCGTCAGACGGCTAAGATTAGCGATCTTGAGGAGAAGATCGTAGGCGCTGAAAATCAGAAAGCACGAACGCGCTCTGATAGGTTTAGAGATGAGATTGACAGTCAGATCGCTGTGCTCCGACAAGAGCTTGCGACAGAACAAGCGCGTAAGAAATCTTTCGAGCAGGAGAGAGACATCCTTGAGAGCGCCTATGCGAGCTTCAACAAAGCAATAAGAGAGAGCAGTGTAGAGGGTCTTAATCTTACGACTAATAATCGAAAGCTCCGCGCTAAGGCAGAGAAGCTCTACCGTGACATCCAAGAGGTACTCGATAGCGTAAAGGAGGGTGTCGGCGCGATTAAGAAGGGGCGTAAGGTTATCCTTGAGCCTCGTAAGATGTCGATAGCTCAAGACTTTGCGAAGATTGGGCGCATCAGCGAGAGCCTTGAAGATAACCTCTGCCGTGAGTATTTGACCTCAAAGGGCATCCCTCTTCACATCATCAGCGAGATTTTACCGAAGAGAGGGGCAGTCGGCTCTGTTGACCGCGCCCGTAGCTCTTTAACCAAGGCTCAGCTCTCAAAGAGATTACAGGTTGCTGAAGGTGTTGAGATCACCAAAGGTGAGATCCTTGATATTCTTGAGCATGTATTCTCAGGTCAGTATATCTCTACGGCAGATGCTAATCCCCGTATGTACCGACTACTTAGCGAAGTAGACCAGCACGTCAAAGACAACGAGACGCTCGTTAAGATTTTTGATCTGAGTCAAAAGCTCGTTAGACATCACCTTTACCGTTACAGCATTGGTACGAGCCAAGCTAATATTAGTATGAGTGAGGTTGGGCTTACTGACCTTGAAGAAGTCGGACTCTCAATGGAAGCTCTTGAGGCAGAGTTTGAGAAGAACCCCCGCAGAGTTAAAAACTTCATCTCAGAGGCTCGGCTCGACACTCTTAAGACACGCTACAAAGCACTCGTCGCGAATGGTGACATTACTAACGAGCTTTACCAAGCTGTAACCAACGCGGCTAATCTACTCGACTCAAGCCGTTTCTTGTCTTCTGATGATGTGAGCTACTTCTGCCGTCTCATCTTGAAAAACCAGTACAACGAGATCGAGCTCGCAGAGGTCGTCCGTGATATTCGTGACAAGATTGAAACCAAGCGCGGTGAGTTTGAAGCAGAGAAACAGCGTGCTGAGGGTCTTATCGAACAGGCTAAGCAGGCTAAGATTAGAGTAACTGCATTGGCTAATAAGCTCCGTAGAGACGGTGTAGATGCTGATCAAGTCAGAGCGATTATTAGCGAGTTGAGTGCTAAGATTAACGGCACTCAAGCAAAGGCTGTGAGTAAGAAGCGCGTTACCGAAGCAAACGTCCAGGGCTCTTAATCTCGCTCAAGAGATTGAAACGGTACGTAGGGAGACGAGAACCTCGCAACAAACCCGTGAGCAGAGAGCACTTCTTAATCGTTGGGAAGAAACCATCGCTCAAGCTGAGGAGATGGGAGTCTCTCTTCGAGGCATCAAGCGTAAGCCAGCTCGCGTCGGTGCGACCATGATCGCTAATCTTGAGCGGAAGATCGAGAATGCAGGGAACGTGGCTTTCTTTGCTCTTAATGCCAAGACTCCTACCTCTGCGCAAACTAAGAAAGCTAGAGGCATCAAAGCTAGAGCAGAGAAGGCGCTCTTGGCAGGTAACGAAGCGAAGTACGCAGAGTTTATGTATCAGGCTTACGGGATTACGGGTAATCCTGACTTTTATATCTGTGACCCAGGCTCAGGTGGTGCTGACCAACGCTTTTACGAGCTTATGTTCGACACGCTCGCAAAGCAGGCTGTAGAAGCAGGCATTTATGGCGAGATGAAGTACCTAAAGAAAGACTATCCTCAGGGAGCATCTACACCTTTAAGCACTTTAAGTATGCGTCTTGATGAGCGCCTTAAGAAGCGCCTAAAGACGCGTGGGGATGCAGATAAGGCGATTGCTGAGCAACGTGGCGCTGAAGAGAAACTTGAGCGCGTGGTGACGGACAGTGCGGAGCTAGAAGTCTTAAGAGACGTAGCGGCTAAGAATGCTAAGGGCGCTAAGGACATCGCAGACCTTCTGAAAATGAAGTCGAGAGTTAATCCTAAAGTCTTAGAGGACGAGGTTACCAAGCTAGAGACTCTGCTCCAAAATGCTGAGAGTAGCTTAGCGAGCCTCGTCAGCAATAGAGCCTCTTTAAATCAAGCAAAGCGTAAGGGCGATACAGGAGCGGCTTCTGCACTTGTAGAGCTAGACGCTAATATTAAGAGTGCGCGGGCTCTCGTCAGCGAGCGTAAGAGAGGCTTAAAGAAAGCCAATACTGCGGTTAAGCGAAACAGACCTGTTGAGGGAGTTGAGAAGCTGGCTCTAGTGGCTAAGAAGCTCGGCATCCGTGTAACAGCTCGCTCTACCGAAGCGAGTCTAAGACGCAACATTGTCCGTAAGATTGACGAGCAAGTTGAGAACATCAAGAGCTCCTTCATAGAAGAAGGCGCAGATACTGTGATCTCGGCAGAAGACCTAAACATCAAGGCTCGATCTGTGGGCGGAGATATTTCAGCGTTTGACCTGAACACCGTAGAAGGTCGCAAAGGGGCTGACAACTATATCAACCGCGTTTACAGCGCCCCTGATAAGGATGCTCTTGCTGAGATTTCTCGTAGTGAGTCGATTAACCTCTCTTCGTTTGACTTGAACACTTTTGCGGGTCGCTATAGTGCGTTCCAGCACATTAAGTCGGTAAGAGTGGCTCGTACAACTCAGGCTACCGCACCTCAAAAGAAGCCTCGCGTTCGCCAAGAGTTTGCTGAAGCAGACACAGAAGCGAAGCGTAAGAAACGTCTTGAGGAAGAGGCTCGGAAAGCTCGCGTTAAGAGAGTCAAGGAGCGTAACGAGAGACGTGAGAGGCTTGACAGGGCAAAGGCTCGGTCTGCTGAGAGAGCTCAAAGAAGGACTACTAAGACCACCGCACCGACGACTCCTACAATCAGCGCAGAGGAGTTATCCGCAGATAGGCAGTTCCTTGACTTAAGAGGTCGCAGTATCAGCGGTTTGAAGGTTAAAGACCTCAAGGCACTCTCTGTTAAATACGGCTTAACTCCTTCTGTAACGACAGCTACTAAAGAAGAAGCCCGTAAAGCGATCCTGAGAGAGATCAGAAAGAGATTGAAGGCTGAGCTTGCGAGACTAGAAGAGCGTTCGTCTAGAGCCCGTACAAAGCGTACTAAGCGCACCAAGTCTACCAAGACCACCAAGACCACCAAGTCTACCAAAGTCTACCAAGACCACCAAGTCTACCAAGACCACCAAGTCTACCAAGACCACCAAGTCTACCAAGACCACTAAAGCTATCGCTAAGAAGGTTGCAGATTTGCAGACAGACTTTAGCGCACTTGCAGACTCAAGCATCAAGGCGACTCCGTTAAAGGCTATCGCTAAGAAGCATGGTGTTCCTTATGTGGCGAAGGAGGGTCTTGAGAAAAACCGTCGCGCTATCAAGAGAGCCGTTAAGAAGCTCCTCAATCAGGCGATTGCGGAAGCTGGCACTCAGTTAGCTGAGACAACGAAGAAGCCTAAGGCTACTAAGCCTAAGCCTAAGGCTACCAAGCGAACGAAGCCTAAGGCTACTAAGCGTACCAAGCCTAAGGCTACCAAGCCTAAGACTACCAAGTCGAAGACTACCAAGCCTAAGACTACTAAGCGTACTAAGCCTAAGACTACCAAGTCGAAGACTACTAAGCGTACTAAGCGCCGTAAACAAGCGAGCGACCTACAATCACTCGCTCAGCTAAGCGTCGTGTACCCAGGTCTTCGCGGTGACATCTCAGAGTACCTCGCACATAACCTGTAAAAAGGCTCTTGACGGAGGGTTCAGTTTGGGGCTACATAAGAACCTTGCTAGACCCTCCGTTTGGAGGTGTGTCGGTTGAGAGGCTTGAGCGCCCACACTCAAGACTTGATTGAAAACCGAGATAGAGATGTCGTGGAAACGTGCGGGAGCCACCTCTAGCGATCTTTACAAATCCTAGTCATGGGTTGCCCTAACTCCTCTTGGAGAAGGGACTCGGAGAACCTTGCAGAGAAGGTAGGTAGGCTAAATAGGGTCTACCAACAGCGACCCTCTCTGTTCCTCTAGCGGATAAGACCTTATTCTTATCACAGAGGTTTAAAGGAGGCTCCACAACCTCACCACCCTCTACTAGATAGTCGGGTGCTTCTACTGAGAGAGAGCCGTTAAATCTCTAAGTAGGTAGAAGTAAATTATCTAAGTAGACTTATAGGGTAGAGTGGGGAAGTCCATGTGAATAATAATAACGTCGCTCATAATAATCCTACTCTTACTCCTCATACTCATCCTACTGATACTAGTCCTAGTAGTAGTCATACTCATACTAATAATCATCATAGTAGTAATGATCATCTTTCATTATTTTAGGGGTACTTTATCTTTAGATAAGTAGATTTTTTAATCTAGAAAAGATTAGAAACACTCTCTAAAAGATACTAAACAAAATAACTCAAAGAAATCAACAGCTTACAGGGGCGAGAGGCTGGAAAACCTCTTCTAGCGACTTGAAAAGATTTTGATGAGAGACAAAAAGATTTGCCCCGCTGAAAACAATTTGCGAGCAAATTAATTTGAAAACATTTTGCCCGAAGCCCAAATTAATTTGGAGGTTAAACCGCTTCTAGGCTCGATTTAAGGTTAAATTAATTTGAAAACATTTTGCCTGAAGCCCAAATTAATTTGAAAACATTTTGCCTGAAGCCCAAATTAATTTGAAAACATTTTGCCTGAAGCCCAAATTAATTTGCCTCTAAGCAACCTGCTAGTGAGCTTAGTTGGAAATAAGGAGGCAGATCAGATGCTTACAGGACTGAAGAGAGGGCTTACACCCATCAACCAAGACATCGCGTTAGCGGTCTTAGGAGTTTTAAGAGGCACAACCCATGTAGGCTTTCCTAGGAGCATGGTGGGTAACACGTCAAGAAACGTGTACGTCACAGACTCTTTAACCTCAAAGGTGCTCACCTTCCGATATGACGAATGGGAAGGCATCTATGTGCCTGTTTTGGAGTCTTTGAGTGTTGAGGGTACTGAGAGCAGTTTAGAGAGCTGTAGGGACTATTGGAGCGCCAAACAGGATCAGGACGCGATAGGGATTGTCGAGGCTCGGCTTCAACAGAGTTATGAGTCTTTTTTAGCCAGCTCTTGATAAAGGTGTTGCGTCAGCGCCGCATCACAGGCTTCGTCATGGAGAGTTTCTTCATCGAGCTCAGGGAGCTCTTTTTTAATCGCTTCTCGGTTAATCTCGTATAACTCTTCGAGGGTGTAGTCTTCATTCATCTTGCCACCTATGTGTGTTTATAGTGTATGTGAAGCAGGAGGTATAACCATGCTCACACCAGCACTTTATCATGGGCCTACTGCGGAAGCTACCTGTACCCAGGAAGCCATGCTCTTTGGTCGTTTACTAAGAAAGCCTTTCGGTATGGAGGGTCGCGGGCTCAAGAAAGATGAGGCTCGCGAAGTCGTACAGCTTAACCGTAAAGGCGCTGTAAACCCTAGTTCGATAATCATCGGCAGATTAGACATCGCGAGTCCTTTATCTTCAGATGCGCTTCTCAAGGTCATCGAAGAGCCTTTTGAGAAGGTCGGCATATTCTTGTGGGCAGATGATCTTGGAGGTGTTTCTCCTACGATTAAGTCACGCTGTCGAGCCGTATGGTGTCCTAACGGAGACGGGGAGGAGAGCCACCCTTTTGATATTAGTTTGCTCTATCAGAGGTGGGCTGATCAAGACCTCAGTTTCTTTATAGAGGTCTTGAGGGATAATAAGGGCATGGAGCGAGAGGTGGTAGAGTCTTGCCTCGCAGGGTACTCTAATTCTATAGGTTTAGGGGCTTCTGATCATGTGATAGAGGGCTGGTTAAGATTAAGAGAGCTTTTGTCGATGAGGGCGCTCACGCCAAGTCAAGTTATTGAAGGGCTTTTCGGGAGTATGGTCAAATGAGTCTCGTTTACTTTGTAGAGGGTGGAGATACGTGGCTGAGGAACGCGTTTGTTAGAGGCTTTCTGAAAGAGAAGGAAGCTGAAGGGTGGCGCGTCGAGTCTTGTGTCGGCGGTGTGACTTCTGATGAGTCAATCCGAACCACTTTAATGGGCGGTATTTTCTTTACCGAGAAGACGCTCTTATGGGTAAAGAAGCCTGATAAGGTAGACCCGACTATGATTAGGGATCAGATAGGTCGGCACGCGAACCCTAATGTTATGGTCTTGCTAGAGCAGGAAGGTAAACTGAGGAAAGCAACAGGCTTGTTTACGGAGGTGGTGAGTAAGCTGGCTTCAGATTACAAACGAGAGTTTAAGTCTCCTGAGTGGTACAAGGCTGAAGAGCACGCGGTTAAGGTGGCTACTAATATCGCTAAGTCTCTTAATATCAAGATCAGCTCAAAGCTAGTCAAGGCGCTCGTTAAAGCGGTGGGTACAGACTTGGGTATACTCAACTTTGAGTTGAGAAAAGTCGCGATGATCTCAAAAGATCAAGAGGTCACTGCTGAGGACTTGAAGCAAGTGATCGCTCCGCTCGCAGAGGTATCGGGCAACATCATCTGTGAGGCGCTCGCCACGAAGAACAAGAAAGTGCTCTTGAGGGCTGTAGAGAAGTACCTCAAGACGAATAAGGCAGATACTTACACACTGATCTCTCAGTACCTACAGCCTACTCTTTTAAAGTGGTTACAGGTGGCAGACCTTTTAGAGCGCGGGCTCACAACCAAGCAGATCGCTTCAGACACTGGTATTAACGAGTATTATCTGAAGAACTCCCTGTGCGCACCTGCGCGTGCGTGGGGGCGCGAGGGTTGCTTAAGATTGGTGTGCGTTTTGTCTCGTACCCAAGAGGCTACGATGAGAAGTGTGCGCTCACCATTTTTTGTCTTGCTCGGAGGTATCTTAGAAGTCTTTGATACTTAAGAAGAAATAGAGAAAGATATCCTCAGCAACTCAAGAAAGCTGTCGCATATTTTCCTTTTTTCATCTTATAGTCCGTATTACGGCACCGACTTGGGCTCAACCTCTCCCTCTAATCTTATGAGCAGGTCGAGGGGTGGGCGGTCGAGCAGTTAAACGTATCTAAAATTGGAGACTAAGGAATGACGGACACCCAAGATTTCGCGCTCTCGGATCACGCAGAGAGCCTCCTGAGAGAATATTACATGAAGAATGGGGAGATAGATCCCCTTGAGGCTTTCAAACGAGCCTCTTACGCATACACCTCTAACAAAGCCCTCGCGGAACGGCTCTATGGATATGTCCGTAAAGGGTGGTTCATGTTTTCCTCTCCTGTCCTCTCTAACGCAGGAGGCAGGGGTCTACCTATCTCATGCTTTCTTACTTATGTGGGCGACAGCGTTGAGGGACTCATTGCGCATTCTGACGAGCTGAGGTGGATGAGTGTTCTCGGCGGAGGAGTCGGAGGACACTGGTCTGACATTAGGGCTGTGTCGGATAAGTCGCCTGGCCCTATCCCGTTCATTAAAACTGTGGACTCGGACATGGTGGCTTATCGTCAAGGCAAGACTCGTAAGGGGTCTTATGCGGCTTACCTTGATGTGAGCCACCCTGACATTATGGAGTTTCTTAATCTTAGAGTCCCTACAGGCGGGGACACTAACCGTAAGTGTTTTAATATCCATAACGCGATCAACATTACAGACAAGTTTATGGATGCGGTGCTCGCAGGGGACTCTTGGGATTTGATTGACCCGCACTCAGGTGAAGTCAGAGATACTCTTGATGCTAGAGCTTTGTGGGAGCGCATCTTAAAAATACGCTTTCGTACAGGCGAGCCGTATCTGTGTTTTATCGACACAGCCAATCGAGCACTCCCAAGGGCGTTGAAGGCGAGAGGTCTTAAGATTAGAGGCTCTAATCTTTGCTCAGAGATTATGCTCCCTACAAGTGGTGACCGTTCTGCGGTGTGTTGTCTGAGCTCGCTGAACCTCGAATATTATGACGAGTGGAAAAACACCACCATCGTGGAAGACTTAATCGAGTTTCTTGACGACGTGCTTCAGTATTTCATTGAGAACGCTCCTGCTTCGTTAGAGCTTGCTATTAAGAGTGCCGAGCGCGAGCGCAGTCTTGGGTTAGGCGCTATGGGCTTCCACGCTCTTTTACAGCGTAGAGGCATTGCTTTTGAGAGTATGTTTGCTCAGAGCCTTAATCATCAAGTATTTTCTTTGATTAAGGAGAGAGCGGTTAAGGCTTCTCGTAGATTGGCTGAGGAGCGCGGTGAGTATCGGGATGGTGTCGGCACAGGAATGAGGAACAGCCACTTGTTAGCTGTTGCCCCTAATGCAAACTCAGCGATCATCTTGGACACCTCACCGAGCATTGAGCCCGTCAGCTCTAATGCGTTTACTTATCGTTCGAGGGCAGGGACGTTCCTTCATACGAATAAATATCTCGTTAAACTCTTGGAAGCTCGCGACGTAGATGTGGATGGGATCATCAAGAGCGTGATTGCCCATAAGGGCTCTGTGCAACACCTCGATTGTCTGACTGATCAAGAGAAGGAGGTCTTTAAGACCGCTTCAGAGCTGGATCAAATGTGGGTCATTGAGCACGCTTCTGCGAGACAAGAGTATATCTGTCAAGGTCAGAGTGTGAACCTATTCTTCCCTGCGGGGGTAGACGTAAACTATGTTAACGCTGTTCACCTCAGCGCATATAAGAAAGGGCTTAAGGCTCTTTACTATTTGCGCACCGACGCAGGAGTGACAGCGGATAAAGTCAGCCAAAGGGTTGAGCGTAAGAAATTGAGTGATTATAAGATTGAGGAGTGCCTCTCATGCCAAGGTTGACCGAATACAGTACCACCTATAAACCTTTCTCTGCTCCGTGGGCGATGCAGATCGCTGAGGAACATGAGAAAATCCATTGGGGGACATGGGAAGTCCGATTACAAGAAGACTTGTCTCAATGGAAAGGCGGTAGGATTAGCGACTCTGAGAAGAGTTATATTACTCAAATCTTAAGGGTGTTCACTCAATCTGACGTAGCGGTGGGGGGCAACTACTGCTCTCTGTTTATCCCTGCGTTCAAAAACAACGAGATCAGGAATATGCTCTTGAGCTTCGCTAATCGCGAAGGCACGCACCAACGCGCTTATGCGCTCCTCAATGATACGCTTGGCTTACATGAGAGCGAGTATACTAAATTTCTTTCTTTTGATGAGATGAGGGATAAGATTGATTTTATGCTTAATCCGCCTGATCAGGTTGAGAACAGGGATGAAGAGCTTGCTTATCATCTTGCCCGCACCGTCTGTAATGAAGGCATGAGCCTGTTTAGTGCTTTTGTAATGTTACTTAACTACCAAAGATTTGGTAAGATGAGGGGAATGTGCGAGGTAGTGGAGTGGTCGATCCGCGACGAGTCGATGCACGTTGAGGGGATGACTAAGCTCTTCCACGAATACTGCCTTGAGAACCCTCATGTGGTTAACGATAATCTTAAGGCTTACGTTTACCGTAACTTTGAGAAGGCGGTAGAGCTTGAGGACGCGCTGGTTGAGCTGATTTACGGAGAAGAAGAAACCGTAAACGAGCTTTCGATTTCTGATGTTAAGACGTATGTTCGATATTTGGCAGACCGCAGATTATTACAGCTAGGACTTAAGCCTATCTTTAAACAAAAGACTAACCCTCTTCCTTGGCTCGATTGGGTAATCGCAGGGGACAGCTTCAAGAATTTCTTTGAGGGTACGGTAACTGATTACAATGCAAGCGGTATGACGGGCGAGTTTGACTGGAGTATGGCTAAATAAGGAGGCTACTTTCAGCCATAAATAGGGTATTGTCTGTACTCATAACTCAATCAGGAGTACAGACAATGAAGGCATATGAAAGTGGTACTGTCCACTCGGTAAAGTTTAAAAATCCCGCTCAAAACTTTTATATCCTAAAAATGAAGCTCGACAACACAGGGCAACTTGTCGATGTTAAAGGGAATGTTCCAGGTATTGACGTTCAAGTCGGCACATGGTTTGGCTTTGAGGGCTTTTGGAAAACAGACCCTAAGTGGGGTCGGCAGTTTACCATCAAAAACGCGCCTTGCGTAAAGGGCGAGTGGACAGCAGACACCGCTGAAAAGGCGCTCGTCTCGTATGGCGTAGGTGCTTGGACTCTCGCACAGTTACGTAAGACACTCTCTGATGAAGACTTCCTAAAGTCGTTAGGCGATGTTGATTTCTTGCAGACTCAGTGTGGGCTCACTGAGGTGTCAGCGCAACACGTTAATGTAAAGTGGCTGTTTGTTAAAAACTTCTTTCAAACGCTCGACTTCCTCAACGGCTTAGGGCTCTCTTCTGAAAAGATTAGGACTATTTGGCGCACTTTTGGAGATGATTGCGCTAGTAAGATTAAAGCTAACCCTTGGTCTTTGCTTAAGGTGCGCGGGGTCAAGTTTGAACAGTGTGACACCATAGCTCAGAAATACGGTGTCAAACTAAACGGCAATCCTAACAGGATAAGAGGTTCAATCCATTATGTTGTGCGTGAGGGGGGAGGCTTCGGACATCTTTACATTGGTAGCGCGTACCTCGCTCAACAAGTACGTAGTTTCTGCGGGTCGAGCGTCACAGATGGAGAGATTGGTGCTTTGCTTAAAGAGCTTCATAAAGAAAAGCGCCTCGTCATAGACCGTATCGGCAGTCAAGTGAGTATTTACGATCTGTGGAACTACAAGATCGAAAACTCTGCCTCTCAGACGCTGGTGAGGAGATTAACAGACGCAAAGCTCAGCGACACGTCAAGATTAGAGATTGCGAGAAGCCTCAACCCCCAAAACCAAGAGGTTTGGGGCGACCTTGAGTTAGCTCTTGATATGTATTTAGACCGCTACAAGGCTTCCTTAACATTAACAGATAAGCAACTCGAAGGCGTAAGAAACGCTGTGTTAGCTCCAGTGTCCGTAATCACAGGGTTACCTGGCACAGGTAAGACTACATCCTTAAAGATGCTTGTGAGCTTATTGAGAGATGCGGGTCAGCAAGTGCTCCTCATAGCGCCTACAGGGATTGCGGCTAAGAGGGTCGCGAGTGTGTGCGGTTGCTCAGCCTCTACAGTACACAGAGCTTTTAGCGCCAAAAATCTTAATACAGGGGGAGAGCGCGAAAGCTCTTACGCAGGGATTACAGGCGATACCGATGGAGGCTTAAACACAGACGGGTCTAAAGAGGAGTGGGGCTATACGCCTACAGATCCTCATCCTGCTGATGTGGTAGTGATTGATGAGTCTTCGATGCTTGATCAACACTTGCTGTATCGGATCACACACAGCACCAAGCCTGGGTGTAGGCTCGTATTCGTGGGCGACGTTAATCAGCTTCCTTCAGTAGGGGCGGGTAATGTGCTCAAGGAGGTTATTTCTTGTGGAGTGTTCCCTGTTGTGTCTTTAGAGGAGATTTTCAGGCAAGAGAACACCTCAGATATTGTGTATGCGTCTCACGCTATCCATAAAGGATTGATGCCTGACTACTCAAACTACTCTGACTTCATATTAGACGAGTGCCATACAGGTAAGGATGCTCAAGGGAAGATTGTCGAGATTGCTACGAAGCTCTACCGAGATCGCGTCAACTTCCAAGTGCTCTCTCCTAGACATAAAGGAGACGCAGGAGTGACGAGTTTGAATAGCTCGATTAGAGAGCGCATTAATCCTGCAAATGCAGGGCTCAGAGAGTGGCGCATTGGTAACGATACGCTCCGAGAGCAAGACCGTGTGATGGTGGTCAAGAATAACTACAAGCTCGGTGTTTACAATGGCGATGTGGGTAAGGTTAATCAGATCGACACGAAAAGCTCTGAGATAGAGATTAAGCTCCACGATACCCCTGCTCGGTATGTGCGGATTAAGTTTTCAGAAGCGTCGAGCCTCTTGCGCCTTGCGTATGCGATGACAATCCATAAGAGCCAAGGTCAGGAATACGATGTTGTTGTAATCCCTATGATTAGTGCTTTCCATAACCAGTTACAGAGAAATCTTCTGTATACAGCGGTGACGAGAGCTAAGAAGAAAGTAATCTTACTCTCTAATGAGGGGGCGATCCAAAAGGCTGTGCTTAACTCTCAAGATGAACACAGGAATACACACTTAAGTGCTCGCATTAAATCTCGCCTCTTATGGGCTGAGGCTCAGAGCTCTCAGAAAGAGCGTAATGGGGATTACCTTTACATTATGCAATCATCAGGTAACGGACACTTGAAGATAGGTAGAGCTAAAGACCCTAAAGCGAGGGTAGCCCAGCTTCAAACAGGTAACAGTGAAGAGATTAAGCTGATCGCTTCTTACGAGGGTTGGGGTTGGAGGGAGTCTGATTTGCACATTAAACTAGGCTCTCATCGCCTTAAGGGTGAGTGGTTTTCTTTACAAGGTATCGACAGCTTACCTGATGATGTTTACGAGGCTCTGCCCTTGGAAGAGATAGAGGGAGAGAAGGCTTGGTGGAAAAAATAGGACTCTGAGGAGACTTAAAAGTGTATAGCTCTTGAACCTTTCAACCGCCACAAAGGAGGGCAAGATGGAAGACAAAGAGCTTCAAGCGATCCGCGCAAGACTGCGTGATATTAAAAAGAAGATCCGTATTACCAAGGTGGTCTGCACCCGATCCGTCAAAGGTCGAGGGGGCGACAGCTACGTTGGCTTTTCTGCGTCTTGGGACACCATTCAAGATGACGGTACGCATGATCTTGAGAATGTCGGTGACATAGATGAGGCACAGTCCTTAAACGCGATGACCATGAAAGAGGCTGTTATCGCTTCTAAGATTGTCGCTAGGGAGGCAGACCTCGCCGCTTATGAGCACGCGGTATCGGGTGGTTCGATTTCTTCTGAGCACTACCAGCAAGCAGTCCGACAGATTAAAGCTAACTACGACCAACTTATTTTGGAGGCATTGAAAAAATGACAACGATTGACTTTGACGGCATCTACGACGCGCTCCGCGTCATGGACGTGCCGTTAGACCCTGACCCTATTCAATACGGCCCGAAGCGCCTTAACGGTAAGGTTGCTGAGAGTAGGGCTCAGCTTTCAAAATGCGAGTCTATTTTCTTAGACTTGTCTCAAGAGCTCTCAAGAGTGAAGCGAGAGAGCAGACTAGCTGAGGCTGACTTTAGCCTTCAGATGAAGCACTTACTCGCCAATGACCCTGAGGTCAGAGCTGGTCGTAACCTTAAAGACCGTGAAGCTATCGCTACGATGAAGCTAGAGGTAGAGCACCGTAAGATTAATGATCTTACCCTCTTTATCGAAGAGGTGGAGGCTTGTTTGACGGTCATCAAAGCTAAGCGTTCTGACCTTAAGGACATACAAGGGCGCTTGAGAGATCAGATTAAGCTCATACAGGAAGAGATTAACCTCGGCACTAAGTGGGGTAATCTTGAAGCTCAAGCTGTAGAGCTGATCCCAGGCAAGAACCAAGCTATCGTTAGTGGCTTTGTGAAGAAAAGCCCGTCGCAGGAGGGGAGGGCAGAGATCCCTCTCCCTATCTTTACTGAGCCTCATTTGATGACCTCTGACATGATAGAAGAGGCTCCAAACAAAGACGATAGCGCAGAAGCCTTTTGTGGTAGCGAGCCTCAAAAGGCTGAGGTGCTCCCTAACTCTAACAACTTCTCAAACTTCGACTTGGACGACATTTTAGAAGATTTTGATTTTTAATGGTCAACATTCTCACGTCAAAGTGTATATGAGACGTGGGAGGCTAGTTTCTTTCTTTTGTCACTTTCGACCCAAGCCTAAAAACCCACTCATTAACCACACACCCCCCTTTCGGAGGTTTACATTATGTCATTCTCGACATTCACACTCGACAACCCAGGCTCAGTGCCTAGCTCTTACAAGTCAGATCGCTTTAAAGGCGAGGAGGGCAAGGAGTACCGCGTTTCTTTCCTTTGGTGGAAGGGCATCGAAGACGGTACTCCTCTCATGGAGAATTCTCCTCAGTTCGCTTCTTGCCACCGTATGTATGTGCAGGGCGCTGGTTATGTGCTCGACAAGGGGCCTGAGTTTCTCCGTGTTGCACAGCAAGTTGATCCTAAGGTGAAGAAGGCTCGTCTCGCAATCGGCACTGTGATCGTCTCTTGGCCTCTCAAGGACGGTCGCCCTGACAAGACTGCGCTCGCTAACGGTGAGTACAAGGTCATGCCTTGGGTCTTCTCCGAGGACAAGGTAAAGTCAATCCTTCGCAAGCACCAAGAGTGGCCTCTCTCTGAGCATGATCTCACCATCGCTTGTACCGACACGCAGTTTCAGAAGATGGACTTTTCGATCACTCGCGATAATCTTTTCGCTACGCTCTTGAGCAAGGACAGCTCAATCGCTAAGGACGTGATCACGAAGGCTCAGAACGTCGTTGAGAACATCAACAACACTCTCGCTAATGACTATACGCTTGATCAGTTCAAGGAGAAGCTCGGTCTTGAGGTCGCTAATCCTACTGGTAGCGTCGGCGCTTCTTCAGGCGAGATTGATGATATGCTCGGAGACATCTTAGACGATGACTGATAGTCTTTAAGATTAAGAGCAGGCACTAAGGTTTTAGATTAAAAGGGGGGTGGGCTCACGATGGGCTCATCCCCCTTCTTCGTATGTAAGAAAGGTTTTTATGAGAGTGTTAGGATTAGACCCCTCCTTAACCAACTTCGGTTGGGCGGTACACGATACGGAAGCTAAGGAAGCTGGTAGGTGTGTCGCTAGAGGGAGGTGGCAAACAAAGAAGAAGCAACTCTTCGTTACGCGTTATATGGAGATGCGACAACGCCTCATTTCGCTGATTACAGAGCACAATGTTGATCGGGTTGGTATCGAGTACCCGATCTTTAACGCCCTGTGGTCTGAGGGTATGTATGGGCTCTTTCTCTATTCGTGTGAGGCACTGTATGAGTCTAAGGCCGATGTTGTTTTCTTCACCCCCCCGCAAGTCAAAGCTCTAGCGAGAGAGTCCTTGGGTAGACCGAAAGGATGGAAGATGTTGAAGGCTGATATGGTGGATACAGCGAAGAAAGATACCAACACAAAAGCTCGCTGGAACCACAATGAAGCAGATGCCTACTTGGTCGCTCGTTCAGCGGGGCGGTTCTTTTTACATCTAGATAGTGTATTAACAGCAGACGATCTCAGTGAGGTCGAGAAAAAAATGTTCTGTAGAGAACACACCTTCTCTCGCGGTAAGAGAGCAGGTCAAACAGTCAAGAGCGGTCTGATCCACAGAGAAGAGGATCGTTTCTTCCTTTGGTCTAATGATGAAGGCGATGTGTAATGCCAAAAAAGAAGACAGAAAGTAAGCCTATCTCTCCCATCCAAAAAGCTCGCGAAGGGCTCAAAAAGTCGTTGGGTAAGAACTACGAGGACTCTAAAGTACCTCTCAACGACGATCTTTTAAGAGAGCCAGCGCCCCATATCCCTACAGGGAGCGTAATATTAGACTACCTCATCGGCGGTCGTCCTAATCAGTTTGGTGTGCCTCCATGTCCAGGTTGGCCTCGCGGTCGTATCTCTAATGTTTACGGCAATCCAGGCGCAGGTAAGACTACAGCGGCACTTGAAGCCTGCGCTTCTGTAATCCGCATGGGAGAGGCTTGCGCTTATATCGACTTTGAGAACGAGGTTGATCCTTCTTATGCGGCGGCTATCGGTATCCCTATCGCAGACGAGAACCATTTCATCCTTGATCAACCTGATACCCTTGAAGAGGGTTTCCGCCTGATGTGGGCTTATGCGAAAGCTGGTGTAAGTCTTATTGTTATCGACTCTGTAGGCGCGGGTGTGCCTGAGCAATGGTTTCGTGCCAAAGACGAAGAAATTGGTCAGCAGGGTCGCATCGGCTTGCTCGCTTCAAAGTGGTCTAACTTCCTCCCTCGCTTCAAGCGCCTTATCACAAAGAGCGGTACAGCGGTCATCGCGATCTCTCAACTCCGTTCTAAGATTGGTGGTATGGGTATGGGGCCGACTACGGAAGTGCAGGGAGGTAAGGCTTGGCAGTATTATTCTTGTGTCCGTATGGGCTTACGTGTCGCAGGTAAAGAGCGGGCGAAGATGTTCAACCCTCTTTTAGGTAAGGCTGAGGAGCAAGTAACAGCTACTAATGTCATTGCGAAGCTCGATAAGTGTAAAGTCAGCTCATCCGTGTTCCATGAGATGAAGTATTGGCTTTCGCATGGGAGCGGGATTGATGACGTGCGCTCTATCATCGAGGTAGGCACTAACTATAATGTTATCAGCAAGAAAGGCGCGTGGTATACGTGGGTGACTCCTGATGGGGAGGAGATCAAATGCTGTGGTTACGCGGCTTTCCGCTCTGCGATTGATGAGAAAGGTTTGAGCGACACTTTGTTTAGTCACATCTCTCCGTTACTTACTCAACAGTTTGGAGACGGAGAGGTCGAACCCGACGAGGGCGCTGATCCGTCTATTCTCGACGGATTAGAGGATGACTAAGACTAACGGGAGCACTCGCCATGCCAATGATGAAAACGTCAAATACACCTCAGATACTCCGCATGAACATGGGAGAGCTACCCTCTAAAGACCCTCTCGCTTTCCAGCAAGGCTACATTTGGGGCTACACCTTGAGTGAGCAAGATAAGTACGAAGAAAGCGACTTGAGCGACAAAGCGGTTGCCTTCAAAGAAGGTTACGCTTGGGGTCGAGGAGTCAAGCTCGGAGAGCGCGAGAAGCCTGATTGGGTTATTCAGGGTTAAGGATATCCTGAACAATAAGAGGGTCTATCTCGACCACCTCTAAGTCACCGCTCGCGATCTTCCATTCCCAATGGCGGATTAGCGCCTCTGATCCCTCTTTAACAGTGGTTAATCTTGTATTCGGACAAAACCAAAGAGTACAAGATCTGTTCCAACATAGAATTATGGCAAAGTCCTGAAGGTCATCGACTTTGGGTAACGGTCTGATGTCTTTTAAGCCGAAAACAAGGTTCTCAGAGCACACGTCTACGAAGTCTTCAAGGTGGCCTGTAAACCAACAGTCTAAGAAAAGCCACATAATCTTAAAGCTCTCATGAAGAGAGCTTTTTCTTTGACAGCAGTGGATAAATCCTCTGTATAAGAAGTTGATATAGTCAGTTATGCTCATGTCCCTACCCTCTCCAGCCTTCACTCGTATTTTCAACTAGAGGATAGAGGGAGAAAACCTGATCGTTTTTTCGACGTGAGCTACGTAGTTGAGAAGCCTCGCGGATTAGACACAATATTTGAGATGAGCTCCAAATCATAACATCGAATAGCCTCCATTAAGATACGGCTCTCAAACCACAAGTCACCATCGACTAGAGGCATGAATAAGTCAGCGATGTTATCCACTCCTAACATTACGTCTACTCCCCCTTCGATTAACTCCATCACGGGAGCTATAGAGTTGTGGATGGGCGCGGTCAGGTCGCTCTGTTGCTTCATGCTTAAAGCGGCGCTCGGACACACTATGACACCTATACCCGCGTCTCTAATCTTAGAGATCACGCGCTCCCGATCACTCTTCTGCTGGCAGGCTAAAGAAATAGCGTGGACGAGATTAACCTCACCTTCTAAACCATACTCAGAGACTTTATCCGCCACCATCTCGGACTCCTTCTCTGACGGAATGTTGTTTTGCCCTACGTGTACGTCTACGGGTTTCGACATTTCTTTAGCTATGGATAAAATGATGTCCATGTGTAAAGAGGGAGACTCGTCTCTATCGGGGAGTCCACCTACCACATCGGCTATCTCGCAAGCCTCTGTAAATATTCTCCGCGCTTCAGGCTGTACGACACCTTCCAAAGGCTGTACGGCGAGTTGGAGGTCAAAACCTTCTTTAGCGTGTTTTTCCTTCAATTTTTGAGCTACTTTCATTGGTGTGAGCCCGACGATAGGGTCTGCGTCAATGAAGGTTCTGCATTTGGTGACTCCCTGCTCTTTAAGAGAGGCGATACCCATCTCCATCCTGCTTACAAGAGAGTTTTCGGTATAGCGAAATTTGAGCTCTCTGTAGATATTCCACTTTTCTTGCAGGCTGTTTTGAGACAGTTTGAGGTTATAGGGCGTCACCAAGTAGGCTTTGTCTAGGTGCGCGTGGTGACACACGAAGCCTCCTTTACTTTTTACGAGTCTCAAAAAAAAAGTTTTAAGGTTAGACTTCTCAATCATATTGACCATGCTCTGTCGCCTCGGATATTTACAGGTTAAGACAACCTAACGCGCTTAAGGATTAAGGTAAAGATAGATGAGCTCCGAATACGTGGAAAACTTGAGACTACTAATGTTAGAGAAGATTAAGGCAGATCGAGCTAGCTTAGCCTTGAAGACTATGGGCTGGCTAATCCTCTCAGGTGTGCTTTTTTTCTGCTTCGGTGGGCAGTATACGCGGAGCAGGCGTGCTCTCAGGTTTGGGTTTTATTGTTTTCTTTTCCGCCCACCTCTGTGATTTAAGGTCTGAGCAGGTCAGATGCAAAATCAAAAGCCTGATGCTCACGAAAGGCGGGCAAGCTCAAGCCGTGTCTTCTTTTGAGTGAAATCTGGCTCTTTTCATTTTTCTTAAAGGAGGGATCTTTTGTCCCCATATTGTAGATTAGTCCTTACAACGGCGCTGGCGTCTGTAATAACACTCACCGCTTCTGCTGAGGTTTTACGCATCCATGTCCCAAGCCTCCCGCCTTCAATCACTGAGAAATCACCTTCCGAGGATTACTTTGAAGAGCGCCTCTTTACAGTCAAATACAAGATTAAGGTATCAAGTAATCTTAATCGGGTGGCGATCTCCGTTTATCTATTTGTTAGGTTAGAGGCTACCACTTACGAAGACGGGAGGCGCTTAGAGCCCTACAGGGAAGAAATACCCTCAGAGCCTAAAGATTTAACGGCAGAGAGGTACTTCCAAGTCTTAAGCGGAATAGTCCCTATCTTATACGAGGGAGAGTCTACCCCACTTTTACGGGCAGGGAGCTTTAAAGATATTAGACAGAGGGTTTTAAGCCGTTCTGTACCTACGATAGCTCGTTGGGAGATCGTATTCCCTACCTTAATCTCCGACAGGATTGAGCACGCACAAGTAGAGATTAACCAAGAGAGCGGTATTATAAAGCTCACGATCCCTGAGTCGGCTCAGGTCTTTAAGGAGTCGAGGTATTCTTCTGATCTTAATTTTCTCAAATACCTACCCTCTTGCGCATCCCACACCACCTACCTCTCTTCAAGATATTACTCTTACGAGAAGGCTAGGTGTTTCTTTAAAGGCTTACGTGACTTCCGTAAACTAGATGCTGTGAGCAGAAAACAGTTCCTTACCAAGCCTATGACTCCTCTACAAAGGAAGACTTTTAGGAAGAGTCGAGAGCACAAAGCTCTTCTAAGCGATATGAAGAGACAGCGGAAAGCTCTCCCCTCTAAGCTGTTCTGTTTCCCAAGCCGTCTGAGCACCTATTCACTTAAGCATAAAGGTCTTGAGATAAAGAACCCAACTCTCTTTGGATCGTTTAAAGAGATCCCAGGTAGCTTGAGGTTCTTCAATTTAGGCAAGCCTAAGATTACTAAGAGTGGTCGCCGTCCTGTTGTTTCTCGCACGTTCCTCAAAGTAAGTGAAGAGGATGGGCTTCCACTTGAGGGAGAGGCTGTTACGGCTTGTTTTAGAGTGGTTAAAGGCTTCCCTTACAGGAAAGGGCGAGTAAGAGGGCGCTTCCCCTACAATCGTTTCACTCAAGGTTATCGTTTCTTAGACGTAACGCTAGATATGATTTATTTGAAGGATCAGCCTTACCTTGTAGACAAGAGAGGCAGGGTGCGTAAGATTTAAGCGATTAGGGTTGACGGTCTTGGTCGGGGTGGTATAGATGTTTACGGAGCATGGCTTAAGGCGGTGCTTTAATCTAACTCTAGGCGTTTGTAGCTCAGTGGAAGAGCAGTGGCCTTCTAAGCCATTGGTCGCAGGTTCGACCCCTGCCAGGCGCGTAAAAGGAGCCCTAAAAGTGGACGGTGTAGACCTCGACGCGCTCTTTGCTATGTTATCCAGTGCAGGGTTTGTATTGTTAGGTGTTCAAATACATCGAGTGTCTTCAAGGCTTGTTATAATCTTAGAGCGAGTAGTAAAGAAAATTAGGAGATCAAATGATAGTTAAGAAGCAGACCGCTCCTACTACGGACGTTGCGTGGGGTGAGAGGTGTACAGAGGTAGCGGTTACTTTAACAACAACTCCCAATAACACCTGCTTCATTGATGTTTACGGTAACGGTGAAGAATTTCTTTTCGGAATGTCTTTGTCGTGTAAGTCAAGGGAGAGCGCCGAAGAGGTGTTTTCAGAGGTCGCTTCTTCTCAAGACGTGAAGGTGTCTAATCTTCAAGCTAAGGGCTTTGAGGACTATTGAGAGATGCCTGCTGAACAGATACTGCCTAACATCTCCGTGTTTTTTTACATCTTGACCGTAAGCACGATACTTTATCACGTTTTAAAGTAACGTCTTGACAGGATACACTTCAGGGCATTAACTGAAAGCCCTTTTGGGTTGTTAGCTCAATGGTAGAGCAGTGGACTTTTAATCCATTGGTTCAGGGTTCGAGTCCCTGACGACCCATTCTTACGCAAAGGATAAGCACTATGTGGTGTCTTGAGGTCATAAAGAAGATGAATGCCCCTGAGTCTCAGAGCGCGCGCCCCACCCCTGAGCTATTAGATTACGACGGCGATAATGTTGTTTTTTTACCAAGAAAAATGTACGACAGCGCCCTAGTAGGAATGTCTCACGTTAATGGGTACAGGGTAGCTGTCTACGATAAGGATAGGATAATAGATATACTCGCTAAGTCTTGGCTAAGTGACCCTACTTACGGGGAGTCTGAAGACACCGCGTATGAAGAAGCTCTTGAGTATTACTATTACAATATCGAGGGCTCTCTAGGAGCGGGTTATCCTATTTACGTATCTCGTGAAGATTTAGATGTGTTTTTGGAGGAGGTAGAAGATGTGGGTGAAGGAAGCAGTGGCGCTGAGGAAGAAAGGTAGCGTAGAGTACGTAGTCTTACCTAAAGGTACTGAGTGCGTGATTGTCGGAGGTCAGTATTTGAAGACAAAGTACGGGCTTTTAGAGTTGACCACAGAAGCCGTCATGCGCTCGACTAAATACTTCAGCTCTGAAGAAATTGAAAAAGTAGACACTCTCTTAGAGACTTCTAGTGTAGAGAAATCAGTTATGGGCAGTTAGCCAAGCGGTTAAGGCTCTCGTCTCATAAACGAGCGATCCAGGGTTCAAATCCCTGACTGCCCATCCTTTGCACACACATACGCATAAAGAAAAAAGAAAATGGACTTAGATAACCTTTTAGGAGTCGTGTTAATCCTCTCCGTCTCTGCTTTAATAGCATACTTTTACTACACACAGGAGATTACTGTCGTGATGTGTCCCAGCGAAGCAGGCTATCATTTTATCGGGCGAGAGAGAGATTACTTCGACCTCACAAAGTCTTTACCTCAGATGAAAAACTTTGAATGTGAAGAGCACGTTATGACAAAAAATGAATGGTTTGAGATTAAAAGGCTTTTAGGTCAAACCTATCCAGGTTTCCCAAGACCTAGAGGTGTCCGTTGAAGTTTAAGAACAATGATAATCTTAACTTCCTAGTAGTCGTTATTTCATTTTTTACAGTGCTTTACTTGATGGACTCAAGGCGGGAGGTGCGAGTAACTTTATGCGCGAATGGGGATAAAGTTACCTATTTCGGCATAGGGGAGATTAAGTCTTCAGATTTTCCCTCTTCTAATAGATGTGCGAGTAAGTTGATGACTAAGCGCCAATGGTATAGCCTCAGAGACAGGACTTACGAAAACGTGCGGAAGAGGAAATCAAATGGTGGACGAGAATAAGCTGTATAAGCTCTTAGTGGAGCCCTGTGACCCTGACACTAAGAAACTCGCTAAGGCTCTCTATAAAGAGATCGTAGAGACTCTAAAGACGGCTGAGCCTACTCAGGGATCAGCCGTGGAGAATAAAGCTGTCTCTGATAAAATAAGACAGCTCACCTAAAACGATTAGGTGGTGAACGATGAAAATGGAAATGGGTATATTTTCTGCTCTCTCAATGCTTTCATTAGCAATGAGTATTTTTGTGTTGGCGGAAATCAGCTTAAACGAACCTAAGGTTGTAGTTTGGTCTGTACCCAAATCGAAAGGTTGTACCTTCCCTGTAAAAGAAGTAAGGCACATAAAAACAGAGATGGAGCACATCGTCCCTTACTCACAGATACACAAGTGTTACTACGACCGTCTTAAAAGGTTAGTTAAGGTGAGCACTTACAACTTCGAGAGAGGGTATCAAATGAAAAAGCCTACTGAAGAGGTTCTTTACAAATGGAATAGGTTGAAACTTCTTCAATACTCAGTGCGTAAAGCCACGCATGGGAATGGCGATGTTGATGTAGAGGTCTACGTTTTAAAGTCTCATTGACTGTTTTCTTTCTTGAGGTCTTCTCTCTTTTGCCTTTTGCGTCTCGCGTTCTCTAGGCGCTCACATTCAAAGCTACAGTATTTGAAACGGTCTTTAGGCATCTCTTCTCGGCATTTAATATTATTGCAGAAGAGATGCCTTTTACGGGGCTTTATTTTGTTCTTGTCTCTGTGGCGAGCGCGGTTTTCAACGATCCTGCACTCCGTAGAGCAAAACTTCTTCCTGTTGCTAGGTAGATTGTTTGAACACTCCCTACTTAGACACTCCGTAGGACTGTCTACGGTTAGTAAGTCGATTTCTTTTTGGGGTATGTGCCTTCGGCCTTTGCAGTTGTACTTCCAGCATCGGTCACGGCTAACATTGTTCTTTACAGGGCTACCAACTTCGCTGTTACAGACCCATACGATTTTGCCTTCTTGGTTAAAGACGCTGATTAGACATTTCATCTTGTTGTGGCCTTCCTTTTTAGGAGGATTATTTACCATATCTTGACTCTCTGAGCACAGGTATAAAGAGCCTATATACTCTCTGAGTATATTATGCTCTTAGAGAGGTTTAAGATTATGAGAAGATCAGCAAGGTTCGCTAAAGGCGACAAAAAAGCGTTTAAGAAGTGGTTTAACGGTTTGAGTAAGGAAGATCAGCAAAAGTGGCTTGATAGCCAAGAGCAGTATTCAATCAGCTCAGGGTCTAACAAGCCTGCTAAGAAAACTGCTTCTGCAAAGAGAGTGGCTTTTCAATACCTCGTAAAGTCAGCGAGCGAAGAAGACAAGGTGACCTTTGCTATCGACGGGACTTGGAAAGGGCGGTCTTTTCTACGTGTCCATCGTTTCGACAAGGACGTTTTTGAAAAGCATTACGCTAACGAAGACGTGATTACTAACTGGATGGCTTTTCAGTTCTTAGGGTCTTTAGCGACCCTCGATGAGATCGAAGGTCATTATACAGAGGCAGATATACCGAGACTCCGTAACTTATTAGAGCAGTATGGCGGTGGCGTAGAACACTTTATCTTAGTAGGGGAAAGACCTGGAGGTAACGGGGAGGTTATTCATAGAGAGTCTTTCGGTCAGTCTATGGGTAACGCATCGAAGAGATCTCGTATCGGTGTTTACATTCAGACAAGAAGACACGGTTATGTGTCAGGGGAGCCTTCAGGTATGGTCGTCCATGCTCCTCTTAACTTTGTTATCGGGCCTTCTTTTAGAAGTAAGATAGCGAAGATGAGAGCGGAAGAAGAGCAGAATTCTGGATCAGAAGGAGCAACCCCTCCGAGTCGTTTTCAAAGTTTAATCAACTTATATATGCGAGACGGCTCAGTAAAGACGAACAGCTATCTGAGAGAAATAAAAGACTTAGATTTCCTCGTCGTTTTTCATCTAGACGGCTTTGAAGTATTCAACCGTAAAGGTGAGTCTATGAGACAAAAGGCGTCTTATTAATAAGCGTATTGAGACTGGCTTTCTGACTGAGTTAGGTTCGCTTTAGCCTCAGCCAAGCGCCCTGAGATAGCCCGCATAATACCAGCGATTTTTTCTTTCGACCATCCTATGAAGGAAACTAGGTCATTTAAGATAGCTAGAGGTATGAGCCCAAAAAATACTCCTGACTTCCTAAGGAACGACGCGGTGCTCTTATGGCTCGTAAATAAAAGACCTAAGACGACCCCTGCTAAGAACCATCCAAAAGTCACGCCGACTCCTGCAAGCACTACAGACATTGCCTTACCTGTGAAAAGCGCGTAGATACCTCCGACGACCATCCCTTTAAAGAGGATGATCGCAAGTTTCACACCGAAGATCTGAGCGTCTTTGACAACGGCGAAGTAATCAATTGCGTGCTCTATTACCGCAGGAGTGTACTTCTTAAACTTGCTCTGAGTGTCGAGATTAGGGTCTAGGTGTTTTTTTAGCGTAAGTGAGCTAACACCGATAGACTCTGAGAGCTCTTCTATGTTTCGTGCTGAGATGAGAGATGCACAAGCTCGGAGGAGATCAGAAGTGGAGGTCATGCTCATTAGGTACTTCTTAATGCGCTTCTCTACCCAGTTTGAAGGTTGCTCCATTTTGTCATAGGCTTTGCTGTGAACTGAATGGTAGATCCGACTTACGAGCTTCTCTTTGTGGATGAAATCTCTAATCTTTTTAACCGTAGGGTCTTCCTGAGAAAACTTAGATGCCTTCATACTAAACTTAGCAATCCCATCGAGCATCTTTATTTTAATGCCCGCGATAAGATTAGAACTTGCGTGCTTAGAGAGCCCGTCTGTAGTGCCGATCTCCCCTAAAGCGAAGAGAGCGAGATGTTCAACGTCTGAAGCACCTACTTCTCTGCTCGCTTTAGCTATCTTCCTTAGTTTACTAGCGGCGACTTTCTTCATAATCCTGTACCTCTTTGCATATGGTGTTTTCTAACTTAATGAAGCTCATAAAAAGATTAGAGCGTTAGGCTACATATCTTTAGGCACGTCTTCGACAAACTGATCAGGCTTGTTACCTAGCCTCTCTATCTTGTTTTTCTTGTTGAACCGATACACATCAAAGGTGCATTTAGTCTGCCCGTTGATGTGATTTCGGTATCCGAGGTAGTCGCCTTTGTCTTCTAATATGTAGAGCATAATTTTAAGCTCTTTAAGGTTGATCGCCATGAGGGAGGAGGTGAACATCTCCCCCTTACCTTTACGCACAGCAGAGTTAAAGTTTTGCTTAGACTTTAAGCTCTCGTTAAAGAGGTCAGGGCTAATGTCTTTAATCTTCTCAGACTTCCTGAGTACGCGCTCAACCATTTTCTTACGCTGTACAGAAGACTCAAGAGGTGCGCCTCCTGAGTAGCCCGCTCCAGGGGTAGAGTAGCCCGTGATTGGTGCGCACATGGGTGGCTTTACCTCTGAGCTTACGGTGCTTAGGCTTGAGTTTACTAGTGTGCTCTACTGCATACGTGGTTGTGCCGTCAGAGATGAAGGTGTGTCCTTTGATCCCGTCATCATATTTGAGTGTCATGTCTAGGGCTTCTTCAATATTACGGCTAGCGAGTATCTTTAAAACTCGGTTGCCGTCTCTAGACATTACCCTACCTTGCCGTTTTCTTCGGATAGGGTTGAGATGTTCGTTCTCGTCACGCTTAACGAGTAGGGCGGAGTTAATCACACCGATACCATACTCGTTAATGCCCTCTATCCATGCGGTGATCTCGTCTTTGACGTATAGGACTTCTACACCGTTCACAAGCTCATGGTAGACTCTTAGTTTAGGGACGTATTTGCGATCTCTAATCTTAAAGAGGATAGGCTTGTCTTCTTTTTCGCTTACCGCGATGACACAGCTCTGCTTATGTATCTTATGAGTCATCTCCACACCGCCTTACGTATAGAATTAGGACGCTATGGAGAAGACTTTATAGGCTTTTAAGGGGAACGGTATTTTTCTTAGTGGTCTAGGATACCGTCGTCGATGATTGCTCTCATGTCTTCAAGAGTGCCAAGGTGTGAGTATGAGCCATTGCCACACTGGAAACCGAGACGGCAATCGCCCATACGACCGCAAATTACATACATCCCAAACTGTTGTCCATTAGGGAGCAAGAATGAGCACATCGGGCCTCGGTATTCTTTTCCAAGTGAGGCGAGCGCTCCGTCTCTCTTCATATCTTTCAGACAGTCTCTGAGATTAGAAACAGTGTCTTGATGTGAGTAAGCGCCATTCCCATATTGGAAGCCGAGTCTCAATTGACCAGCGCCTTGGAGTGCCATAACGCCGAGTCTGCTTCCATTGGGCAACTGGCAGTAGTGCATCTTACCAACACCTGAGAGGTTAGACTTTAGGCTTGCGAGGCGGATTTGTAGACTTGCGATACGTCGTTCAAAACTCATAACTGAGCTCCTTTTAAGTTGGAGGTTTTTATATTAAGAAAGGTAAATAGATATCTTATTGATTTCGCTTATAAACATTCGCATATCCTTGACGTGAGGGTCTTGGTGAGGTCATCTTTGCCTTGTAATGATCTTTTGGGGGGAGAAGAAGATGCTGGATCTCAAGGTGGATCTCTCGTCTCTCAAATGATCCTGAGTAATCCCCATTATCGAGGCGAGCTTTCAACGCCATAATCCTTTGTCGCTTCCGAGGGTTCTCGACTCTACCTCTTACCAACTTTTCAAAACTAGAGGGAAAGCCTGCGGTTCTACCGTTTAAGCCTTCTTGAAGGGTTTCTAGCCTCTCATTAAGTCTTGCTAATCTTACGTGAAAATCCATAATAATATTTTCCCTCCCGTAGAGTAGGGGCATAGGTTACTACAAGGTTCAAAGGATAAGAAAAAAACGAGGCATTAATGAAAAGAGCAGTTGAATACATATGGGTTGACGGATCTAAGCCTACCGCTAGATTACGTTCTAAGACAAAGATCATCGGGGGGTGAGGTCGTCCCTCTAGCGGTAAACCTCCCTGAGTGGCAGTTTGATGGGTCTTCTACCTCACAGGCGGAGGGAGGGAGCTCAGATTGCATCTTGAAGCCCGTGAGAGCATATAAAGACCCTATTAGGGGAGAAGGAGCTATCCTCTTAATGTGCGAAGTCTATGGGGCAGATAAGAAACCTCACTCTACCAACACAAGGGCGCTCTTAAGAGAGGTCTTGTCTAACGGAGCAGATAAAGAAAAGGCTTGGTTCGGCTTCGAGCAAGAGTACACTCTCTATAAAGGCTCTCGTCCGTTGGGCTTCCCTTCAGAGAGACGTTTTCCCGCTGAGCAAGGCCCTTATTATTGTGGAGTAGGCGCTGATGAGGTGTACGGTCGAGCTCTCGTAGAGCATCACATGAAAGTTTGCTTAGAGGCAGACCTAATGTTAACAGGCATTAATGCTGAGGTCATGCCTGGACAGTGGGAGTTTCAAATCGGAGGCCCTGAAGGAGATGCGCTCAGGGCAAGTGATGATCTGTGGATAGCACGTTGGTTATTATACCGCTTGGGTGAAGATTACGGGCTCTCTGCAACCTTAGACCCTAAGCCTGTACCTGGTGATTGGAACGGCGCGGGTATGCACACTAACTTCTCTACTGAAGCTATGAGGCAAGAAAACGGGATGACACATATCGAGGACGCACTGTTTAAGATTAGCGGTCGCGTACAAGAGCACTTAGATGTGTACGGCGCAGGGTACGAAATCCGACTTACAGGCCACCATGAGACGTGTCGCTACGACGAGTTTAAGTGGGGAGTGTCAGACCGCACCGCTTCTGTTCGTATCCCTGCTAATGTTTATGACGCAGGTTGTGGGTATTTAGAAGACAGGCGACCTAACGCTAACGCTGACCCTTATGAGGTAGCTAGAGTGCTTTTAGAGAGCACCTGTGGACTTTAAAATTTAGTACCCATTCCGTAGATTAGTCCCCAAACCAAATCACCTTCAGGGTTGTAAGGTGAGGTGGTCAACCCTACGTAGACAGTGTTCTCGTTATCTTTAACGAGCTTGAGGCGAAAAGCCCCTACAGGGAACACTTGACCCTTTAGAGTTAGCGGTCTTCCTACAGAAAGCCCTGCGTCTAAGCCTATTCTTTTGCGCTCGTCGTATTGATAACTCAGAGCCTCATAGCTTAGACCTAACATTAGGGTAGGCAGTGTAATGGTGTCCTCAATCACACCCTCTGCGGTAACTCTTTTGTTAGGAGTTAGAGGCAAGTTGAATACTCCCCATGCGGAAAGACCTCCGATAAGCTCTCTCGATAAGATTAGAGTAGCAGAGGAGGTAGGCACTTGAGAGGAGTCCTCACCATACCACCCAAAGAACATTTGAGTAGTGCCTAAGCTCACTTCCCAAGGGTTGTGGTCATTAGCATAAGAGCTAATAGGGAGAGAGAGTATTAATAGGGCTAAGATCCTCATCATAGTGGTGTCCTTTCGTTTAACCTACAGGACTTTTAATATGGTTGGAAAAACGAAAAAACCCTGCCCCTCAGAGAGAGACAGGGTTTCTTCTTAACCCTTATGCGCTTCCCTAAGGAGAGCGCCTAATCACAAGCTGTTAATATTAGCGAGTGATAGTGAGGCGAACGAGCCCGCGAGGGTTGAATGCACCGATACCGAGGTTCTCGAAGCAAGAGAAACCGACAGTACGAGCCTTAGGGTCATCTGCGCTGAGGACAGTAAGCTCAGTACGGACAGGGATGCGACCGAACATCTCAGGCTCACAGCAGACGTAAACAGTACCAACAGGTACGATACGGCTAGTGATGATCTGAGCACCCCAAAGGCTAGCCTGAAGACCAGTCTTGAGGAGAGTTGCCTGAGACTCGATGTCGAGAATGTCGCGACCAAACTTACGAACGTCTGCGTAATCGCGTGCGTTCATGAAGACGCGTGCAACACGGAGATCGTGGCGCTCGATGAGGCTGTATGCGTCAGCAAGAACAGACCCACTGATAGGTGCAACGACAGGGATGTCTGCGTTAGTACCACCTGGGAGGCTGTCAAAGCCCTCAGTCGCGATAGCATCGAGGATGCTGAAGACGCGCTCGTCCTCTGCCGCCTGGATCTGTGCGCGAGCGAGATCCTGAGCACGCTCGATGAGGTCGAAACGGCGCTCTTTAATCTGCGTGAGAGGGATCTCAGGGTTTGATGCGATCTCGAAAAGAGGGAAGATCACACGACGTGGCTTGGTGATAGCAAGAATGTTCTCGCCCTCTTCACCAACCACGAACGCGGTCACGTCAGGGTCTTTGTCGTAGATCGGAAGTGCGCCGTCAGGGAGTTGCTCGACCAAGAAAGTCTTACGTCCGACAGAGCTATAGTCACGGCGAGTACGAAGTGGCTGAGTCATTGAAGCGGCGAGCTTCGCACGACCCTGCGGAGTCTTAATGTAATCGCTGATAATCTTAGATTTAACTGCGTTAGTTACTGGTGCGCTCATGTTACTGTCCTCCTATTAAATGCGCTGGTCGTAGACCAACTCGTTTTGAGTCGAGTCAGCAGGCATCTTAAGGATACCGATGGTGGTAGAAGCAGTACGACCATGCTCAACCTCAGCCGAAATAGCCGCGATGTCGATAGATGCGACAGCGCCTGCTGAGTCGATGGTGTTACGAGGCATGAGGTAGCCGTTACGAGAAGCGATGAGCTCTGCACCTACGGTGTAGGTGAGGTCAGCGCCTTGAGCGACGTTCGCACCGTCAGTGTCGAGAGCCTGAGTCTCAAAGAGAGAGTTTGCGTAAGTACCCTGCGCAGAAACGTAAGGGCCTTTACCGCTCGCCTGAGCAGGAAGGTTCTCGAATGGGCGACCATTCGCGTTGTTAAGAAAGACACCAAGAGGACGTACAAAAGTCTCTTGAGTAGCGACAGCAAGACCTTCTACGTTGCCACCGACGAAGTTTGAACCTGCGTCAGGACGTGAGAAAGCAACTGAGCCACCAAGAACACCAAGTACGGTGGTGGGGACGTTATCTGAGACAGTACCTGCGGTACTAACGACGGGTGGGTTCGTCTGAGTAAACGCATCATCAGTCAAAACACCGACGGTGTTACGGACACCGACGTGAAGAAGACGCAATGAAGATGAAGACTCTGTGAAACCACCACTTGCCTGTCCAAGCATAGCCATAGGATTAAACCTTTCGCTGATACTCCCTGTTCAGAGAGCAAGTGTAATGTGAAATAAGCTCTGTGAGTAATACTCGTTAATATTAGGTCAGAGTATTTATCAGTTATTGAAAAAAGGTGAGGGCTCAGGGAAACTAAGTCCCTGAGCCCTCACCTTTTTTCGAGCCTAACCGTTATAAGGTTAGGTGCGCACTGTCAGGCTAATCTCAGAAGAAAGCCTTTACGTCAGGTGCAGACTCCCAAAGTTTAGCGAGATCATTAACCTCGCTTGAAGCCTCTTTGTTGATCGCGCCGAGTGACTTAACGCCCTCGCTAGACTTGCGACCTTGTGGCTTGAGAGATGCTTTCTTAGAAGTACCCTCAGACTCGTCCTCGTCTTGAGTCTCGTCTTCGTCTTCGTCATCATCGTCAGATGCCGCTTTGAAGAGAGCCGCGAGAGTTTCGTCAGCTTCCATATCGCCAGCGTTGAGTCCCATGTTGTCATCTGCGTGGGGCTCAAGAGATGCGTTAAGGTCGGTGTCCTCAGCCATCTGCATAGCCTCAGTATCCTCAGCAGTACAAGCCTCAGTGTCTCCGTCTAGCTCAGCAAGCATCTCTGCGAGCATAGCCTCAACGTCGCTGTCGTCGTCGTCGTCGTCGTCAGCGCAGTGCATAGCATCAACATCCTCAGCGAAAAGGTCAGCCTCGATGTCCTCAGCCGTGTGCATAGCCTCAGTGTCCTCAGCATACATACCGCAAGCCTCAATCTCGTTTGCCATTTGCATCTCTGCTTCACAAGCCTCGATCTCGTCTGCGATAGAAGCGAGCTCAGCCTCGATATCACTTGCGGTTATCTCGAAGTTGTTAGACTCATCGTCTGAGTAGAAAGCGTGCGCGTGGTTCTGAGGAAGATCCATGTAAGTAGCCAGCTCTTCAGAAGCCTTCTTGTTTCTTCTGAGCTTCTTACGACCCTTAGTCTTACGCTGACCGCTATCATCAAGGTAGGTAGCACCGTATTGGCGGTTGTACTGCTTCATAGCTTTGTTTGCGCCACCGCGAACCCAAGGCTTAAGAGGTTGCTTAATGCCTTTGCGAGCTTTAGGAGCGGAGAAGTAGCCTTTGCCACCTTTGTACTTACCGCGAGGGCCTTTCATACCCCATTTGCGGTCAGCTTCGATATCTTCCGCAGTAATACCGAGCTCATCCTCAAGAGCCTCGACCTCATCCTCAAGGTAGTCGAGCTCATTCTCTACGTTAGAGAGGTCGTCTTCTCTTGAGAAACCTTGACCAAGACCTTGGCTTACCTCGTAAGGTGAGAGCATCTCGTCATTATCGAGGTCGATTGCGTCGAAGACATCATCAGAGCCACCAAACTCGTTACGGCTAATCATGCCGTTTCCCTCAACGTCATACGCGTCGAAGAGATCGTGAGCCTCCATGTCCTCAGCGAACATTCCAGCCTCAACGTCATCCTCCATGTCCTCAGCGACCATGAAAGAAGAAGCTACGCGAGACAGAGTACGGTTAACCTCACCGTCGCTCAAGTCCATAAGTGCGAGAGCTTGGTCTTCAATCTCAAGGGCGCTTGCAGTCTTACCGAGCATTGATTGTGCGATTTGAATACAGCGCGAAGCCTTACGCTCAAGGTGGCGACGTGACGCAGGGTGGTCAGAAACCCAACCCTGTGAAGCAGGAGGCATACCGTTGCTGTAAGGGCCTTCGGTTACCTCTGCGCCAAAGTCAGAGTCGATCCCGTAAGCATCCTCTACAGGGTCTTCGTAAGATGCAGGGTGGGTGTGACCCTCCCAAGGAGTGGCAGGGTGTGCTGAAGCACTTCGCCAAGTCAATCGGTTCCTAGACATATTAGTGTCTCCTTAATGTCTGAGTAGTTTGCTGAGCCGTATAAGGACTCTTAACTGTGTTGGGCTAGGGTCAGTCCCAAGAAAAAAGGAAGCTGACTTGTGAAAAGCGCCTAACGACTCATAGTTAGTATCTGAGCCTAATTTTAAGGCGGTCATATAGAGAGATTGTTCAATATTAACCCCAACTTTTTTATTGTAATCTTCTAAGAGACTCACCATCTCTCGATTGTCGGAAGCTGTTTTACTGATCATCTCAACTGCTGATACGTAGGCGAGCTTGCTTACACTACCTTCTTTAATGATCGTATCATTCATATGGGTAGTGCTGTCTTCAGGGCCTAATCCTTTAGGTGTCTCCATTTTATTAAGGTCGATCTTAATGCGGTTTTTAACTCGACCGACAACCTCATCGTAGACATCATTCTCTAGGTCTTTGAGTTTCTTAGTAGGGTCTTCCTTCTTGTTTTTCTTACCCTTCTTTTTATCAGAGGACTCTCCGTCGCTATCGTCAGAGTCTTCGCCGTCTTCTGACTCTCCGTCGCTATCGTCAGAGTCTTCGCCGTCTTCTGACTCTTCTTCTTCTTCGAGCGCGTCTTCAACATCATCCCAAAGACCAGCCTCTTTTAAGAAGGCTACCTTTGCTAAGAGTGGAGTATCTTCTCCTGTAGGGAGGCTAGAGAGCACTGGCTTACTATCAGTAGCCTCGCCCCCCCATTCCTCAGGTACAGCGTTTAGAGGCGCTGTCTCTTCTTCTTTACTCCATGACAATATATTACGAGCAACCGCTCCTCTAAAAGCAGGGACAGCAACCCATGAAGCCTCTACAAAGTTAACCGCTCCTGTAGGGTCAATCGTCTTGTGTCCACATAGTTCAGCTATACGGTGCTGACCGCCCTTCTCATCGTAAAAGACGTTCCCCTTTTGATACTTGATGTGCTCACACATCTGAGTCTCATCAGAGGCAACATTACCGCAGTAAGAACATATCGTAAAATCAACTGAGCAACCCATGCTCATACCTGACATCTTACCTGACTCTATTGACTCGATGAGGTCTTTATGTTTGCGGTTGGTAGCGACAAGAATATCAATATAAATGCTGTCTCCGATATCTCTCGGCACAGCATCTATAATGCGCCCCTTACTCAAGTCCTCTATTTGAACGTGCTCCACAAAGTTGTGTGCGCCGATAAAGGTCTTGTAAGACTTAAGCAGGGCTTCCTTAGACCACGCGTCTAAGTTGTTATTGATATATTTGTCCGTGTCAGCAGAGATGCGGTAATCACTATACTTGCGGTGTATTGTTTTACCTTCGTGGGTAATCTTACCCAGGTCTGCGTTAGGGACTTCTTCTACTTGAACACTCGCCATAATAGTGGCGTGCGTAAGTAGATATTTTGAGGGGTCGAAGGACTCTCCCAAAACTTTGGAAGCCTGCTCCGTGACATTCCTCATACCTCTATCAGAGGCAGTAATAACCTTACGCCAATGTAAGCCCTCAACGTGGGGCTTCACAATCTGAGCGCGTGCGTATTTAAGAAATGCCATATCTATTACCGCCTCTTACTTCTCAGCGAGTATACGCAAATATCGAGAAGCCACTTTTCTTACTAATGAGCTGTTCGGTAAAGAGACACCTTGACCGCCAGCGGGGGTGTCATCTAATCCGAGTGGCCTCTTATCAGTATGTGCTACGTCTTCTACAGGGTGTCTTTTCACACCTTCTGTATACTGTACGTCAACCATACCGATAGCGGGAAAGACAGCAACTACCTCACCGTATATAGCGTTGTCTGATATACCGTTAACGCTGGGTCTGACGGTATCTCCTACTGAGAAGCGGAGAGCAGACTGCTGATAGTTTGTATAGTGGCTGTGCTTTCTCATAATCTTACCTTAGCGCCTTAATATTAGACGTTTGCTCCGCGAGAGCGTGAACGCTTACGGGCTTTGTTCTGCTGAGTGCGCGTAGACTGTGTTTGCTTCTTACGAGTGCTTCTGTGAGCTTTCTTCGCAGACTGGCTGAGCTTTCGGCGGTGAGCAGGCTTGAGGTGCTGGACGGCAGATTTACCATCGTCGTCTTCATCCTCGTCGTCTTCATCCTCGTCGTCTTCATCTTCGTCGTCCTCATCCTCGTCCTCATCTTCGTCGTCCTCTTCAGAGGCGATAAGATTAAGTGCCGCGAGGATCAGGCGAGCTTTCTTTTGAGTCTTCTCGTCCTCATCCTCATCCTCGTCCTCATCCTCGTCCTCATCCTCGCCCTCATCCTCTTCGTCCTCGTCCTCATCCTCGCCCTCATCCTCTTCGTCCTCATCCTCATCCTCTTCGTCTTCGTCAGAGGCAAAGAGATCAAAAGCCATCTTAGAGAGTGCTTTCTCGTCTACGAGGAAGTTATCCTCTTCCTCAGTCTCACCCTCAAGGAGAGAAACCTCATGGAAGTTGTGACCATGCTCAATCATGTCTGAGAGAGCTGAGAACTCCTCACCTGTAAACTCATTGCTGAGGTAAGTGTCCTCGTCGTCCATGCGAAGAGGGCCTTGAGTGCGCTGACCGACCTGTGAAGGGTCAAATCTACGTGCTTCAGTCATGGTGGTGTTCTTGCTTGCGTTCTTCTCAATAGCGTCTGAGAGGAGGTCGCAACGGTAAGCGAAATCAGTACCAACGCTCTGAGGGATGCCGAGCTGAGAAGCACTCTTCTCGAAAATCTCTGCAATGTGGTCGAGAGTCGATGCGATCTTGTTTCTTTGTGACGCGGTGATGATCCTAGACATAGGGATTACTCCTGTGGGAATGGTGTTTTACTAAAAGGGGCTTTAATAGAAGATAAAACGAGACTTCATTTTCTCTCTGCTAATACCTCTTCGGCGCTTGGGTGTGAGTCGTAAAAGAGTTTCGGCTCTCTTTCACGAAGAGCCTTGTTTAAAGCTCGTCTTTGCTCAGAAGATAGCCATGTTGCTTTTTCTTTGAGCTCCTCAAGCATCTTCAATTGTATACTCTTAAAGTCTTTAAGTTGCGACCTTGTTAGAGGCTTAATCTTAGACTTCGTTAAAGTTTTACTTTTAGACTTTGCTGGTTTACTCGAAGACGGAGAGGAGCTTTGAGACTTCGACTTAGTGCTTCCCTTTCCAGTAGTCTTCTTCCCCTGCATGATTTTTTCCATCTCATTGTAAACCTTTAAACACTCTTCGAGCATCCCTGAGGCGGCGGCTTTCTTCAGAATGTCAATCATCCTGTTGCGAGCGTCTTCATGGTCTTTCTTATTAATCTTCCTTTGCTCATTAGTGAGCTTAAGATTATTCCGACCGTAAGGGTCTTCTTGGTCGAAATCCTTTATCATATCCTCAATGTCGCCTACGGCTTTTGAGTCTGTCAGCCCTGTAATCTCGCTTATAGACATCCCGTCCATACTCGCAATCATCGCCTGGCGGGACTCTTCTGATAAAGGGTTCGTATAGAGCTGTGTTGCTTGCTTAACAGCGAGCCCTCTCTCTCTTCGCGTTTTGCCCTTTTTCTCTGCATTAGCGATGAGCCTCTTAATCGCACCGTCTGCGACTGTAAACTCTGTCTCTTTGTCGCCCTCTACAATCTGAGCTACTCCTAAGAGAGCAACCTTCTTCATCAGCGCCCCGCCTGTAGTGCTTTTCTTCTTTACAAATAAGTCGTGCGCGTTGTCGTAGGCTTTCTCTCTGTTCTCTTTAGACATAGCCCTGACATCACCAAAAGCCACACCTATACCTCTAGAGAGGTCTACGTTAGTCTCTCGCTTCTTCTTTTTCCTCTCAGCTTTCCACTTCTCGTAATATCGCTGGACAATCTTTTGATGTTTAGCATCCTCTTTAGGCTTAAGGGAAGATAAGAGCACTTCGCGCTTAGTATTAGGGTTTTTAACCTTAACGTCAGCTAAGTCTTTATAGAATTGGTTGGGGAAGCGAGTGATTATCTTTTTTTTACGTCTCTGCCCTGCTTTTCTTTTGCGGAAAAGGTCAGGGTCACCTCCTTCACTCTTGCCTACTCCTTCCATGTCAGGGTCGCGAGAGTCTACGTCTTTACCAATGTACTTGCTACGTGTGCCTACGTGAGGAGGGAGCTTACGGGGCTCTTTACGAACCTTCGTGCCGATTTCTTTGTCCTCTTTCTCGGCTTCTGTCTTAGACGCTACGATAAACCTGAGAGCGACTCTTGAAGGGCTAGCGCCTACAAACCTCTCCAGGTTTCTGCTCGCTTGCTTGAGTAAGACTTGATTGAGAGGGGGCTCGTATGAGCTGGCTGTCTTCCTCATGTCGAAGCATAGGGGGGAGAGCCCTTTCCTAATCTTACGGATCGCTTGAGCAATCTTGCGCTCGTCAGCCCCGTCCACCCAACGCTCTTGTAGGTATCTAAAGTAATCAGGCGCTCGCTCTATCTGCTTAGCGAGTGTACCCTCAGTATCTAAACTGATCGCCTCTTCAAAGAGCCCTTCTATCGTGAGGAGGTGTTTTCTTATGCAGTCAGGACACCTCTTCTTAACTTGATTGAGGTGGTCTTCTAATAAGACGATCTGCTTACATATCTCTCTGAGATTAAACTTGGGAGACATTATGGGGTAGAGTTCCCCTGTAAACTCGTATGGCTTCATAAGATAATACTCTCCTGCTCACTTTACCTCTGTGTATTTTATACAAGGTTAAGCGAGCAGGAGAGATCACCCTCTAATGTTCATCCCTCTGAGATAAACTTATTCAGTTTCTTGGCGATTTTCAAGACTTCTTCGACGCCCATTTGTGGCATAGACATTTGGTCAATGTTCGCCTTAGCTGTTTGGACAAGCTCTTGTGCTCTGTCACTCGTAACTCCCTCTTCATAGTCTCGGTGAAGAAAGTTATGGGCGATGTCGTTTTGCGTGTGGAGGTATTGTAACTGCCGTTCAGCTTTATCTTCGGCAATGTGTTGAGCCAAGCGGAGAACTTCGAGACGAACCTCGTATGGAGTCCTACCTGATGTAGACTTTAAAAGATCACCTTTGAGTTTTGACATGAGTCAAACCCTTTCTGTGTTGTGTATGTGTGTAGTGGCAAATGCCGACACTAATCTTAGAAAGGGTTTAATCTTATGTCAATCATGTTAGAAGCGGTTTGTGTCCTCTTCCTTCTTTTCATAGATGAGCCCCAGCTCTGCCGCAATCCGTTGAGCCGCGTCTGAGTTTTCCGCCACATCGCGAGCGGCATCCCCGTACACGCTACGCAAGACCTCATTAAATGTAGAGTCTTGGAGAGTGAACAGGTCTTTCTTGAGCTTCTCTCTCGTCATCACTGGGTCGATGTTTAGGAGCTCTAAGATTACGTCTACATCAAGAGAGCCCTTCTGATAAAGATTAAAGAGCGCGTCAAAAGTGTCTCGATTATCTCTAATCGCGAGGCGGGTAAAGCTAAGGGTTGGGTAGATGACTTGATCTTCACCATCTCTAGTCTCAATGAAGCCCATGCGACGACACATCGGCTTCAGCATATTTTCTTCTACCATATCCTGTAGAAGCTCTCGGAGGAGCATATAACGAGTGTTGATTACCTCAAGGGAGATGCGCTCACCGCTGTGGCTAGACTCACCGCTCAACAAGCCCTCGGTCACTCCTAACCCTGCGTAGAGTTGCCGATTAGACAGTTCATACTCTCCGTCTAGATTGAGGAGACGTGAGTCTGCACCCATCTCTTCCCAGTTGATTTGGTAGTTAGCCACAATCGAGTAATCAGGGTCAGCGAGCGCGAGGTCAATCTGATCTCTCAGCTCCTCAACATCTGTTGCGTCCATGTCCTCAGCGTACACAATCCTGATAGGAGTCATGTGCCTTGAGGCGATAGAGGTTTGCGCCTGTCGTAGCTTGTCTCTATATACAAGCGTGCGAATACACCGCTCTAAGATTGAGTGACCTCTCGGCTCATATTGAGATTTCTTCCTCGCCATATAGTGGACGAAGCTCCCTGCGTCAGGGTCAGTGTTGAGTGGTATATTATCACCGCTACGGATCGCTTTGATCACATCTTCAGGCATCGTCTTAGCTACGGTTTTAGCCGAGGGGTCGCCCATATCTGCTCTAGAGATCAGATCTTTTGTTTTAGAGTCAGGTATAAGCTGTATGAGCTTCTGATCTGTGAAAGGGAACGACTCCATGTGTATTTGTTCAGGTGGCAATACGCGTATAGCCGTCCACCCTTTATAGTTTTTCTTTAGCCACGCGACCTCACGCTCTACGTGGTCTTCACGCTTTACCTTTTTCTCGACAGGGTTGCCCTTCTTATCTAGCTCGCGTTTGACCTCGTAAGTGATATCTTCAGGCATATCAGGTGAAGTGTCTTCGCAGAAAGTAAAGACCTCACCCACCAAGTGGTAATCATGTACGATTTCAATCATACGGTGTAAGAGTCCTACGCGCTTAGCCCAGCGCACACAGAAGTTGAGTGCCTGCTCTGCAATAGCTCTGTTCTCTGCCTTAGGCATACCTAATCTTAGCTTAGATAAGGGGAGCTCGGTGTGGAGGTCAATAGCTTGACCTACGAACGGGTCGTTCCGATAGAAGAAGCGGTAATAGTTACGCTGTTCGTCTAATGACTGAGGTAACTCAAGAAAGTCTGTAGATAGCTCAGGAGAGTAGAAGTTACCGCCTGACCCCATCGCAGAACCGCCGACCGAGGACGCACCGAAAGCCGTTTTAGACAGCATTGCCGTCTTAACGATCTTTTGAGGCTTACCTACATGGACACTCGCCCGCTTCGGGATCTTTCTAATCTCGTCTGCGTCCTGCTGATTTTTCATGCTTAATCCTTGAGGTCTTTATCTGTTAAGTCATACAGAGGGTATATTGTCTTTAGGCTATTTAACAGGCTAACAGCACGCTGTATATCTTCCTGTACCCTCTGAGCTCTTCTACGAGTCACCCCTGCGTTATCTTTGGTTTTAGTGAAGCCTTTGCAAGCCTCCTCTGCCCTAGATAACTCCCTCAGAGCGTTCGTAATATAAGAGTCAATCTCTACATCAAACTTAGATTTGAGTAAATATGAACGAGGTCGTCTCATGGCTTCAACTTTGTATTAGGTGTGAAGATTTTCTTCTTAATCGCGATCTTAATGACCTTCTTAAGGAGTGTAATGTCATCAGGGTTGCCCTTAAAGACACCCTCCCATGAGCCTCCCATGCGTTTAAACACCACATTAATCTTCTCGTACTTGGCTGGCTCATGGATAATCTTACTCCCATTACCGTACTGCTTGAGGATATACTGAATGTGTCTGTGGTAAGCCCTGTAAGGATAGTCTGCGTCTAACTTAGCCATTGTCTCATCTCCTGCGTTTCTTAGGTATCATACGTGAGGAATGACTACCTGATCGTCTCGCTCTCAAAGAAGCCTTCCTCCTTAAAGCACTTTGTATACGAGGATCAGCGTTCCCGCCTTTAGAGACATATGCTTGTTTACCTAGCTTTTGAGTCGCTAACCATATCATACGCGCTATCGCGTCAGAGCGATCATCGTGCTTCCCTGCTAGCTGAGGAGCTTCTACAATCACAACGTGTTTACTCTGCCTATCAGCCTGGAGCTCTAAAAGCTCTTTCAGGTAGTCGCAGTATTCATCCCCGTCTTTAACGGGCGCATTGTAAAAGGAAATGCGCTTGTCCCATATCATGTCTTTAAAGTTTTGGTACATTTGAGAGTTGAGCGTCTTAGTTAAGTGTACCGACTTCATCTGTTTGAGCCCTCGCTTCTCTAACGCTTGCTCTAGCGGAATACCTGCCCATTGGTCGAAGATGCCCTCTTGGATAAGAAACTTCTTAGTGTAGCCCTCGATCCAATCCGCTACATCATCAAAGTCTAATCTCTCTCTGCTCTCATGTGCTCCCTCGCCAGCTTTAATCTGATCTACGAGGTCGAGGACGATCTTGCCCTCATGGTTCACATGACCTATGGCAATAGCAGTACCGTCACCCACAAGCCCTAAGTCAATCCCCATAAAGTAAGACTGGCGGAAAGCTCCTCGGCTCTGAGGCTTTAAAGAGTCATCTATACACGCGTCTAGGTCTTTAGAGTCCTCTAACCAACCTCTAGTGCGGTCAGTGAATACACCGCCGTACTCGGTAAAGAATACCGTAGCATCTTTCTGATAGTGCTTCTCAAACTCGCTCGCAGGTACAGTAGGGTTTACTTCCCATGTGGGCGCTTGCACACAAAGCATATTCTTAGCGGCTTCTGAGCTACCCATGCCGATTTGGAAGAGTTTATAAAACATCCCCTGCTTACCAAGAGGAGAAGAGATTAAGATTACGCGACCTTCAACTTCCCCTATAGGCACGCGAGAGTCCTTGGGGTCTTTAGGTGAAAACGCTGAGGTAGAAGGGACTACCGCGTTGTACACCGCATCGGCTCCTGATTGCCCTGCGTCAGTAAAGTGCGCTACCTCGTCAAGGATCACCACGATGTTACCAGCACCACGCAGACCTTTTGCTACGCAAGACCTAAACGTAATCTTAATCGTAGCCTTAGCGTTCTGATCCTCTGAGTAGGAACCGTACCGCTCAATGTCTATTGGAGTCTGAAACCTCGCATACGACATGGTGTTGTTAGCCGTGTAAGGGCCAAAGAAAGAGCAGTTTTTGTAGTGACCCGACACCTCTTGGTACAAGAGCCCTGCTTGGTCTTTATCCGTCGCTACGCTGATAATCTGAATATTATTAGACTTAGGCAGTCCGTAATACTTCTGAGGATCGCCTTTAGAGATGAGCTTATAAGTCTCATAAGCCGCGATGCACGCAGAGATAGTAGTCTTACCGCTACGGCGACCAATAGACAGGATCATCTCTCGGCGCTCAACCCCAGGTATGACCTCTTTAATATTACAGCGCCCTTCGTTGTAGAGATATTCGAGATATTGTTTCTCTGTGAGCTTAAGGGGATTAGACCTTCGCCAATCCGTAACGTCAAAAGTGTCTTTATCGCTAAGCTCTAGCCCATAGTGGGCTTTAAGGATCACCTTTTGGACAGGAAATAGGCGCATATTGAGCCCCCAAGGGGCTTCGATATACTCCGTGATAGGGGCGATTTCTTTTGCATCAGACCCGCCTCCTTGATTAGCTTTTAGCGCGAGGCTACTTAATCCCATACCCATTTAGTCCTCCGAGCTACGCTTCATGCGTGCTTTGGCTTCGCTAGCCCACTCCTCATTAAGAGCACTCGCAAACTTAGCAAAGATCATGTCTATCATCTCAGAGCGTAAGCCTGAGTCAGTACACGCTTGTTTAAACGTCTCAGAGATAAGTCCGAAGAGCGCCCCAAAGGTGTCTGACTCTAGGTCGATCATGTTAGAGCTGACCTGCTCTTTTCTTTTGAGCCATGTATCAGCGACCGCTTTAAGGGCTTGCACTCGCCTCATAGATAGAGATGACGTAGCTTCACCTTGGCGCTCTGCTTCTTCGCGCTCAAACTTAAGTACAGCAGTCTCCTCGATGAGCCCTAACATAACCTCATGGAGCACTTGAGAGCTTTGTGGGTCACGTTGGGTAGCTTGGAAGATTTCATCTTGCTCTAGCGCAACTGATCTACGCTTTACGAGCTCTGCGACTACAGGGGAGGCAGGTTTGAGAGCTACGATGCTCTTTCTTCCAGGCGATCCCTTCATGCCGTAATATAAGCCAGTCTTTGGATTAATATGGAGCTGATCAGTAGGCATGATTTCGTCAGTGCTTTTCCACCGTTGCTTACCCTTTTCGTCAGTTAGCCTGATACGAGCTGATCCTCTAGGGATAAGATTAGGGTCGTAATGCTTGCTCATCGCTACTCCATATTAAGTAATGATCTCAGGCCCCCTAATGTTATTGAGGTGAGAGCCTGCGTCTGTTCCTGCCCCATTATATGTACCACGACTCAAAGCGAAAGTGCGATTAGAATACACTGAGTCATCGTTAGACACCGTGAAGTTAGCCGCACCTATACGAGTGATAATCTTCGCCTCATATTGGTTAGGTCTGTCTGTACCGAAAGAACCCGCCACATATACGACATTGTTATCGGCGGTTGCTCGATAGCCGTTGATCCGATTAATCGCTGTAGCGAGAGATGTAGCCGTAGCGTTATCGTCACCAGCAGTCCCGTCGTAATGCAGACCTTCTTTGATCTCTACGTCGCCTAAGAAAACGGAGTCGCCTTCCAAGTTGTTAGGGACAGAGTATCCGCCACCTTCAACCACCTTAACAGTTAAGTCATAGGTGAGGCTATCTGCTACGTCTATCACCGCGCCGTTGGTGACTTTAATACCGCTATGTAGACGAGCGCCTACGATGTTGGACTGGTTAAAGCCTATGCGGGACTTTTGAGGATTACCGCTTGCGCCTTTGCTAGGGTCTGACCCGCCTTTAAGATTAGAGACTAAGGTCTTGAAAGGGGGCTGTACTGTAAGTGGTCTTCTCATCGGTCTTGTCTCCAAGTGAGTTTATCTCTACCTGTAATGCCAAACACTTGCTCGATTTCTTCGATGATCGGCTGAGGCAGATGCTTGCCATACATCTTGTAGTAATCAGAGTTGCGGATAGAGAGAGAGAGAGCCTCACCTGTACGGTGGAAATCAGGGTTTGAGATGACAAGAGAGATGTCATTTGAGTTAGTCCAAACAGGGTTTTCTTCCCATCCTTCAACTTCAAACCCGCTGTCGCTCCAATCATCTTCTTCATGGATGCGGTTACCCATGTTCCCTACGATAGAGGCGAGTACACGCGGAAGAGAGGTGATTTTGACTTTCTGTCGGTGGTGCTCTTGTAAATCTCGGTGGCGCATGTCGGTATTTTCAGACCAAAGCACAACGTCGATAGCAGGTATTTTAGCGATCTTTTGGAGGCGTGCAAGGCGCACCATAAGATTATTAATCTTAGCTGTCTTATTCATGGGTGTCACTCTTTCTCAAAGTGGTAAATAAGTATTAGATATGAGACATAGGAGGCTTATTTGCTCTTGCCCTTGCCCTTGCCCTTGCCCTTGCCCTTGCCCTTGCTCTTGCTCTCAGGTGCTCTTGGTGCTCTTGGTGCTCTTAGATGTGTCTCCACCCTCGCCCTTATCCCCATCTTTCTTCTTAGACTTAAGATTAAGACTTAGCTCTTCGTTAATGGTCTGAGCTTTCTTATCCTTCGCATCGCCATACTTGTTTTGGATACCTGCTACGAGTCCAGCACAAGTCCAGCCTCTGTCGTTCTCGTCTTGGCCTTTGAGATCCATCTTATCTTGAGCGAGATCGTAAACTTTTCTCGCGTTTTTGGCGTATTTCTCTCTAGCTTTACCGAGGTCTTTAAGAGCTAACTCGTAAAGCTCTTTAGCTTTACCTTTCTTTGTCTCATATTCTCCCTCGATAATGTTGAGCTCCTTCCTTGGCTTTTTATCTTGAGCTTCTAACTCCTTATGACGCTTCTTTGTGTTCTCTAGCTCTTTTTCCCAATACCTATCAGTGCTGTAGGTTTTTAAAGACTCAAACGTCAGCTTTGCACCAATTCTGAAAGGTGACTCGTACCGTGAGTCTTTCGGGCCGAATTCCTCAAGCACCGCGTCCAAGAAGAAGTTAGTGAACCTCTTCATAAGAGTTTTGTAGCCCTCTTGCTTAGTGCGCTTAGGCTTCTCGTCCTCTTGAGTCTCTTCTTCATCTTGAGACTCCTCCTCTTCCTCTTGAGCCTTATCCCAATCACGGTTTACTGTACCATCTTCGTTTAAACGGTCTTCTTTTACAGTGTAGTCTCCATTGCTGTCTTTGTCCCAAAAGTCGCTGTCGTATTCCCACTCGCCTCTATTGTTTTTTAGACCGAAGTCCTCTAATCCTTTTTTCCATTCACGAACTGCTTCCAGAGCGTCTTTGTCTGCGCTCTCCGCTCTTCTTGTTATTAGTCTTACAACGTTGGTCGATTGTTCTTTTAGTATGCTTGGTTTAGACCCTACGGCATAAGAAAAATTTATCCCTGCTTCTCCGTAAGTCTCGTTTCTTTGGGCTAGATTATTAGACATTGTTTCGTCGTCTTTAGCACGTTTACGCATGAGCCTCTTAGCCGCTTTAGCTAAGGTGAGCGCATTGAGGTGCTGTTGAGTCGGCTCGCCTCTGAGCTTCGCTAATCTTACCTTGAAGCTGTATAAGTCTACGAGTGCCTGCGCGTGCGCGTGCGTGAGGTCAGCAGAAGCCTTCTTCTTCGAGCCGCTTTCTTCATTAAAGGTCGGCTTCATGTCACTAATGTCATTGCCGTCCATCTCTGCTTTGATAAGACGTTTCAGGAATTTGGTATCTGTACGCCCTGTTTGTTCTCGTTTTAAGGCATCTCGATTTCTTTTAGCTGTCTCAGACTTTTTTGATACATAGTTTTGAGCGTAGCGTTCTGCAATCGCCTTGACTCTATCGTTGTTTTTCATCTTGGTGTAAAACCGCTGTCTTGCCCTCAAGACCTTCTTTAGGTGAGCCTCTGCTTTGGATCTGCCTCTTGTGAAAGCGTCAAGTTGATTTTTTGCTCTACTGACGTATTTCTGATACTTTTTCTTCTCTTCCTCTGTCTCTAAGGACTCCTTCTTTTTAAGAGCCTCCACCTCTGCTTTTTTAAGTCCTACTTCTTGTGCGTCTAGTTTTTTCGGGGTGTAGTTGTTTAAGACAGTGGTATAAGTGACATTCATGTTTTTTCGGAAAGGGCTATCAACTGTCCTGTCCCCTGAAATCTTCTCAAAGAGCTCTGTGATGACAAAGTTTATAATGCCTCCGAAGGGGTTACCTTTGTCGGTTTTCCCCTTCGTTTTGTAGTCATCTTTGTCGTCGCCCCCGTCTTGTACTACACCTTCCCCCTCGTCATCAAAATTGCCTCTCGTCTCTTTAGACTTTTCTTTCTTCTTGTCTTTGCGCTCTTTACGTTTCTCTGCGATCTCTTTCCTGACATCTCCTTTAGAAGCCCCCTCCTCCAATCGCTTTTTCATGTGCTCTTTGTCATCTTTGGTGAGATGACCTAATGACTTCACTCCTGACTCGACTGTTACAGTCTCGCCACCTTTAGACTTATTATTCTTCTTCTTAGCCGCAAACTTGCTGAAGCCTGAGATGTCCAGGACTCCTGTCTTATCAGTGTCGAGACGGGCGAAAATCTCTAACCACGTCCCGTAGCTCAGGCTGTCTATATCGCCAAACTCGCTATGTACTACCTGCTGGATCGCATTAGGGAGCTCAGACACAGATACGCTAATATCGCCTTGGCTGATCTCTTTAAATATCTTAGACCAATTCTCAATGCTGACAGATAACAAGGCTCCACCTCACATATAAACTAGGGTTACTATCTTTTAACCACTAGTGACTTATAGGAGGATAAATATAGCCTTATCTCAGTGTAGACAAGTTTAGGTTAGCCCACAAAAACGTAAGGTCTTCAATGGCGTAGGAAGTCTGACAGTCGAACGTAAAGAATACATATCCGTTCACGTCTTTTACCACATAAGCAGACGGTATCTTGTTAAGCTGGGTGTCGAATAGAGGTGAGGCAATAAACTCACCTTTTAATCCTCTACTGTCTAACTCTAACATTAGTCTGTCGCGCTCAAACTTGGCGAAAGACTTCATCACCTGCTTACACAGACTCCCTACCGTTTCTTCCGCTTCCGACAGAAACTCCTCAAGCAGGTTGTCTGTGCTCTTGTAACGTGCGCAGTGGATGTAGTTAATCTCAGGGAGCACCTGAGCTAGCTCACTAATCTTAGTCTGCTCTAATACAGTGGCGAGCTTACCCTCTTTGATGAGCTGGCAAACCTCTACCCCTAAAGTGTCCTCTATCGCATCAAGAGCACCCTCCGCAGATCGAGCTCTACGTAAGCCTGACTCAATCACCTCAAGGCTCTTGCTGTAGAGCTCGATCACAGAGCGACTCAACCTCCTCTTAAAAGAGCTTAAGTCGAGGGTAACCTCAGTCAATCTCAAAGCCTCCGAATAACACCTCAGAGAGCTTGTCTTGAGCTTTCTTCTCAGAGTTATAACCGATGCTATCAAAGTCACTGTTAGCTAGATTAAACTCGTTAGGGTCATAGCTGTTTCCGAACAGAGATGCGGTGATCTCATGGTCAGGAGCATTGGCTAATCTTATGCTCTCGCGCTGATAGCCTTCTCTGTCCTCTACAGGAACATCCTTAACGAGAGTCTTATTGTACTTCTGACAGACACCATCGGCATTAGCGAATACACAGCCTTTGCACTTATCCATCTTGAGAAGAAACTTGATCGGGTTAGCCCTATGGCGCAGAGCGCCCTCATCACAACCCGTAGTGCCGTCTTTAGAGGCATACGCTTTAGCGTCTACGTAGACAACTCCTGCAAGCCCTTCATGTGCTTTACGGAGTGAGTCAATCTGCTCAGAGGCTTGCTTAATCATTTGGTCGCTAAACTTAGCGTGGATGAGCTGATCTAGCTCATTACCGATAGCGCCCTCGTTCATCTGACGGGATACCCAGTTGTTGACCGCAGACAGCTCTTTCTGAGAGGCTACCTTCTCTACCTTTTCACTGACGTGGGCAGTAAAGGCGACACCCTCATAGGTTTTCTTCTCTGCGACAGGTGTGCTACTCGCAACCTTAGTGCGGGTGCTATGCTCGATTACAGCAGTAATCAGGCTAATCTTACGCTCAGGAGAGGCATCAAGAGAAGCTAACTTCTTGTATTGAGACTTGTTGACGAGCCCGCTCTTCCGCGCTCGCTCAAGATACTCAGAAGCCTGTTTAGTGATCAAGGCTTGGTTATCTCCGTCGAGAGCTTGAAGCTGTGCGAGCTTTACGCGCTGGTCTTCAAGGCTTGCGAGATCGCTTTCAGTGTGAGTCTTAATCTTAGAGATGTGCTCAGTAACTTCATTACCAAGTCCATCATAGTTAGCGACCTTAATCTTAGCGACTCTCTGATCCGCTCTCGCCATATTCTTAGCGAGCACTGCGCTGGCTACCTTGAGTCGATCTTTGCCGTTGAGGTCAGAGGCGAGTATCTTACGGCCTTGAGAGCCTTTGATCATCCCTGTGTCTACAAGCTCATCGACAAACTCTTTTGCTTGGCGGAGCATCTTGTCTTCAGCCTGTGCCTCAAACTGCTCTAGAGCTTCCCAAGCCTGTGAAGCCTCTCTAATATTAAGAGGCTGATAGTTGACACCCTCACCTGCGTATTTACGGAAGCGAGCAGACTTAGCGACTTTGAGTTGTACAAGAGAAGCGGCAACGCGCAGAGTCTCTTTTGCGTCTGCGTTTCCTTTCGCGAGTCTCTTTTGAGCCCGCTCGTCTAAGAGCCCCTGCGAAGCCCACTTAGAGATTTGAGCGTCTACCTTAGTACGGAGCTGTTCCTCAGCGGAGAGCTTACGGAAAACCTCTTGATGTACCTCCGCCACTCTAAGATTAGACTTAGCGGTCTTCAAACTTATAGAATTCGAGGGGTCTGCTTGTACGGGTAGGTGAGACTCGCGCACATGGATGTTTTCTTGTGCTAAAAATGCCTCACGGAGAGCTTCCCTCTTGTTAGAGCTAGCGAGCTTCCTGTTGAGCTTAATATTAAGGCGAGGCGCGTAGGCTTTGAAAGCCTCTCCCCAAGGGATAGACGCGACGATCTTCTTACCATAAGCCCGACCGACCTCTAAGAGTTTAGGGTCGTCTGTAAGAATGTACTGAGCTCTCTTGAGTTTAGGGATGAGACTATCCCACTTTGAAGTCCTATGCAGACCTGGAAAGGCTTTTGCTCTTAGGTAAACATTACCGACGAGCCCTTTATCTTCTAAGAGAGTTCTCCGCGCCTCTGCAAGCTCTCCACCGCTTAAGACCTTTTCGAGCTTCGCGATGATCTTTTCTTCGCTATGTCCTAGCAACTGTTCACGGAGAGCTTTCTCCATTGCGAGCTGAGCATATGCTCTACGCTCATCATAGCCAGGTAGCTTAGACTCAGGGTAAACGTCTCTCTCATAAGGGCGCACGACTTTATTAGGAACAAGCTCTTTCCCGTTGGTGCGATTATGGACTCCCCAAGCCTCTTCTAGCTCTTTGATGATCTCATGAGGATTATTAATGGGTAGGCGCTCAGGGTCTTGTTGAACACCCTCTAACCAATTGAGGTCGCTGAGTGTCGCGGAAGCCTCTTTGAGGTAGCTTCCAAGATCGCCTACACCCTCCTCTTGCTCGATCCCTACGGGGAGATCACTGAGTCCGATTTGATTTTCTTCACGGAAGATACCTTCGGGTAAGCTACTGAGTCCGTGGGCTTCGGGTAGGCGAGCCTTCTCAAGGACACCTCCGCCGTATTCGGTGTCAAACTGAAAGCCATCTAGCCCGTAGTTGCTACCGTCAGTTAGGATATAGCCTCCATTTGGGAGGTTAGACTCTGATTTCTTGTCGCTCATAATGCTCGCCCCTTAAGTAGTTTTAACCTTCCTAATAATAGTCTTATTATTAGGACTCGCTTTCGTCTTTGGAGTTTTCCTGCTCCTCAGCCCAAGCCTCAGGGTCTTCTCTAATCTCTTCCGCTTCCTCGATGATCTCTTTAACCTCTTTCGGAGTGCCAGCGTCATTCCAATGAGGTGCGTTAATCTCATCGTAAATGGTATCGCTGAGGGCGGAGAGGGCTTCAGCTACGTTCATGTAAGCTCTTCTCATGTGCGCGACCTTTTGAATGTAGCCACGACCACCGAGAGCGCCGTCAGGAGAAACATCTGCGCTCTTAATCTTAGTGAAGGTGTGGTAAGCCGAGAGCGCATGACCCATTGCAGATAAGCTAGACCTCATCGTTTTAGCGAGGGCTTTCTGAGCATTCTTCTTGAACACGAAGTCAGCGGGGATACGGCGCTCGCTCGCGCCAGTGTCTCCCCAAGCCCAAGAGCTTGCGTCATTAGAGTTATCTTTAACGAAGCGAACCTCACCAGCAGTCCTCGTCATTTTCTTAGGTGCTGGCTTAACGAAGCGCGGGTCTATCTGATATTGGCTAAGATTAGACGCGAGCTTAATGTTAGGTTTGAGTCGGCTTCTGACCAGATCTTGGAGCGTTCGGCTTCTCCGCCACAGCTCTGTTAACCATGTGCCGTAGTTTTTGTCAATGCGAGCGAGGTGTGGCACACCGTTGTGGATTTTGACCTCCGCAATGACTCTATCTGTGTAGTTTTCCCCGTCTCGGATGGTGACATACATATCGTCTCGATCTATGCCTTGCACTCTATCAAAGTGAGCGAGGAGCGCACCCTCCATGAGAGGTGATCTAATAACGTAATACTCTCCCCCTCCAGTGTTAGGCTTCCAAGGTAGTTTCTCTACCTTCCACACATTGGGTTTAGGAGGGTCACCCCACATAATATCTGTTCCGCTAGAAGCTACCTTCATATCTCGCACCTCTTGATTTCTTATATTAGAGAACAACGGGTCTACTTGGTACTCGCTCAGGTCGGAGGCAACTCGCGCACCCTTAGCGATTAGAGTATGTTTCAGCTTTTCTCTGTTCTTTTCCCAAAAAACCCTCAAGTAGGCTAAGAGCTGTGGCTCTGTGAGTGTGCAATCGGAAATCGCTCTCTCATAGTTATAAAAAAAGCCGTCCTTTTCATAGCTTAGCTTCATTTTCAGGGTAGGGTAGTCTGATAGGGGCTTTTCAAAAGTGAGAAACACGGTATCGTTGTCAACGTCGATGAGCGGGCTCTTCACGTCATACGCTACGAGTTTTTCTTTTTGCGCTGTTTGGTTTTGCATTACTGCGACAAAAGCATTGGGCTTAGGCGGGTCGCCCCAAGGGATATTGATCCTTAGAGGAGCTTCTTGTGGGAACTCCATAGTTTTTAGATTAAACTTAGTAGCCATATTCTTACACCTTTAGAGGTTCGCCGTCTTCGTCAAACAGGCGCTCGATGATGATCTGATCTCCATCTTTACTCATCTTCCACAAGTCTCTAGAGGCTTTATGGACGAGCTCGTTATCTGAGGAGCTCTTCATAAAGTCTTGAAGGTCAAAGGCGGTACGGACGTTCATGCGAACAGCAGAAGAGAGTTTTTGACGGCTCATCTCTAAGTGCTCAGGTAGCGCTGCTGTCAACTCTCCGCTATCCCACTTAATGAAGAAGCGTCCCTCATGGGAGATTGTGTCTCCTTCACTTGTCCTAACCTTAACGACTGTGCCTTGAGTGTTCGGTTCAGGGAGGAAGTCGTAGGTGAGTAGCGTACCTGTATTTTGGGACATCATTACTCTAGAGCCACTCTTAAGACTGCCCTTAAGGGGATTATTCTTACGGTAGTGTTCCGTAAGTCGGTGTACTGTGCCACCCAGGTGTTCGGAGATTGGGTCAGAGGACGCGCCTTTGTAAAACCCGCCACTCTCTAAATAGCTCTCGAAGTTGCTCATATCACCACCATATTCCTGTCGTGCCGTGACCTTTACTTTCAAACCACTCACATAAAGTCTTTATGCAAGACAGATCAGATCCCCAAAAGGTGATTGAGTCAAAGCCCTCTTCGATCCCTATCTCTTTTTTGTGGATAACGCCTTTTATGCCGATGTTGCCGTCTCGGAAGCCTTTTATAAGATTAGAAAACTTTCTAATCTCAGTCTCTCCGCCGTTAATGTAAGCGGTAAACCGAAACTCAGGTCTAACGTTAGCGAGCACCCATTTTGTGGCGATCCCCCTTGCCATCTTGGTTCTCTTCTTGAGCACAGCCTTTTGAGCAGAGGCTACCTTTTTAGGGCTCGGCTTACTCTTAGTTTTCGGCGTACTCTTAGTTTTTGGGGATTTTTTAGGGGCTTCAGACATCAGATATAACGCTCCTTTGATCTATATCTACCTCTTTAATAGGCAGAATAAGGAGCGTTAAAGAATGATGAAGTCAATCTTATTAGAGTCCTTATGGATTTCTCTTAGAATGTTGAGATTGTTAGAGAGCTTGTAAAACAGCTCGTAGTAGACCTTGGCGTCAGGCTCTTTCTTTAGGGTCTTAATAGACCTCAGGAAGCGATGCCTGATAAGACCCTGTGTGACACCCAAGAGTTTAGCGGTTTCAGATTGGCAGGTGGTGAGATACATTAGAGCCATAATGTCGATATCCACCTGATTTTTTAGGAAGGGCTGTAAGTCCTTTTTAATCTTCTCTTGGCTCAAATGAGGGATCGCGATGAGGTACTTGATGCGCTCAACAGCCCTCTGTAGTCGGTAACACACAGTGGGCTGAGATACGCGGTAGAGGATCGCGATATCTGTTTGCTTGAGGTGTTTGAAAAAGTATAGCTCTACGAAGTCAGCCTCGCGAGCGGGGAGCATGTGGAGGACTTTCTTGATCTCGCTAGACTGGGCTAAGGAGATCTCGTCAGGTTCTTCTGTCGGTGTATCAAGAGTACCGAAGCTGTCTTCATTGGAGTACCTTGATGCTAATATGTGAGGGTCAACATTACCGATTACAGACCATTTACTCATCCTCTTCCTCCTCTTCGACGCGTTTAAGGAAAAACTTGGGCATGGTGATGACGAGCTTGAGTGATCTAAACTCGAAGTAGATGAGCACCTCTTCATCGTTAAGGACTTCTAAGACCTCACCCTCTAGGTTCGTCAGGTTACCTTCACTGACAACGATCCGCTCTCCCTTTTGGAGGTCGCAAGTGAGCATGACCTTGAGCTTTTTTTTCAGCTCCTCTACGTTATCGTTGCCTATCACCTGTATGATCCGCATACGCGATGAGCTAGGTGTGCATAGGACTCTCTCAACAAAGTCTAACCGCTCTAGGTTAAAGTATTCGTGCTCAGGCAATCCTGTGCGCACGAAGAAATATCCCTCCATCACCTCAACAAGCTCTACAGACCTTGAGTTTTTGACCAGCTCCCAAGGTGTGAAGATTTCGTGTTCCTCCCCTACCCTTAACGCATTACGGACGCTTGAGAGGAAACGTCCGTCATATATTTTTTCTTCCGCTAAGTTATTGGCTTCTACAACTACCCATGTTGGTTTGTCTCGTCTGTCCATGTCTTCATTTCCTCCGACATTCGCATACCGACAAGTCGGAGGAACTCTTGGACACCCAAGCTCTCTTTTGTTGTGAAGTCGAGGCTTTTCTTAGCGTTAGTAGAGGGAGCACTCTTTCTAACCGCTCTAGGGTCAACAAACACTTTGTCTTTGTTGACGTAAGGCACAGGTAGGCTCTCGGCATCGACACCCTCCGTTTTTTTCGCTTGCTCAGGCGGATTACTAGACTCCCCTGCCTTTGTAGCGGTAGCAGGGAGGACTATTTGATGAGGCAACGTACCATTATCTATAAGATTATGCAAAAACACAATATCGGAGACAATTATAGGAAAAGTAGGCTTAAAAGGCTTTGATGAGATATGGCTCATAATCAAAGCTAAATAGTCTTTACGCGCCTGTACGAGATCTTCTATTTTGTCTTTCTCCCAAAACGCTTTGACCTTACCTACACCATGCTCCAGCTTGATTGCTTCCATACATAGGTCTAGCAAGTAGTCGTAACAGATCGCGGGGCTCATGTATTCTTTGACTAGGTTAAGCGCGGTAAGTGATTTGGAGAGGTTTTCTCCCACATAGCGTAACACATCAATCAGCGCATTACGCTTCCCTACTTGGAGGTAGTCGCGAGTATTCTTTAGGTTGACCTCTCCTAACATGGAGACACCTTCAACCGCTTTCAGCGCATCGCGAATATGGCAATCGCTGACCTCTCCGATAAGCTCTAGCGCCTCTCGCTCAAAAGGTAAGCTCTCCTCACCGCAAACATACTCTAAACGGTCTGCGATCTTGGTAGGGGCAACCTGTTTGATGATAAAAGCAGGGGCGCATCGGGAGAGGATTGTCTGACGCATCCCTTCAGGCTCAGTCGTGCAGAAGATACAGACGAGTTTCTTGTTCTCAGACCCTGCGTCATTGTCCTCCATCGGTTTTAGGAGCCCATCCAGCGCCTCTGTAGTGAGTCTATGTGCTTCATCGAAGAGGTAAAGGGTCTTCTTACCATTCATAGAAGAGTAGCTGAGGCGGTCTACGATGTTCTTGACGTTTTGCTTACCGCTATTAGTCGCCGCGTCAATCTCGACAAAGTTGGCGCTCGCGCCATTGTTTAATATGTCTGTACATGAGGGGCAGACATTACAAGGATCGCCTTTATCGGAGACATTATCGCAGAGGAGCGCCCTTGCAAGAATACGGGCGAGGGTGGTCTTACCTGACCCGAAAGGGCCTGCGAAGAGGTAAGACTGATGAAACCCTGTGCCTGTCTTGACATACTCTCTTAAGACTCGGATTGAGCCCTCTTGACCGAGCACGTCATTGAATGATGAGGGGCGGTATTTGGTGTCTAAGCTCATAAGGTCTCCATGTGAATGGTAAGATGTAGGTACACTCTATACCCTATTACACAGGGAACACGTCCTAAAAAAAGTTAGCGCGACAAACTGTTGATTACCTACAAAAAGACGCGCAAGAAAGTGTGGGAATATTATGTATTACGTTCGCAACTCTACCACAGGTCAACCGTTATACGGCACACACAGGGGGCAAGTAGAGAAGGCATACTCTCTAAGATTACTCGCAGAGAAGAGCGCGGAGAAGGTTGAGCAAGAAAATGCGCTCAAAACTGCAAGGGTAGATGTAGTGGAGATATCGAAATCGGCGAGGCTTTATTTGGAGAACCAGGCTAGATTTAACGGCGCTAATATTTAGCGCCTTCTTTATCCGCAGGGGGTATGAGGTCAGGGTAGTTTTCTGAGCTAACCTGTATCCCTTCCACTTCAAGAGCCATCCTCCTGAGCACTTTTTTTACGTTTTGGATATTTTTCTTAGAAGCCTTCCCTATAAAGTAGCCTGTTATAGGTCGGCTGTAGTGCTCCTTAAACATACCCGCGAGCAACTTGTCTCCGTTAAACGTAAGGGAGGTTATTTCAAAAGGGTCTTCGTAGCTAGCGACCACTTTTAACATTAGGTCACAGTATTTGTCCTATTCCAATAGGCTTCTCTTTTTTTTGAGTCCTCCTATTTCTCCAGTTATTGTAAGGAGGGGAAGTGACAATTAAATCTACACAGTCATTCGGAAAGTTTTTTAAGATTTCTACTTTATCCCCCTCCAAGATTTGATCAAGTTTCATTTATCGGTTGTCTCCGCTTCCCTTGATAGTCCCCTTATTCTTGCGGTCGCGGAGCTTGTTAATGTTACCCTGCGCAACATTAGAGAGGTCTACGTCCAGCTCATCTGCGATACGTGCGAGATACCACAGTACATCGCCAAGCTCGGAGATCATGTCTTTCTTAGGAAACTCTTCAGGCGTGTCTCTGATCACCTTCTTTAGCTTCCCTGCGACTTCTCCCGCCTCACTCGCGAGTCCTAAACAGAGGTATTCGAGAGCCTTGTCCTTAGGGTAGATCGCAGTCTGACGAGTCTCCTTTTGGTATTCTGAGAAATCCTTACTCATCGTCGCCTCCCTCGCCGTCCTCAGACTCTTCCTCTTCGCGTGGTCGCCAATCTCCGTGGCGCTCAATCTCACCGTGATAGTAGAAGACATCAGGTGGGCGCACTGAACACTTAAGCTCTGCGGTCTGCTCATCCTCTTCAGCGTTCATCGCACACAGGTGGTGGTCAATCAGCGCAGTCTTTTGGGCTTCTGAGAGCCCGATCCACTTATCGTAAGCAAGCTCGATTTCAAAAGCGTACTCAGTGCCAGCGATAGCATTCGTTTTCTTTGACACCTTACGTGTCGTACCAAGGATTTCTTTACCACCACTCTTAGACGCCTTGTCTCGGAAGAGGACAACAATCTCTTGAGAGACTCCTGCCAAGTGTGGGTGGTAGTTTCCGATGAGGTGGCTGATGATGCTCCACACCCCGTCGTCTAATCGTGCTGTCCAAAGGTCTGCCATGTTTTATTCTCCTAGTTTATAGGTTGGGGAAGGCTTCGTAGAGAGCGTTTGCGCCACCTCGATCCCATATTTCTCCAGGGGTCTTTAGCCCCATGATATTGTATCGCTCTCACATCGAGCCCTCTTCTTTCAAGTAGCTCGACTGCGCCTACTTTACACTTTCCGTCGTCAGTCTTTACCCCCCAAGTTGCATTTTTCCCTGTCTCGTCATTGTCGTATACCATGTTAACGCTCTTTTGGGCGAAGCGAGATAAGAAGTTTACGTGGTTCTTAGAGAGCCTAGCCCCTATTGTGCTGATTACAGCACTGTCTTCAGAGACTACCCACTCAAGCGCGAACAGGTCGAAGATGCCTTCTGTAATGTAAACGCTTCCGCCGTTTATAATATTAGGAAGTGCGTTCTTTAACCCAGCGAAGACTGCGTTCCACTGAGCTCTAGGTGTGCGGTACTCCATGACTCGCTTCTCTTCAGTAGACCTAAACTCGACACCGACGATTTGATTTCTTGGCGAATACAAGGGGATCGCTAGCATTCCCTCTAACCTCTCCCCGTATTGCCCGTATTTCTCTGTGAAGCTATTAGAGGGAGAGGGCTCAAAAGGGCGCTCCCAACTCTTAATGTTAAGCTCTCGTATCGTAGAGGACTTTGCCCCGCGACCTAGTAGGTAGTCTTCATGGCCTTCGTCTAACTCTAAGAAGTTGTCGAAGGTGTCTTTGAGCCAATCCTCTTCCTTCATTGTAAGATACAAATCCCTCTGCTCGCATTATGGACTAGTGCCATTGTCTTATTGCGAGGTGTAGTTAATAAGTTTCCGAGATAGTCTCGGTTTTTGGGGACGATTAGGATACAGCCTTGGAGCCAAGAAACTCTCTGAGCGTTGTCAGGGATCAAATCACCTGACTCCTCCGCAGGGGCTATAAATTCTATATCGTCTATCTCATAGTAAGCCATTCGCTCTAATGCTTGCTTGAGCCCCTCTTTTGATTTGGGGAACACCAGCCCCCAATCGCTCTCTTCAGACTTGCTCATAATCTCATCTATAATATTAGAGTACATTAGACCTGTGTCTTTAGGGTTTTGGAAAGCGGATCGGATATTGCCTGAAGCATTTGTCTTGCTCACCCACATCAACTTCTGAGTAGCTGTTATAAGAAACGGAGCACAGCGTGTGTCTACAGGAAACTCCAGGAATAACGCCTTCTCTTCTTTAGCTGTCAGTTTGTGTTCATTTAAAAGCATGGGTTAGTCCTCATCTTCTTCATTAGTATCTTGCTCGCTCTCAGTGAGTACCCACATTAGAGCCGCCATGTCAGGGTATTTCTCAGCTACTTCGACAAAGGTAGCGCCTTCTAAGGAAACCTCAAACTTAGCGGTAATTTCTTCTTTAGTGTGGCGCTCTTTGAAGAAAGGGCAGTTAGAGGCTTTACCGAGCCCTCCGTGTGCTTCATCACACACGACACCTTTCCACGTAGCTAAGTCTTGCGACCCTTTCATACAGACACCTAGGTTGGGCTGATTAGGGGGGCGCACTGAGCGATTAAAGAAGCAGTTGCAAGGCTTCCTAGAGAGCCCTTTTCTTATAGCACGTTTCAAGTGGCGGTATCTTGCTTGTTTGATCTTGTGCCTGATCTCTCTAGGGGTTTTCATTATCTAGCCCTTTATCGTCTGCACCTTAACCTCATCGCCTTTGCGTACAAGTCGGTATGCTTTGTCTGCGCTCTCGACAATGCTTTGGTTGTGTGTGACGAGGAGGATGTCAAAATTAAGACGGCTACACAAGTCTGATAAGAAATGCATCATGTTGTGGACGTAATGGTCATCGAAAGCAGGGGAGTGACTCGTCTAGCAGGACAAGGGGGCGCATACCTTGAGTCATAATGACTCCTACCCGCATCAACACAGATTGTACGGTAGTGACCGCGCCACCGAAAGCATCCAGCGAGTGAGCCTCTGTGATCTCTCCGCCCTTCTTTTGGATCGTGGTTAAGTTAACGCTAATCTTACCGCGAGACTCTGACACCTCAGCCTTGACGGAGAGGTCTTGATCCTCAAACACAGCCCGCAAGCCTTCTGTCTGTAGGTGTTCAATAGAGGCGACTCCATCATTAACCTCATCGTCTATGAGCTTACGGAAGAGGGTAGACACCTTCTCAAGCGTCTCTCTCTGTAATCTTAAATCTTCGATCTCAAGGCGAAGAGCGTCTCTGTCCCTCAAGTCATTCTCTCTGAGCGCCTTGAGGTTAGACACTTTTTCCTTGAGATCAAGCACGTCTCTTCATCCATGCGAGGTAAGATGAGTAGAGGTCTTCTCCTACGCTGGTCTGAACACGAAGCATACCTCCATTGCCTTTCGCCATAAGGTCGAGGGTAATCGTGTCTGAGAGGTGCTTGTTTAGAAGCTCTCCGAGCCTCTTGGTCGAGATAGAGAAGGTAGTAACCTCTTCATTAGTTTCTTCCTCGTCGCTTTCTTCGCTGTCGCAGAAGTCTTCACCAATGGCTGACTCAATAGTGGCATCTACATCTTCAGCCTCGCTCGCTTCTTCCCCCTCCTCCTCCTCTTCGTTTAAGAGGGGGATATCAGCAAACCCTACTTTACCATCTGCTCCGATCATCTCAACGCGGATCGACTCTTCGCTCTTTGTTAAGTCTGCGCATTGTTGATCATGCTTAACGTCGAAATCCGCAGAGGCAGAGAGGATTGCGAGAGCCTCTTTCAACTCTTCGCAGTCTACCGCCCAAGAAGTCCACTCAACACCTTCTTCTTCAGGATTGAAAGATGGGAAAGAAGAGTTGTAGTGAGAGAGTCCGAACACCGCGCTCTCCGTTACGAAGTGAGTAGAGGTATCGCCTTCTCTGACAGAGACATCAGCTTCACCTTGCCCGCCTAGGAAGTTGATTAGATTACCGAGCTCTTGAGCCTGCACCTTAATCTTACAGTTCTCAAAGCCCTCAAGTGATAGGGTCGCCATAGCCACGCTGTCTGAGCCCAGGAGTGAGCCGTCGCGACACTCGACAAGGTTAAGCGTTGGGCGGTCGTCGTCTTTGTACACGGCGCTTCTAATATACTTAAGCGCGTTGTAGAGACGGTCTGTCTTACACTTGACCGTCTCTTGCTCTTCATCAAGCGTCTCAGGGAACTTAAAGAGGCTGTCTTCAGAGAGAGACGGGAAAGTCACGCGAGACTTCGAGCCCTTAGCCGTAGCAGTGACTGAGGAGTCTTTGAAAGTTAGGTTCACCTCAGCTTTCTTAGCGGAAGCCTTGAGCCACATACTGAGGCGCTTGTACTCAATGGTGAAGCTGGTGTCTTCCCCTTCAACAGAACACTCAAGTGTAGCCTTAGAGAAGCCTGTGTAGTTTGTAGAGGCGAGGGTTACATTACCTCCTTCTACATGAAAAGAAACATTCTGAGTGATCTCATCAATGTTAGAGACTGTGGGGGAGATGAGCTTAAGTGTGTTGTTAAGGTTAGAAGGGGTTGTTGTAATCTTCATGTTACCTCTCATTTACGTTGTTTAGGATGGTGTTGATGCGGTCTTCCGCAGAAGCGATCTCCGACTCAAACTTATGAGTCATGTCTTTGATCTTTCGGTCGAGCTTTTCGATGACCTCATCCAAAGCGTTAGGGTCAATGCCCTTCTCAGTGCAAGCGTCTTCGAGTGACTTGAGGCGCTCCTTAGCTTCCTCTACTCGACCCTGTATACGAGCCTTTTCTGTTGCGAGAGCGTTCTGCCGAGCGAACATCTCCTCGATTGTCTCTTTCAAGTCCACCTTGGTGCTCCTTTGCTGTGTCTTAGGTGTGCCTTCTTTACACTATTTAGAGGTCATCGAGGCTAAATAACTTAACCCCATCTCCACTTTCTTGAGTAGCTTCAACGATTGCCTTTTCTGTCTTAGACGGCCCTCTTGTCCTTTTAGTGCTCTGCCTCTCAGGACACACGGACTCATACTCGCAGAAGCGACATGACTTACCGCTAGGTGTGGCTTCAAATTTGCCTTGGTTCATCGCTTTAAAGGTCTTCTGTGCTCTTAGAGCCAGCTCTTTAATGTCTGCTTCTTCAAAGCTCACCTCAACAAGCCCTGTCCATGCTTCCTCATCGACTCCATCAGGAGGGCTACCGTAAGGGTAACGGTAGTAGCAGAAGAAAAGATGGTCGGGGAGCTTGTGGTATGCCAGGTAGAAGCATAGCGCGTACCACTTGAGTTGATCAGGGTTAGTATACTTACCTACCGATGAGCTATTCTTACCGTCGATGATGGTGATCCCTGTGTCGTCTCTACGGATAATCTTATCTGCTCTCCCGCCGATGGGAGTGTAATCATCGACATAAGCAAGCAAGTCTACTTCAGACCGCGCATAAGGGCCTAAGAGCTTGTTGTGTTTCATCGTCTTAAGGTAGTTAATCGCGCCGTCAAGACAGACTTGCCTAAGCTGGCTCTGAGGAGGGGACTCCTCCCAATTGATGTACCGCTTCTCAATCTGCCATTTGAACGACCTGTTGACGATCTCTTCAAGGCGCGTCTTAAGGTCTTTAGGGTGTTTCCACAACTCGTCATTATAGAGGTGCTCTACAGCCTCTGCGATGACGATACCCATGAGCAGGTGGTGCTCTGACTTGCGCTCAGGGATAGGTTTCTTCTTCCCCTCACCACCGCCGCAGTCGATACCTTGCCAACCACGATACCATAAAAACTTTTGAGGGCATTCTTCGTACTTCTCTAAGGATGACCAATAGAGTGTAAAAGGTCTTCTCATCACTCACCTCACATCAAACTGTTCTAGTAGTAAATAAGCCTTTTCTTTGACCTCCTCGCCAATGTCAAGGCTCTTAATCTTATCCTTAATAGGTAGCTTCGCGGCGCTTTGATTAGAGAGGACTTTTAAACTCTCCACAAACGAGGCGATCCGCCCCTCTTCAGCTTCCTCTCTGACCTTTTGCTCAACATTGAAGACTTCAGAAGCTGGCTTGTGAGGCACGATAATCTCTTCGACCTCTAGCCCGTTCTCAGACACGGTGATCAGAGCGACTTTCGGCTTCCTGTCAAGATTGTCTTGGCTCAGTGAGCCCCTTGATAAAGACCCAAGGTTTACGGCTTTCTTATTGTCTCCAATATCGGCAATCCCTTGGTCTTTATGCCAATGTCCGAAGAGCCACAGGTCTGTTTCGTACTGAGTGAGGTCGTTATACTTAACAATGTCCTCACCCTCGAACATATTCCCTCCTGTCTTAGAGGCAAGAACGTGTGCCGCTGTAATAAGGTAGTCTTCATCGCCCTTCTTAATGTTAAAGCGCCCCATGTCATACCTTACTCCGTGGTAAGGCACACCGCAGACCCGCACTGACGTACCATCTACAGAGGTGAGCCTCAGATCATGTTCGTCATACAGGCGCTTAAACACTCCTGCTGAGAACAGCACTCCGAGGGGTTGTTGGGGGAGGAAGCTGTAGTCGCCGTATACGCAGTCATGGTTACCGACATTAGCGTAAACAGGGCAGGGGTAATCCGCGTGAGCTTCGATCACTTGCTGAATGAGTTTATGGCTATTCTTAGCAGGTGACTTCACATCGAAAAAGTCGCCTCCGTCAATCACTGCGTCAGCGCCGACTTCTTTTGCGTAGCGCCCTATCCATCTAATCTTTTCTAAGAGAGCCTTATTCCATTCATCTGATCTTCGCCTAGGGGCATGATCAGAGACGTGGATATCTGTTCTCCATATAAACCTTAACAATGGTCACTCCCTTCTAGTGGTCTACCACACGCGTGGCACACCTCTGATACACTTTTAATCTCTTCTCGTAGCTCGTTTAACTCAGCATCAATATCTTCGAGCCTTGACTCATCTTGCCGTAGCTTCTTGAGAACATCGCTGTAAGAGGCGCGAAGGTCATAGAGAGTTTTGTAGAGCTCCCAAGCCTTTTTCAACTTCCTCTCTGACGGAATGGTGATCTCGTCTGTTAAAGAGGCTTTCTTAGTCGCCTCGTCCCATTGGCGCTTGGTGTCTTGTAGCCACCCTAGGAGGTCGATCCTCTTTTGTAACGCGCTAACATTAGGGATACCAATCTCTTCGACGCTCACCTCTGCCCAAAATCGGGCCTCCTTAATCTTAGTCAGAGTGTCTTGAGCCCATACGAGAGTCTCAGCTTCTCTCCTAAGCTCACTGAGGTTAGGGATTGCGATTTGGGTTGCAGGGCTCAGTATGGAGAGTGTCTCATATTCTTCTCTTAGCGCATCTCTCTTTTCTGTGACCCACACCATCATGCGGTTAGCTTTAGCGAGCTTCGCCTCATCTTTACTTAGTCTTCCACACTCTTTGATCTCTTCATCAAGACCTTCGTAGGCTTCTAGCTTAGTGTCTAGCTTCTGTAGATCACCCTCACGCACTTTGAGGATGGAGCTGAAGCCTCGCTTTTGCTTGTCGCTCTCTTTAAGAGCTTTGTTCAAGCCGACTACGCGCTCTGAGTCTGCGATACAGTCTGCGATTACTGATCCAGGTTGGTCGAGTAAGAAAACTTGACCTGTAAACTGAGGGGCGAGTTGGGGAGACACCTCTTTACCACCAGCTTTAAGCGTATAAACCCCTAAGTCTTTAAGCTCATCAGGAGCATTAGAGCCTACCTTGTCGAACACTTTCCCGTTGATAGTGTAGCGGTTAGTGCTCTTGCCTTTTTCCCATGTGACTTTCTCAGTGTCAGACCACTCTACGGATACGGTAGAGTGTTTCTCACCGTAACGAACAAAGCTGTTCCCGCGAGTGTTATTAAAGACACCGCTCACGGCTCGGATGACGGCGCTCTTACCTGTGTTATTAGAGCCTGTAAGAATAGTGAGCCCTGACACATCGAGCTCAATATCTTTCAGGCTTTGGAAGTTTTCAATCTTAATCTTCATGGTTGCCTTGATAGTTTAAGGGTGTGTTTATTATACACTATCCCCAAGGCAACACGGCTAATAAAAGCTCGGTCTGAACGGTATTTTTAGGTCGCTCGATTAAGATTAAGGTCTGCGTGTTATAACATTAGTAATAACACGTCCTTGCGCACAGGCGAACGCGCCCGCGAGGTCATCAGATATAGAATTTGGGCAGGGTGCGATTAAGCGAAGTGGTTTTTAATCCGAGTCACTTTAGCAGACACCTCCGCGATCTTTTCAAGCTGATCCTTAATCGAGTCGAAGGTAATCTCGACGGGCTTATCTTTTCTTGCATCGTATTGGGTGAGAGCTTGGTTGGCGATCTCAGTGATCTCAGAGAGGTTCACGGTGTGTCTCTCCAACACGTCCATGACCTCACAAAGTGCTTCGTTGTTGACGAGGCTTCTAAGGACTCCCAGGTCATCCTCAAAAGTCACGTCATCCTCAAAAGTCACGTCATCAGTCGAGTTTCCCTCTTCCACAGCGCAGGCTACAAGGATAGTCTCAAGCTCTTCTTCAGCCTCATTAACTTCAGCTTCGCTTACCTCAACGTGGTCATACATCTCAGGATCTTCTTCATTTGAGAAGAGGTCGAAGCTCTGAGGGCTAGGTTGAGGGCTTGCTGGTTGAGAGAGGGTCTTAAAGAGGTAGGTGCGGTGTGAGATGTGCTCAAGCAAACCTCCGTCTGTTAGATTACTGATGGCGACAGATGCGTATCGACGGAGACGGTCTTTACCGCTAGGGTAAGAACCGAGGACTTTACGGAGGTGGGCTTTCCCTCTGATCGCCATACTGACGAGTTGAGATGAATTGAGAACTTGATTGTGCTTGAACTTGCCGTTTTGGAGACGCTCGGTTAGATTATCGAGCACCTCTTGCTGATATTTATCCATGAACAGACCCTTTTTGGGTTCGGGTTGAAGGAGGGTTGTGTGATCTCTCACGCATGGTTTACACTATCGGCACTAGACCTTTACCCATTTTTCTTCTGTATACGATTTGAACAAGGAGACAGCGTGCGACAGATACAGAGTGTCGAAGACCTCCCTGAGGTTAAATTTTTTATGTTGGGACAGCGCAAACTTAAGGACGGAGAGATCATCAAGTGTCTCTTTGAGTGTGTGAGCAAGAAGCAGGCGAGGGAGTTAGCTAACCTTTGTAGTAGAGCTAAGGACTTCCGTAAGTGCGCGCCTGTCTCTAAAGCGCCTAATCTCTCTGAAGAGGCGAGGACATTCTTTTACGCTCAGTCAGAAGTGAGTCAGATACTTGAGCAGGGGTTCGTTAATAATGAGACTATTAAGGGCGAGTGTTAAGCACACACTTAAACTTATGGAGTCCGAGATATGTCTATGGATAAGCAAGCCCTAAATCTCAAAAAGCTACTCGGCTTAGAGGAGACAGTAGAAGCGATCATTGCTCGCGAGCAAAAACAGCGTGAGAAGCTAATGAAAGAGCTTGAGAAAAAAGATCTCAAGAAGAAAGACCTTGAGAAGCAACGCAAAAAACTCGACGAGGAGATGGATCGCTTAAAAAGAGAGCTCGATCCGATGGTCAGCTCAGCTAAGAGCGTCGAGGAGGCTAAAGAGAAAGCCTTGGAGATGCTCTACAAAAAGGAGAACCTCCAAGAGGGTAAGATTGAGAAGTTTGTCGAGAAAGTAAAAGGCGTTTACCGTAAAGACATAGATAAGCTCCGTAACAAAATGGATAAAGCAAAGGGCGCAGACAAACATGGGCTCTTTAATAGAGAGGTGAACAAGAAGCTCAACAGGGCTCTTGCTCAAGCTCTTAACTTTTCCCACCCTGCCCATGAGCGTCTAATCAAAGCGTCGTTTAAAAAGTTTGCTAAGAAATCTGAGTACAAAGTACCAGGCAAGCGTGGTGAGATCGGCGGTGTAACAGTGGGGGGCTGGCCTGATAAAGGGACTCTTAAGTTTCAAGGTTCTTCAAAAAATGCTGTCACATTTAAGTGGTATGATCCAGGTAAGATGAACAAGCTCTTAACACAGGGGATCTTTTCAACAAGCTGGATTAAGGCTTCTCTTACGGTTAAGGGAGAGCTGAGGTCTAGCGCGAGTCACCCGACTTATTTTATTCTTCATACGGTGGGTCGTAAAGGATCAGTATTCGGGAAATATGCCCGAAGCACTTTTAATCCATCTACTTTAGCAGGTTACGTAAAGCCTAAGGTAGTTGAGAGCGCGGCTAAGTCTGCCAAGTCAACTAAATCGACTAGACCAACTAACACCCGTAGGGCTAGCGAGCAGTTGTTTAATCTTAGGCAGGCGACAACAATCCATCTCAGCCACCATCCAGAGCTTAGGGCAGATGTGCTTCCATTATTACAAAACCGTACCGCGAGTCAGTCTGAGCTTAGAGAGCGCATGATTAGATTAGCTTACGAGAAGAAAGAGCTCCGACCTCACCTTGTTCCGCTAGTACATGTATTCGGTTAACCTAATGGTTTTAACGAATGGATAGAGTTGATTAAGGCGAGCAAGCCTTCTAATAGAGCTTTTCTACTCATGTTTGTAGTGAAGAGGTTTTCTTCCTCTTCATGGTCTTGCTCAAATAAGAGAACCTCGTCGCGTCTAATGTTAACTGCCTTCTTGCCATGTGTGGCGATAACATAGCCGAAGATTAGGTCTACCATCCCAGTGTGCTCAGACTCCGTAATCTTATTCAAGCTCTCTATGAGTCGGTCATCTTCCAGCCACATAGAGACTGTCCCTGTGCCTGCGACGACACATTCCTTGTCTGCTTCGTTGCATGTACTGAAATGTATTAGAGCCCTCTCTTCATGTCCTATTGTAGAAGTGCCGTTATATCCGTGTAGACAGATAGGAGTGTTTTTAGGGTATCGGATAAGGCTGTGCAGGCTTTGAGCAAAGTAGTTAAAATTATACTGAAGATCGTCATCAACCCAAAAGTTAATTCCTTTCGTGACGCAGACAAACTTGCCGTTATCTTTCAGGTTCTTCTCAGGTGTGTAGTAATGTACGTTTTCTTTAGCCAACAAACTTTTAAATGAGGTCGGCGTAATCTCTGTTTCGTTAAAGCAGATGTGTAGGTGAGCGCCTAAAATAAGACAGGTTTCGTAGAGGTGTTTTGCTGTTTTTAGAGCGACTTCAAATCTTTTAGGGTAAGTAGCCATCCTAATATGTATTTCAGGGAACACCCTCATCGAATGCGGTGTGCCGTCTTGATAGCTAAAGAGGTCTTGGTAGCTTTTACGGGAAGGGAATAGATTGCGGTATTGAAGCCTAACTGGACTGATCTCTTCTGTCTCAGTATTAAGAGCCATCTTAGCCTCTTTATTAGTGAGACTGCTTTCTAAAACTTCAGCTTTATAAAGAGGGTCTTCAATGGAGAGAGTGGTTTTTTTACCGAGCATATTTAACTGCCTACAGAAAAACTCATCGTCAGCCCCAAATTTTACGGGCTCGAAAAACCCGATTTTTTTAAATAGCTCTCTATGGAACATACCTCCTGCGTAAATCCTGCGTGCGTCTAGCCCTCTGTTTTTAATAATGCGACCGTTACTATCAACGCGGTTTCCGAAGGTGTAGCAACTTAGCACGTTCTGATTTTCAAAGCCTCTGATTTGTGTAGCGATTTTTTCGCTTAAGGTGTAATCATCTGCATCTTGAAGACACCAAAAAACATACTGGTCTAAGTGGCTTTTTATGATTTTGCTCTTAGTAACGTAAGGGCCTAAGTTAACGCCGTTTCTTCGGACTACTATATTAGTCTTTCGCCCTGAATGCTTCTTTCTTATCTCTAAGGCTTTCTCATAAGTGTTGTCTGATGAGCAATCGTCAATGATGAAGATAGTGTGAGGTGGGAGAGTTTGGTGGACAAGGCTTAAGACTGACCTCTCAAGGGTCTTTTCAGCGTTAAAGGCAGGTATTACAGCGCATATTTTCTCTTCTTCATCCCATGTCGAGGTTTCATGTCGATTAAATTGGATACGGTCGAGGTGTACAGTGCCTACAGCATTTTCTAATTTGACAGTAACTGTTTTCGTGGAGTTTATGCGGAAATCGGTACTTTGCTCCCCGTGTTGTTCTTTTAAGGCAATACTAGTCAGGTTGCCCTCTTCTTGGTCTATAGAGAGGGTTCCTTTACCGCACGCAAGCACATAGACGCTATACAGACCTTTCGTAAGCCTTAAGCTCTTTAAAGTGAGGGTAGCTTCTAAGGCTTGATTAGGGACTTCAATCGGAGTGAAACCGAAAGAGCTTTTATAAGTTTGACGAGCTACCTTGCGCTCTTTTCGGTTTCTCTTCACGCTCATTGAGGCATTCTCGACTCTAATCTTATGCGCTCCACGAATCGCCCCTTGAGCGATTAGTGTGATCGAGACTTCTGTGTGTCCTCCATGTGTAAACTGTAGGCTTAGCTTTTCCTTGCTGTCTTTGCTTAAGAAACACTCTACAGCGTTAGAGTAGTGAGTCTCTCCTGTCCCCAACTCTTCTACCATTATTCTTACACTTGATTTTTTTGTGCTTGTACGCACTCTTTCTGTGAGAGCCCCTAAGCTAAGGCTACAAGACAGAGAATACTCCCCTAACTCAAGTAACCCTTTATAGAGAGATACTTTGAGAGTATGAGAAGACCTGTTATCGCTGGCTCTTGAGATAATCGTGTTATCTTTAATTTCACATCCCTGAGCAGGAGTACACTTTAGTCTCATTTCCATGTTGCCCTCGCGCAGACTTACCGTTTTAAAAGCATGGTTAAAGGAATAATAATGAAGAAAGTTGGAATAGTAGGGCTCGGCTACGTCGGGCTCCCTCTCGCCACCCTCTTTGCGGAAAGAGGGTTTAATGTAATCGCTTATGATAAAGATGAGTCTAAGATAAGTCACTTAAATAAAGGTGTCAGCTACATTGAAGACATCCCCACAGAGAGGCTGTCTAAGATTATCGCTAAGATTAGCCCCACGCTAGACCCTTCAGACTTATCTGAGGCAGATTGCATCTCTGTGTGTGTTCCTACACCTGTGACATGGGACAAGAAACCTGACCTCAAACCTATCATGGGGGCTCTTGAAGACATTAAGGCTCACGTTAAAGAGGGCGCAGTTGTCATTATCGAGTCTACGGTCTATCCCAACTTCACCAAAGAGATGGCTAGACCTCTTTTCCCTCAAGCTCATGTGGTCTTCTCATCCGAGAGAGTTGATCCTAATAACCAGCAGTTTGAGATTAAAGACATCCCTAAAGTCTTAGGTGCTGACAGCGAAGAAGCCCTAACCAAAGCTAGAGGCTTCTACTCAGAGCTGTTCACCTTAAAAGAGGTTTCTTCTACTGCGGTCGCGGAGTCAAGCAAGCTCCTTGAGAACACTTACCGAGCTGTAAACATCGCGCTCGCTAATGACTTCTCCCGTATGTGTAAAGAGCTAGACATTGACGTGTGGGAGGTCATCGAAGCGGCTAAGACTAAGCCTTTTGGTTTTCAAGCCTTTTACCCGTCTTTAGGTGTCGGAGGACACTGCATCCCCGTAGACCCTTTCTACCTACTCCACAAGTCAGATAGTCGCCTTGTTCGCGAAGCCATGATGATTAATCAAGACATGGTTAAGCGGTGTGTCCGTATGGCTCAGAGTAATCTTCTAGGCAAGGTTTTGCTGTTAGGTGTTGCTTACAAGCCTGATATTTCAGATTACAGGGAGTCTCCGTCATTAAGGCTTCTCAAGAGCCTTTTCCTCTTGAAGCACGATGAGCTTGACCCTACTGGCGCTGATTTTGAGGACATTTCTTATTATGATCCTCATGTACCTAGCATCTCAGAACATGGTCTAGAGATGGTTAGTCAACCTTCTTTAGAAGAAGCCCTAGACTGGGCAGATACAGTGCTCGTATGTACAGCGCACAAGGCTTTTGATAAAGATTACATTAAGTCTAACTCGAACGTCTTATATGACTTCTGTGGGCTCTTTAGAGATGACTCTGATGTTGAGGGTGTCTGATAAAAGTGCTTGCAAATTCAGTTAGAGTGGTTAAGGATATGGCTCCCCAATCCTCTTTCCCTAATCAGGAGAACCTACATGACAAGAAATGAACTGTCATCTAACATCGCAAGCTCATTCTCAGGGCTTGACAAGCAAATCATCAAGGATATCGTGGCGCGTACCTTTGAGGAGATCTCAAATGCGCTCGCTAACGGCGAGAACGTACAGCTCACAGGCTTTGGCACGTTTGAGCTTCGCCAACGCTCTGAGCGTCAGGGTGTCAACCCTCGCACTAAGGAAGCGATCACGATCCCTGCGTCTAAGACGGTAGGGTTCAAGCCAGGTAAGGCTCTCAAGGAGAGCGTCAACGGCTAATCTCCTATCAGGGTTGATTGCTTACCGATTGAGGGGGGTGTCGCTCTAGGCTAAGAAAGTCTAGTGAGGCATCCCCCTCAATCGTATTAGGGCTCGTATCGGTTGACTACGTTTTCGATTAGAGAGGCTTTCTTCTTTAACCGCTTGCTCCAATAAAACTTTTGGTACGCGTTATTAGCCTTGGGGTCTTTACTGAGTTTGGTGGGAGGAGCGCCTTCTAAATCTTCGTGCTTTCCAGGTGCAAACTCGTCTTTATGGTAACAGAGGCTATCTGCCCTATCGTCTACGGTTTCCTCTTTAAAGTATGCGTTGAAGTTTTTGTAGTTACGCCTGTCCTCGCTAGAGAGCTCTTTCCACTTAGCGTAATATTTCTTCAGGAGCGCAGGTCTTTTCTCAGACCAGCACTTTCGTATTTTTTTCCGAGTCCACTTATAACGCTTTTTATTTACGCCACCGCCTCTATTACCGTAGTTGCCCATGCTCTTTTTGCCTTTGGGCTTTTCGGTATTTGAGCTTGCAGGTATCCTCGCGCCGATAGCTTCCACGTCGCCGTCTTCATCAAAAGCAGACGCAGTTACGAGCCACCTGTCTACGATGTCACTAGCCATCTTGTTCACGGTGAGACTCCTAATCTTATGGTTCGTAGCGATCTATAATATTAGCGACCATCTCTTCGTTTGCCGTTTTCTTAGCTGGCTTGAGGCGAGCCGCCCAATACAGCTTGTCGTAAGCTGTATTGTTGTAGTCCCCTCCTTCAGGAGCCTTATTTGCTTTTCCTGAAGGTACGCTTGCGAGGTCTTTATGTTGCCCAGGTTGTTTAGGGTTTTTATGGTAGCAGAGAGCGTCCCTCCTATCCTTTTTACTTTTATCGTAAAAGTAATCGTTAAAATTATTATTGTACGTCTGTTTAGTCTTCTTTTTGGCTTTTTTCCATGTCTTGCGATGCTCGTTCCTCACATCATTTCTAATGTTTGACCAACACTTTTTTCCTCTATTCTTAGGTGTCCACTTGTATTTATCCTCTTTGACACCCTTACCGTAGTGTTTGTTGCTCGCCTTACCTTTAGGCCCATCGGTAGGTATAAAACTAGGTATTCGCGCACCGAGAGCCCCTACGTCTCCGTCCTCACTAAAGTCGGCACTAAGGATACCCTCATCTTCATCTGAAGCGGTGACGAGCCACCGATCTACAATGTTGCTAGCCATCTTGTTCATAGTAAGACCCTTACTTTAATCTTTAACTGTTTGTGAGTGTATGTTTATAGTCAACCTACCGAGCTTGCATTTTTCTTGCATTGGTCTTACTTTCGGCTATCCTAAGCCAAACTTTTTTACCACCCTAATGACGGGAGACTTAATCTTATGAGCGAGTTTAAGACATATCGCGCAGTCACCAAAATCCACCTCGGACAGATCGAGAGAGACTTGTACGAGGGAGACATCGTTGAGTTTAACGGCACTACCCTCAAGATTGGAGGCGAGTCTTTTCAGTTGGGTTCTCTACGAGCCGCTGTGTCTAAGAATTGGCTCGTAGACGCTAATGACTCTACTTCTAAATATGTGCCTCAATCAGCAAACATTGGCGTCCGTAAAGCTACCGACGCTGGCTCAGAGAGCACTGAGAAGACCGTCATTAAGACCGTTAATGATGAAGAGAAGGTTGTCGGTTCTTCTACCCGTATGAGTGTAGAGAACAAAGACACTAACGATGACGCGGTTGAGATTGGTAAGGTTAAGACCGCAACTAAGCAAAAGTCTGTCCTTAAGGACGGTGCTAGCGTAGATGCTGAGATCAACCGACTCGACAACACGACTCTTAAGTCCACCATCATTAAGCGTGAGGATCAAGAAATCGCTAAGTCTCTCAGCGTAGACGAGGCTCAACAGGCTTTTGCGGAGGTGGAGCCCGTAGCTAATCAAGAACTTGAGAGTGTTAAGGGTGAGGTTAACGAGATTAAGGGTCAGCTAGCGAGCATGATGGATATGATGTCTCAGATGATGACCGCACAGCAGACTTTGCTGATCCCTCCTGCGCCCGTACCCGCGCCCGTGATTGAGGAAGATGCGTCAGCTAATGTTAGCGTAGACGACGCTAATGAGTTTCAAGACCTCCTCCCTGATGCTGAGGTGCTCGGCTCTAATCTTCTAAAGACAGCTTCTGAAGAGCTTTCTTTCGATGATGGCTTTGACGATGATGACTTTGATGAGAGCCTTGATCTCGACGGGAGTCTCAGTGAAGACTTTGATTTCTTTGGCGACTTTGACGAGGGTGACTTAGTAGAGGTCGATGAAGAGTTTGAAGAAGAACCCGCTTTCATAAATGAGGACATGGAGCCTATAGACCTTCAAGAAACTCTCGCTCCTTCAGAGGAAAACGAGGAAGCCTCTGCTCCTGTCCCTAATTCTATATCTGACCGTATGATTAAGCTCAGTAACGGTGATGTTTGGGATATGACTCGCCATTACAATACACGCGCTTCAGATTTGATTAACAACTATCTCGACAATCCGATCCTCGATGAGATCCTGTCTCTTGAGGTTAACGGTGTCCGTAAGCGTGTAGCTAATGCGATGAGTAGCGCCGTCTCTTAATCTCTTTATAATGCCTCTCTCATAAAGTTTAATATGAGAGAGGTTAAGGATTATGGATAAGAAAGCAAGCTCACAGGCAAGCTGGGCGCTCTTAGCTCAAGGTGTAACCACTGCTAGAGTTGAGGCGCATCGTCTTAGACATTTAGTCACCCGCGCCATGAAGATGATTGAGGCTTCTCCTCATAAAGATACGTTCTATGAGTACGGCGGTGACATTATCGAGGGGATGCCCCGCAGATTAGATAACATCGAGTCTGAGCTAGACCGTACAAGTTACGCGCTCACGCAGATGGGCGACAAGTTTCTTAGAGGCCGTTTGAGCATAGATGACAGAGAGATTGTTAAAGAGACTGTCACGACTCACCGCAACCGAGTCCGTATTAAGAAGATGGCTCAGCAAGTTTGCGACCGTTATCTTGAAGATGATATGGAGTAAGCCGTTATGTCATATCGCCCTGAGTTATTTGGTGTAAAAACTTATGTTGATGAAGGCTCTCAGAAGGGGATTGACACGCTTAATGCAGGAGGCGCGTCTGCCCTCCCTAACGGAGAAAGCCCTAACCATGAGTCTTACAGATCCTCTCCCTCTTCGGTGCGGAGACGAGAGCAGGCTTTACCTGTCACTAACGAGGGGCATCCTGAGGGTAGGGATCGTAAATCCATTCCAGCTCCAGGTGTTTTCTTGACTCCCTCGGACTCTTCTAATAACGGAGATCGGCCTGTTCATCAGAGAGCGCGTATACAGCCGATGGAAGGCGAGCAGTATGGGCATCCTTACATTGATCAGGGGACACACCTTCATAAGAGGCGCACTATGACAGCTAGTGAGCACGATGTGATCTTAGCTAATATTATGGCTAGAGTGGCTTCTGATCTTGAAGCGGAGGACTTAGAAGCAACAGAATGGAAGAGTCCTGTTAAGCCTACCTTCAGGGAGAGACAGCAACCACAAGCTGGCCCTGCGAAGATTTACCATCAGAGGTACTACCGCCGTCATCGGAATAAGAAAAAGAGATTACGGAAGATTAGACACCGCCGTAATAAAAACAAAGGCGTTTATAAGCTAGACCGTAAGAGGCGCAACGAACATCCTGAGTGGTACACTCGGAGGAAGGCGATTGGTTATCGTACCAATAAAGAGCGTTCGAGAGATGATCGTCAAAAGAAGAAAGCCTCTGAGGTAGTTGTAGACAGGTGGCTCACTAAGACCGCAGACTTCTTAATTGAGAGAGGCCCTGCACATCGTCATGAGAGCCTCTTAGATTACGACTACAACGACAGTCTGCCTAGCGGAGAGCACACTGATTACGGTTTACCTTCACAGTATGCGCCTGTTGTTAAGGGAACAGCACCTTTCAACAGAGAAGAGAGTGTTATGCCGACTCAAGGGTTT